AAAAAATAAAATAAATAAAAACTAAAAAATACTCAAAATGGGAGCATTATTAGAATCAGGTCTTGTTGGTAACATCGGTCTTAAGCACCTTAAAGTTATCAAAGAAGACACAATCAACAAATGGGACAAATTAGGATTCTTAGAGGGTCTTAAAGGTCACATGAGAGAAAACGTAGCTCAACTTTATGAAAACCAAGCTTCTCACTTAATCAACGAAGCTTCATCTACATCTGATACAGGTGCATTTGAAACTGTTGTATTTCCAATCGTGAGAAGAGTGTTCTCTAAGTTGTTGGCTAACGATATCGTTTCAGTACAAGCAATGAACTTACCAATCGGTAAATTGTTCTACTTTGTACCAAACATTCAGAGCTATGACCCAGCAGCACCTGCAGGTCTTAATCAACACTATTCACCATACGGTGCACCAGATGGTCCAACATCTCCAAATGCAGGATACAACTATAACAATGGTAGAGACCTTTATGATAGATTTTATGAGGGTAATGAACCAGCGTTAGACCCACCAGGTTTATTCGATTATTCTAAGGGTTCTTTCACTTCTGTAACATCTGCAATAACTTCAGTTGTAACAGCTCAGTGGAACAACACAACTTTGAATCTTGAACCAGCGGCATACGCAACAGATAACTATAGAAAAGTATTAGTTATCATGTCAGGTTTTGCATCTGACGGAGCAGGTAAATTAATCGGTCCTGATGGTAACCCAATCGACACAGAATCATTCTTGTCTGATTTGACTATCTACGGTGTATCTGCTAACCCAACAACAGCGGGTGGTGGTCCTTACCTTTTCAGAGTAGTAACTCAAAGATATGGTAAAGGTATCGTTCAATACGGTAACAACAACGCTACTTTAGATTTCCCAGGTTCATTAACTGATGGTGGTCAGTATGACAACATCTGTGATGTAAATGGTGATATCTATCTTGAAATCGACCTTCAAGTTCCAGTATGTATTACATGTACAGGTTCTATGGACGGTTACACAGGTTCTACATTCTCTTCAACAACAGCTGCAAACTCAGCGTTCTCAGCTACTTACAGATTGTATAAGAACTTAGAATTTGAAGATAAAATTGGTGAGGTTTCATTTGACCTTATGTCAGTAACTGTTTCTGTTACAGAAAGAAAGTTAAGAGCACAATGGTCACCTGAAATGGCACAAGACGTTGCAGCATTCCACAACATTGACGCTGAAGCTGAATTGACAGCTTTATTGTCTGAGCAGGTTGCGGCTGAAATCGATAGAGAAATCTTGAGAGACCTTAGAAAAGGTGCAGCATGGAACTTGAGATGGGATTACAACGGTTGGAAGAGACTCGGTGGTGGAACTGGCGCAGTTTCTTACACTCAGAAAGACTGGAACCAAACGTTGATTACTGCAATCAATCAATTGTCAGCTCAAATTCACAAATCAACTTTAAGAGGCGGTGCTAACTGGATTGTTGTATCTTCTGAAATCTCTGCGATTTTTGATGATTTAGAATATTTCCACGTTTCAAACGCAGCTCCTGAGCAAGACCAATACAACATGGGTATTGAAAGAGTAGGAACTCTAGCTGGTAGATACCAAGTTTATAGAGACCCTTACTTCCCACCAAACCAAGTGTTAATCGGTCACAAAGGAACTTCGCTTCTTGATACAGGTTACATTTACGCACCATATGTACCTTTACAACTTACTCCAACAATGTATAACCCATTCAACTTCACACCAATCAAAGGTATCATGACTAGATACGCTAAGAAAATGGTGAACAACAGATTCTACGGTAGAATCACAGTTGATGGTGTTAGAACATTCGATTTGAAAGAGTTGAGATAATATGGTCTAACCAAAATATAAAAGGGTCCTTCGGGACCCTTTTTTTTTATTATGATATTTATTTATATGACCAAGAAAATAATAAGATTAACGGAATCGGAATTTGTGGAAATTGTTAATAGAGTAATTAATGAACAACAGCAAAACTATGATTTTATTTTTTCAAGAAACACATCCTTAACGGAACCTACCAAGGCGGAGGAAATATATTTGGTTAAAAATGGAGATACCTATGATGTTTTTGCGAAAAGACCTAAAAGTAACATCATTGAGAAAACTGAATTTAGTTTACCGAAACTTTCTGAGTTATCGCTAAGGTGGAATGGTTCCACATTCGAAAATAATGAGACAACCGAAACCGCGAATATGATTGCCTCTTTGATTAAAACTAACTTCGAAAGGAGTCAGGGTAATTGGGTTGTCTATACAAAAGAAAATGGTTTACCTGCTATCGGAAAATTATCTTTGGGTCCTGTGTATGATTTTGATATTTTAGACAAATACAAAAAAAATAGAAAGAAACTTAAGACTGGAGAATCCTACACCCCAAATGATTATTTCATTGTAAAACAAAACAAGGGTCGTTCTTTAGAAGTTAAAGACGTGGAAGAAGCAAAACCCTACGAAGTTTAATAATATTGTTGCACCGTTATTTTTGAACCATTAGTATCCCTATTAACAAAAACCATGTATTTTGGTTCCATCAGTGTTGCATTACGAAATAGTGTTTCAATTAAATAGTTTGTATAAGTTTGTGTTCTAGAATCCTTGAAAAGGTAATCACTTTTAACTACAGCTTTTATATTACAGTTCAATAAAATTGGTGAATCATAAATTTCATCAACTCCTTTGATTGAATCAAGTTTAACATTTAGAGAATCCAAACATTCATTTAGTAAGATTTTTTCTGATTGTGATAAAAATTGATAACAATCTTTCGGATTTTTAAATCCGAGGTTTTGTCCGAAAGTGGAAAAAACAGATATAACAAACAAGATAAATAAATAATATTTTTTCATATCACACAAAATTAATCGATTATTTTTTATCCACCAATTTTTTTTTACAATATGGACTATTGTAACCGAATACAATACATCTCAATGTGTCAACTTCTTGTCTGAGAGGTTCTAAATAGTCACCAAAAAAAGGTTTATGTCCTTTAGAGATTTCTGAGGTAATGTGATATTCAATTTCTATAATTCGAGAAATTAATTGATTCTTGTTATCAAACATTTTACAGGATATTTATATTAAGAAATATATGAAAAAAAGATTCATTAATGAAGCCACTGGTTCAGGTAGTTCAGGTAGAATGAAAATACCATTAGTTCTTGCACCCCAAATATGGGAAAAAGAGCCCTTGGAACCTTTCACGAAACCAGTATCGAACTTTGTTAGTGCGGTGAATGCTTACGATAGTTATGATGGTGAAATGGAAAGGGACCAAACGTTAATAAGAAAAAACGAAACGAAGGCAATAAAAAGAGCTAAAAAAGCAAAAGAAATGTTTTCACAAAGCGATGATGACGGAAATCCAATAAATGGGTATTCACCCATGGGAAGTGATGCCCTTGGAACACCCAAAGAAGTAAAAAGAATTGCACATATACCAAAAACTGAATATGAACCAGTTTTAAAAGAGGATTTAGCGGTATGGTTTGGGACAAAAAAGAAACCAAAAGGTAGTAAACAACCCAAAGGACCTTGGGTAAATATATGTAGAAAAAAAGAAGGTGGGGGACATCCTCCGTGTGGAAGACCCGAGGCAGATAGTAAGGGATATCCAAAATGTAGAGCGGCAGGTGTTGCTTCAAAAATGAGTGACTCTCAAAAAAAGAATGCATGTGCTCAAAAAAGGAAAGCTGAGAAAAAAGACCCTAAAATGGGAACAGGTAACAAACCAACAATGACTTCATATAAACCAAAAAATGAATCTTTGAGGGGATTAATTAAGAGGGTTTTAAAAGAAGAATATAGTCCCAATTTGTTATATCCTGTTGAACAGGTTTACCTAATGACAAGTAAAGCCCCATATGAACTGAGAAAACTTGTAAAAAATCTAAAACCAATAGATTGTGTAAACAATAAAGGTGAAAAGAAAAGTTGTTTCAGAATACCTGAGGTATTATACGTATATTTTAGTGGGAGATACTAATCAAGTTTTTTTAAAATTTCCTCTAAAGAATGATTGATATTATTATTGATTTCAATCTCAAGTTTCATTCTTTCATCATCCAATTTCTTGTCAAATTTTTCGACTAACTCTACGTAAAGACTTGTGTCTGAGATATACACGGAATAACTGTATATATGATTTATTAGTTTTACACTATGGTCATGTAAAACAATAAACATATCCTTGGACTCGTTTTTTATAAATCTTTTATTAGATAATGGGGCTAAAGTTAATTTTGAATCTGAGTCGTCAAGGACCTTTCTACATATTTCGTAGGTGATTCTTTCGTCAGCCGGCAACGGTTTTTTGGGGTCGAACTTTTCCTTGAGTGCTAAAAAAACCTTATATAATATATTCGGGATGAAACCAACAACTTTGTTATCCATTAATCAAAGATAAAAATAATAATCAAATTAACAATATGCACCTGAACATTGTTTTTTTCCATCTAAACCTGGCATTTTTCCTTTACAAACCTGAACGGCATATCCATTTGCATAAGCTGATGGGTAAACTTTGAATTTACTCTTAGCCGCTGCCTTACCTCTTGCACAAAGTTTAGTTCCTGTTTTTTTTCTACCTTCACTCAAATCTTCGAAATCTAAATAATCTCCCATTTTAGATTTTTCATTCATGAAAAAATCAAAAACTTGGTCCATGTTGGTTTTAGCCTCAGTAACGTGGTCATCGGCCCAGTCGTGACCGTTTTGTAAAATTTCATCTATCATCTGTGGGTCAAACTCCAACAACATTTTACATTGTCTCATAATCTGTTTGAGGTTAGAAAAAAACATGTAATTTTCATGCTCTTGGTATGATTCATTGAGAACTTTGTTAACCAACTTGGTTATATCTGATTCGGTTAATTTTACAACTTTAGCCATTTTGTTTCTGATTTACTATGTTAAACGTTAATTGTCTTTTATAAGTATCTTTCTCACCTGAAGTGTTAACTTGAATGTCAACATAATATTGATTAGGAATTTTATCTCTCATATCGAAAATGAAATAATACTCATTTGGCGTTCTGTTTATTGGTGTCCAATCTTGAACTAATACTTCTGTTGTTCCTTCTTTGACATAAACCCTGTAAAATGCTGATACATCTAATAACATTTGTTGACCGGTGTATGCTTTTTTAATTGTGACACCAACCTTTCTAATGTCTGTATTCAAAATTTGTTCGTTCTGTAGAATCCCGTAAAAATTGAAACCAAACTTTTGAGGTTCTTTGGATAGAGTTCCGATTTGTATTCCTGCAGAATATTGTTGAAGAGTGAAGGTATTCGATACGTTTGGAAGTGATTGACCATTAATTGTTAATCCTGACCAAACATCGTAGTATTGACATGGGGTAGCACCTGTAAAACCATTCGGAACAATTACTTCATAAACCCCTTTAGTTCTTAAACAAGTTGTCAATGCCTCCATACCAGTTACAGCAACACCAACTCTATCTTCTATTCTCACAAACGGGTCACTATCAAGATTAACCAAATCACCATTCTGATAAATGTAGAGATATAATCTATTCTCTTGGTTCTTCAGAAATTGGTTTCTATCATCCTGAATCAAATCGTCGTAATTGGTCAAAAGGTATGGTTGGTAGAAAGTTTGGGTATGTCTCGAGAAGAATGCAACACTGTAACTATCGGTCAAACCTGTTATATTTTCAATCTGAGGAAGATATGCTAAACCCCAACCTGTTACACCCGTTATAGAACCGTTTAAAACACCGTTAATTTCGTTTGTCATGTCCATGTTGAGGTCTTCATTACCCAACTCGAAATGTTGTCTAGAAACGACTGTAAGACCCGTATAATTAACACTGCCCTCATTCTTGTTATTGTAAATTCCTGCTTGTGACCAATCATCAATTGTGGTAGTCTGATACCAATTGGATGGTCTTGTAGAAAAGGCTCTTGGGTCAACGTATGTCAAAGGGGATTGACCACCTTGTGCACTGTTCTGTGCTAAATTAAAATTGTTATAATCGTATCCAACCCCTTCATCCCATTCTTGAGGGTTACCTGTTGAGCCTGAGGTTTTGGGGATTCTGAATAATATTAAATCGAATGAGGTCGCCCTTCTCCTTGAGTCGGACATAAAGGTGTTGAGTAACTCGTTGTCAAAAGAAGACGTGTTTGTCATCTTAAGTGTATGTGTCATCGCCGATGTGCATCCTGTCGAAATTGTTCCGTTTGCAATCGAATCTCTTAGTTGTTGTAGGTCTAAATCAAAAATGAAACGTGTATATCCATAGTTTGGAACTATGTAATCCGACGCACCAAAATTCAATTGAACAACAGGGTTACGTCCTGTGTTCACGTATGAATTGGAAATAATTGTGTTATTTTTACTGAAATATGACCTTAAAATTGACATTCACTTTTTTTTATAAATATCAATTAATTCGGATATTGGAGTTCAGAATTTTGTTTACCGCATTTTGTAGTTCAGTAAGTATTTCTTGAGACGTAGAACCGTCTTCTGTCACAGGTATTGGTGGTAATCCAGGATAAGCGTGAGTGTGTGTAATAAGATATCTTACAATCAAATTTATAAGTTCCAATAACTCTTCACCTCTAACGGTGCTAGATGTTTTAGATTCTATGTTTGCAAATTCTTCAGGACCGATACCATACAAGGTATTGTCAAAATTTATTTTTCCTTTACCTGGAATTTGAGAATTATGTGATAGTAAGAATAATTTGTCACCACCTAGAGCCCCAACTGTATTTTGTTGGTTTATATATTTTACGTCAGGAACTTTAAGTTTTTTAATTGTTTGAGGTTCACCAACTTTATTTTTTGCATATATGAGACCATAACCACCTTTTATTCCTGATAATAATTTTATGTTATTATAAACATCCGAAATGTTCTTGACCTCAATTGATGTTGCATTAACACCTGACGGGGTCGTAAGATTTAGTTTTTCACTCATCAATCGACTTGGTCTATAAAATATTGGGAACTTTTCGGCAGCGTTGTTATTCGGAAAAACAACTCTACCACCTACGGTTCTATCTGAACTGTTACAGTCCCTGATAAAATTATTTATATATTTGATGGCATCCTCTTTTGACAACATTGTGAAACTTTGTTTCGTCACCAAGAATTTAAGATTTTCCTTAACTACACTATCAACTTTTAAGTTTTTAGAGTTTACGGTTGCGTCAGGTTTCAACTGATAAAGAAAAACCGAACCATTGAATTTGTCTTGGGAATTTTCGGGATTGTTGAGAACCCATTCTATAAGATATTTTACCAAAACTACATTTTCTTGTAACTGATAAAACGTTCTATCTGGCTGATTTCTTTTAATGTATTGAAATCTTGAAAGTTGAAGAAAACTCCTTTGGGGATTATTGACGGGGACAACATTAGGTTGTAAAGTTTCCCCTTTGAATTTACCCGCTCTTAATAAAACGTCGTCCTGTTTGATGACTACGTCAGCACTACCCCTACCCAATAAAGCATTATCACCAGGTTCAGGAAAAACACCTTTATGTATTGCCTTATCAGAATAAGTTCCATCTTGGTTTTTTAAAGGTTTTGGGCTTTTGATTTGCATACCCGTTCCTGTAAATTTATTTGCGCCAAATTGGAATTGATTGAATGTTGAAGTTGGGCTAAAATATGTGTTTTGAACATAATATTGGTTCTGATATTTGAAATCTTTGTTCAAATATATAACCTGAACCATTTCCTCGTTTTTGGGGACTTGGTATAAGAAGTATGGTAGGAGCGGATTAAATACCAATGGGTCACGGGATGTCCAAGGGTCTTTCTCTGGATTCCACGGTGGGTCCGACACTGCTCTTAAAATGTCCTCAACGTTATCAATTTCGAGACACCCTCTAATTCTACCGAGCATCATTGGGTCATTGTTATCGATAACTCTTACCTGAAAAAAAATTGAATTGTTATCCATTTCCTCTATCGTTGTAAATTTTCAAAATATTATTATATAACATTTCAACTTTATCTAAATAAATCGTCCCTGCGATAATATTTTTCTTTGTTGATTCGAAATCATCTGTCAATAAATCCATGTATTTGACCAATAAGTTGTTTGGTAAATTATTCAGATTTGGTTGTTCTTTTACAATTTCGTCAAGTTGTTCTTTTGTCATAAATTATATTGCTTTTCCGACTCCACTAATTGGGCTTGTTAATACGATTTCCACTTTTTCGTTTGCTGCTCTTTCCTCGTCAATTGCTCTATTGGTTAGTAAATTATACAAATTCATTAAATTGGGGGAGCCATCGGGTAATACACCTGTGGGTATTCCCAAGGCCTGTAATTTTTCCAAAAAGTTAATGTTTGCTCTTTGAGGTGAAAAACCTGGTAATATTGCTGCTGCGGGTAACAATGCCAAAGGGATTGCATTATTAGAAATTCCATTGATTGAGTTCAATAGTAATAAAATATTTTTTGTCAAATCTTTACACCTTGCAAAATCATTTACTAATTGAGATACTATTAATACAAGTTCAATTAATCTAAGTATGATTGCATAGTTTTTTAATCTTTTGGAATTTTCGACATCTTTTATTATGATACTAATTAAATTCAATATGTCCCTTTTCAAAATATCATAAAGTGTTTTCAGAAATTCAGCATTGATTTTGGTGACCATGGAAATCATAAATTGTTTCCATTTTTTTGTAAAATCAGTTCCACTTGTGATGATGTTACTACCCTCTCGACCAATTTCAGTAGCCATGGTGTTTCCTGAATTGATTATTGTATTCGCGGAATTTATGTAAGTGTTGGCACTTGTAACTGCTTGGTTATAGGTAAATGTTGCAGCCGATTGTGTTATGGCCATCACAGAGAATATTGGTAAAAGAACCTTTGGCGATAGAATATTTGCCACAACCGCTAATGGCAAAGTTTTCAGAATTTTGTTGTTCACAGAAACATCCAAATTCAAATTATTGATTCCATAAACTTTCCATTCAGGATTTTCTACTATTGAATCTAGAATTTGTTCCAAAACACCAACTTTTTCTTCTACTGTGGCACCAGTTAAATCCCTAAAAGCAATTAATTGGTCAACTAAATTTGTAGCGTCTACTGGGAGTTTGATATTATCACAGTCTTCAAATTCCATCACACCATTTTTGATGTTTGAAATTTGTATATCAATATTTCTTAAATCAATCTCATTGAATTCAAAAAAGCTTTCATCAACCCCATCTAATTCGGCTATCTTTGCAATTCCACTGACATCAATCTCCCTTCTGTTATCAAAACATAATCCCAAAATCCTCTGTAATATGATTCCATATCTTGATTGATTATCGATTTGCCCTGACCCTGTTTTGGCTTCAATATCAATTGCACCTGAAATTATGTTAACAAGCTGTGCACCAATATCCACTGGGTCATTTATGGTTATTGTGCTATAGTAGTCCGAGATAAATTCACCAACCTTGTTAGAGGTTAACCCAGCATTATTTTCCCTATCAATTAACGCAACACGATAAAAGTTACCAGTAATACCCAATCCATTTGTTGTGGTATATTGAACATCAAATAAATTCTGTCCTGATTTTCCTTGGTAATTTTTTCCCAAGATTTGAGATAAACTTCTACCACTATTTGAAGGTTCCATGAGTTGATAGAGTTGTTTATTCATTGGATAATAATCAATCCCACCAAATGGTTTAAATTTTGGGTCAGCGGATGGCTCTGGTTTTTCGTAATAAACTTTTCCTATCTTAGTATCGGGTGCATTTTTTAAATTTTCTAAAAAATCGATTGATTGCACGGGTATGTAAAGGAATCCATCATTAGGTCCCTGAGGAATTGTTGAGAGTGGTTGAAGTTGAAGTAAAGAAGGTGATACACCTTTATAGGTTTGTTCTTGTGAACAACCTAAAGCTTTTATAGATTCTTCTTTGAGAATTGCGGCGGCTTTTGGCTCTAAGGTAGTAGCTACCTCTAAAAGTTTTTTTCTTAGATATTTTAATGTTTCAGAACCTTGTCCTTTAGTTTGAAAGATGTATCCTATTAATTGGTCTAACGAATTAGGGGGATTTCTTTGATACCTTTTTTGTAAATCTTTTACTTTATCGAGTTGACTTGTTGTAAAATTTTTTGATTCGGCAAATGAGTTCGCAACTGACTTTGATAAATCTTTTTCAGCTTTAAGAGTTTCCACCGCGGCCTTGAGAGCGCTTATTCTTGAGTTTACTCTTTGTTCCCCACTTGTTAAATCTATGACATTGTTAGCTTGCATCTTATCTCATTTTGTATGTTCCCTCGTCATTAGAAACATCCTTTTCAATGAGATTTTGAAGTAGGTCGTCATCCAAATCAGCCATTGAGAAGCTTTCCTGTGAATTATTGGATTTTTCCCAAATACTAGACTGTAGTTTCGAAAGACTTATTTTTTTCTCAACACAATCGTTTACAATTTTTTGTTGTTTCTCTATAACGGGACCTATGGTTGTCATGTCTTCAGGGTCCTTTAACATTGACAACATTTTATTTTGGATACGAATAGCGGTTTGTCTTTGTTCTACAAGTTCGTTGTATATCTCTTGCATCAAGGCAAGGATGGAGTCCTTAGTGAAATTAATTTCTTTTCTTTGTGGTCTTGGCATATCAATAAATACTTTTTCATTAATTTTTTAATTTATGTTGAATAACCAAGTATAACTTTTTGAATCTTTTGATTGAACTTCTGATTTCTTTGGTGCTTAGATTTGTCATCTCTCTCAATGACAATAAGATTACATTTTTATTGAATTTATTGTTATCTGCGCCGGAGAAAATACTTTCGTAGTTGTCAAACAAGTCTATGAGTGCATAACCCAACTTTTTTTCATTTTCATTCAAGTTTTCTACCTCAATAAAATCCTTCAATTCTTTGAGATATTCTACAATCAATACATCTGTTTCCAAAACGTCATCATCAATTGTGTAAATCATATCTGGACGCTCTTCAATCATTGAGGATATATCCTCATAAGATATTTTTCTGTTCGTCTCTTTTTGGTCTTTAATTATTTGACCCATCAAATAATTCTTACAAATAGTGCCGAAATAAGAATAAGCTTTTTTGTTTTTAGAGGGTTTGAATTTATCCACCTTTGTCATCAGGAAAGAATGAGTGTCAGTGTGTATTTCAATGAAATCCATATCTTTACGATACAATTTGTATCTTCGGATAATAGATGATATCATCTTATCCAAAGGAGCTCTTAGGAATTCGTTATAGATTTTATTTTTTTCTTCTGAAGATTCGGCTAACAAAAAGTTTCTTACCGCAGTCTCTTCCCTTACGTCAAAATAATTTTCTTTAACTGCTTTCCTACCCCTTTTTTTCGATGATATATCTTCTGTTAAAGCGGAGAGGGTTTCTTGCATTACGCATTTGGTGATTCATATTTTATGACTCTGTCGTCAGTAAAGAAATATTCTTTCTTGGCTGTCTGTAGCCAAAACTTAACTTCATCTTCTAACATTTTCGAATCACCATTTTTGTAATTCCAAAATATTGAACCCTCTCTAAGGTTAACGTGTTTGTAACCAAGTTTGGGTATAGTCATAATAGAAACTGAATTATACGTAAGTCTCAAAAGGAACTCATAAATAAAAGTGAGTTTGATTGAGGGTTTGAAACCACCAAAATCATCAATCAAAGATTTTTTGAATACTGACCCTGCGGTTTGGAAGTTCTGATAATCTTGAAGTGTGTCATTTGTCAAGAATCCCATTTCTTGTGTAAAGTTTGCCGCAAACGTTGCTTCATTTGTGAAACCAGCGAAGGTCCCTTTTTCGTCCACTTCGACAACTACTGGTAAGAACATCTGAACATCAGGATATGATTCAGCGTATTTCTTTACATTTTTGAACCAAATATTTGAGTATTCATCATCAAATTCAAAAAGAGAAATCCAAGTTGCTTTCGCATTTTTAATTCCGAAGTTGACTTGAGAACAGTAATTAGGTTTTTGACTCCACTCTAATAATTTTACATTCAGATTTTCGAAATTATAACTTTTCAAAAATTCTTGAAGTGATTCTTCAATTGAATGAACGATTAGAATTTCCTCTAGCTCTACAGACTGATTTTTGATTGAATTGATTGCTTTATTAAAATACTCTTCAAAGTCTTTTGCTTTAGAAGATTTGATAGGTAATATTACAGATACTGAAAATTTGTTTTCCATATTAGTTTTCTGTTTTTGACATTTGTTCTTTAAATGAGTTTGCTCTTGTGGTTAGATACGATTGAAATAGTTCAACTGCGTTCTCTTCAAACTCTTGTTTATTTGAGAAAGTTTCTGCTGTTTTTTGAAATTGTTCGTAAAGTTCAGGTTTGATGTTATCCTCCAACCAATTTTGAACAAAATCTGCTAATACATCAGGGAATAATGTTTGGTCTGTAATCCATATCCCATTGTCTTCGTTCATCCAATCGGGCATCAAATCTGGAATTTTGCCAATACAAGGAACACCACATTTCATGGATTCTAAAGGAAATGTTCCAAATCCACTCTTATCGTCAATCCAAACGCTGACAAAACATTCTTTCAAAGAGTTTGCAAATTCTGTTTCCGACAACCCTCTTAAGTCTCGGAAGGTAAACCATCTATATTGTGGAAACCTGAGATAAAAAGTTTTGATTATGTTCACCGCATCAGATTGTTCTTTGGTGTGAATACCAATAATCGGCATTGGTGGTAAATTTTTTGGTTGGAACTTATCATTTATATAAGGTTTCAAAACATCAATTGAGGATTGTCTCATTACCTTCTCGATATATTCTTTTTGTTTGAAATTGGTAGTTATACATTTGTAAAATCCAAACTGTGACCACGATTGACCTGGATTGAGAGTTTCTAACATGTGAGCATATTGTTGAGTTATAACAATTTTAGCACATGGCAATTGTTTAACTTGCTCCATAACGTATCCAAATATCTCGGGGATTACCAAAAAGTCTTCGGGAGAAATTTCTAAATTCTCACCTTCAATTGTTTTATGAGGAATCTTCATGTATTCCTCACCCATCCAATTTACACCTAAGTAATCTTTCTTTTCATGTAAAATGATTGGATTGAATCCATTATCCAAAAGGGTTTTTGCAACTTGATAGATAAATCTAACAGAAGCTTTAGCGTTGTTTTTGGTATCTTGAACCAAAAAATAAATTCTGGCTTTTTTGTCTTCCAAATTTTTGATTGAAATTTCTAATTTTTCTTTTACTGGTGCCTGCATATCAATAATGATTTATTAATTTTTTGTTTAGTAAGGTATTAAATGCCAATTTGAACGGTATACTAACGTTCTTCGGATTGTTTAAACCTAACTTATCTTCGAGAGGTTCCTGTTCTGATAGAACAGTTTCTAATAATAATTTTATGAGTTCAAATTTAATAACATTTATTCTCATTTCAGATGTTCCTGAAAGTGGCTCGTAGTTTTCATCATTGGACATGTCTAAATAATTTTCGACTTTATCCAAATCGATATAATAAGTTTCACCTAAAACACTAATCATAAAGTTTGTTCAATTTTGATTTCAATTCTCCTATCGACTGAATTGAATGGTTTGTATTTATATCCTTATTGTATGACGTTTCATATTTAATGACTTCCACATTAGAAGGATGATTTAATAATAGGTTTGGATTTGCAGTAAGTAAAACGTCTACGCTGTCCCAAAGATAATTTATTGTAGATTCACTATAAAATTTGACGTTTTCTGTAAGACATCCGAACTTGGATAGAAAAAATAAAGAAGCTGGTTTCGATTTTCCTATTTCGTCAGAAACAACAATAATATCATGTTCTTCTCTCATGTCCAAATAAAAATCATTAAAATCATTCATACCGTTATATTCCTTAGAACCGGCATGACCGAATATTTCCATAGTATACTCTTTGTATAAGAAATTATATAATTCATCTTCATCTTTAAATTTAAGATGTTTCATAATTTCTAAGGAATTCAATTCTGAAAAAACTTCACCTTTAGGTTCTTCGTCATCATCGAAACGATTTTCTATAAACCACTTCTCATAAACTTCTTGAATCTTTTTTAAGGTGTCTCTTAAAACTCCATTTATTTCGATTCCAATTCTCATTGTTCGTATTTTTTTAATATTTTCGAAATCAATGGATTTCTAACTACATCATAAGGTTTGAATTCGAAAATGCCAACATCTTCAATGTCATCGAATCTTCTAATCACGTCCCATAAACCTGTTTGTGTTTTATCTTTATGTCTGTCAAATTGTTCCAAATCCCCTGATATGAAAAATTTCGAATTGAATCCTATTCTTGTCAATAATAATTTCATTTGACTCGGAGTTGAGTTTTGAGCTTCTTCGAAAATGAGTATTGAATTATCAATATTCATACCTCTCATATAAGCTAATGCAAAGACCTCAATAGCTTCAGCTTCCTTAAGTTTTTCTCTCGTCTCTTTACCTATTATTTTATTCAAAAGATAGTATGATGGAAAAATGTATGGGTCTAACTTTTCTTCAACGCCACCAGGTAAACTACCTAATTTTTCTTCTGCCTCCACCGCCGGTCTGACGATGATAATCTTTTCGAAAGGAGTTAGAGGGTCAGAAAGTAAGTCTATTGCACATTTCATTGCAACATAACTTTTACCAACACCTGCTGGTCCTGAACAGATTGTAATTTGATTATTTAAAAGTGTGTCGTAATATATTTTTTGATTTTCAGATAAAAATTTTTGTTTGGTTTTCTTTTTTACTATCGAACAAATTAAGTCTTTCTTTGTTTTTATTTGTGCCTCATCTCTCTGAGCGGTCGTTCCACTCAACTTTCTCGTCGTTTTTGCCATTGTATAAATTTAATTTTTATCTTTTGTAGTTCACATATTCTTTTACTTCTCTTATTTCAGATGAAGTGATTGAATTGATTTCGTTTTTCAATTCGAATCTTCTGTCGTTTGTGATATACACTTTTCTAGCCAAATCTATAAACTCACCCTCGAATTTACTTTCAAGTTCCAAAACTCTGAGTCTATCCTCAATTTCCCACAGATTTGAGTTTGTGTTTACCAAATCGTGGTATAAATTTTCAATTGTCATATCGTTCAAATATTCTGAAGACAAGTTGTAAAGTAACTCGAATTCCTTTTTGATGTATTCAAGTTTTTCTGTATTTTTTACTTTTGTCTTTTTTACTTGAAGGATGGAAAGTTTATCAATTAACTCTCCGACACTAACAGGGACATTTATCATTTTATTTAATTTTTTTTCTAATTGGATTGTTTATTTCTCTTCTATAAACTGTTTTACCATTGTCAGGTGTTTCATATATCCAAGGGGTTTGTGTCTCATAGTCATCAACCTGAGATTTAATCCATTGATATGTTTTTCTTATACCAACTTCTAAAGGTTGACTAACTTCCCATCCAATTTTTTCTCTATATAACTTGTTGTCTGAGTTTCTTCCCTTAACACCCAACGGACACTTGAAACCGTATTTTTTTTCAAACTCTCGACCTGCAATATTTTTGACTTTTAATTTCTTACCTGAAATATTGATTGCTAGAATTGCTAATTCGTTGATTGAAACCATTTCTTCACTTCCTATGTTGACAGGTCCGGTAAAGTCAGACTTCATTAATCTTAACACAGCTTCTACACATTCGTCTACATAAAGAAATGAACGGGTTTGATTACCCTCTCCCCAAACCTCTATCTCATCACCGTCTTTTGATTCTGCAGCTTTTCTACACATCGCTGCGGGTGATTTTTCTCTACCCCCTTTCCAAGTTCCTTGAGGTCCAAAAATATTATGAAATCTTGCTATTCTAACATTGAGTCCATAGTTTCTATGAAATGAAAGGAATACTCTCTCTGAGAATAACTTTTCCCATCCGTATTCCGAATCTGGATTTGCAGGATATGCTGAAGATTCTTCACAATTTGGATTGTTGGGGTCTAATTGATTGTGCTCGGGATACATACAAGCAGAAGAAGAGTAAAAAACCTTTCCTACTTTTTTCTTAACACATTCTCTTGCAACATTGAGATTAATCATTGCTGAGTTATACATTACATCTGCATCGTGTTCTCCTGTGAAAATATACAAAGCACCCCCCATATCTGCAGCTAACTGATAAATTTCGTCAACACCTTCTTCGATTACCAATTCCACAACCTTTGGGTCAGTCAAATCACCCAAAATAAATTCATCACATATTTCATCTTGGAAAAAGTATTCATGTTTTTTTATATCACATATTCTAACGTGACATCCTTCTTCTTTTAATCTTTTAGCCAAATGCCCCCCTATGAATCCTCCACCACCTAAAACAACTACTTTTTTTTGTTTCATACTAATTTGTCATTTCATTTATAATTTTATTGATACCCTCTTTCAAGGATATCTCAGGTTTCCAAAAATTCAATATGTAAGGGTCGGGTTCGTTCTTTTTATTAAGTTGAACAGAATCTTTTTCGGTTGAAGGAATGACTTCACAAGGAATTGTCTCACGAATAATATTTGCAACTTCTAAAATTGTATTCCATTCAAAATTTGTTATGTGTAGGTTTTTTGACCTATCAATCTCATTATATTTTTGTGAAAGAATATACAAACAATTTGAACAATCCTCAGCATGTAAAAACTGTCTTTCTTCTGTTCCATCGGTCATCATTGTAATTTGACCTTTTTTAGCCTTTAATATGAAATCAGTCACAACGTGTGATTTTTCCAAATCATGTTCAGGTCCATACACGTTCCAAAACTTGACTGTGACTCCATTCAGTGCAGTTGAGAAAATCTCACCTAAACTTTTACAAACTCCATATGGTGAATATGACATATTTGCCATTTGTGATGATGCAAATATAAAAGGTTTGTTATGTTTTTTCAAACTTTCAAAAGTGTATAGTGTTAGCTTTGTATTATTTTCAATAAATTCATATGTGTGTTGATATTTTTTCAAATATCTTGAACCACCAACATCAAAAGCCAAGAACATCACAAAATCAGATTCCATCACCAAATCATCAATGATATTTGGTATTCTTAAATCTTGACTGGGTATTTTAGCGTTATCAAATTCTATTACTGTTTCCCCTTTGTTTCTGAGGAATTTACATAATTCCATTCCGATTTGTCCTTCGGAGCCTAAAACAAGATATTTCATTAGAATAAATTTTTAAGATAGTTTTCCCACATGTAATCTTCTGCTAGTGGTAATTCCAACGCTTTCTTGAAATTTCTTTCAATTGCGGGCATCATGGACTGATATTTTTCTACAGTTAAACTTGACAAGTCGGGGTCATCCTCCAAGAATATTACTCCTGTTGGGTCGAAGTATTTCTCAACGACCTTCCTCGAACCATAATATACAGGGACAGTTCCCATAACAAAATTATCTGTAAGTTTCTCTGTGAAGTATGTGTCAGAATTATCATTTTCAATTGAGACTGAAAACATATAATCTCTCAATCCATCCTCTTTATCGTTTATTTGGTGGGGTCTGCCTGAACCGAATAGGTCCACTTTATCTTTCAATCTCTCAACCCATTGTAGTCTGTTTTGGTGACCCCTCAACCATCCTTTATTGGATGCAATCATGGATACAAGTTTAGTTTTTGGGTGTATCATTCTATTTCTTTCCCAAATCCAAGGAACCGCATTTGATATATTGTAAACAAATGGTGCACCCATTTCGACAAGACTATCCATACAAGTGAATATCCACTTATAATGTTCCCTTGTTTTGTCAATATTATCTAAGAGATATTTGATTGTGTGCTCATTCATCTGTGGTGATTCGAGTAACCATCCAATTTTTTCTCTTGATGGGTCATTGAATCCCCAATCTTTAATGTAGTTATCAACATATACACTAACTTCGTGTGGTGTTTCAGTTTCTCTAGATAGCCATTGTATATACTTTGGCATGTTGCGGTTTGATGAACAATCATATTCACCCCACCAATCTGATACTTTCCTGATTAATTTTTTTTCCATTTTTTATCTTTTAATATATGCTCCACCATAAGTCCCATTATGGGTTAATTCAAATTGGAGATTATGTTTATTTATCCATTCGTTGAAGGCCTGCCTTTCGTGATGGTCATATTCAGAATTCCCACCATGCCAATCATCAAATCTTATGAAAACCTCTGACCATTCACATTTTAACAAAAATTCGAGTGATGATACCGTTGGTTCATATATGTCTACATCAACATTACATATAGAAATTTTTCCGATTCCGTAATCTGATGGATGTGTTAATTTGTGAATATCTGAGATAATTGGTTTTATATTTGGCTTACTTGATAGTTTTTGCAGGGCCTCATCTATTGTTTTTGGAAACTCGCAACCTTTTGCGTTCCATGCACCCAACGCAAAAGAACCTTCCCTCCAATCACTTGAGGATGGTAATGGTTTGGAACTTTTTCCAAGTCCTTGAAAATGGTCAATTGTGAATACTGTTTTGTCAGGAAACATTGTGGCAAGTTGGATTGCACTTTGACAAGTGCAAGTTCCAAACTCCAAAACATCACCAATTAGAGAATATTTTTTCGATATCTCTTTTAAAATTTCTAATTTACATGAAAGGTTTGAGTTGTTCATCTTGCTCTTTTTACGTGGACCCCACCTATATAACCACCGTGAGTTATTTGGAAATCATATTTATATTTTTCAATCCACTCTACGAATGCTAAACGTTCATGTTGGTCGTATTCGGATTCACCTCCGTGCCAATCGTCAAACCTGATGAATATCTCGGACCATTCGCATTTTGTTAAAAACTCTAATGAAGAAACTGCTGGTTCATAAATGTCAACATCAAGGTTACATATGGAAATTTTTGAGATATTATAATCCGAAGGTTCAGTTAAGTCATGGATATCCGATATAATCATTTCGATATTATTATGACCTTTGAATCTATTTTTAAGTTCTTCTATAGATTTTGGAACACTAGAAATATGTTTATACAAAGGATTGTCCAAAGCAAATGCTCTCTCAATCCAATCACTATCTTTAGGAACGTTTTTGTTTGTTTTTTCTAACCCTTGAAAATGGTCTATTGTGAAGATGGTTTTATCGGGGAAAAGACCTGAAAGGACTTTGGTGCTCCCACCTGTGAAAGTTCCAAATTCAATTACATCACCATCCAATTTGAAGTTTCGAGATGTAACAATTTTTTTTACGTCAGATATTTGACAAGATTCGCTGTTTGGACTTGTATTAATCATTTTTTAGAGGAATTAATCTTCCACCCTCAACCCAATCACAATTTATAGTGTGCCAGTAAGATTCGTAGATATCCTTTGCATTAGGACCTTTAGGACCGAACCAACGAGATGGGGCGACAATTTTTTTATTTAAGTTTTTGTTCAAAAATACACCCCACCATGAAAAAGTGGAGTTTGATATTATGTGATTTTGACAGAGTCCCATTAAGTATAATTCTCTCCAATCCTCAGACTCATTTACATAAACTACACTTGGAAAATTTAAATTTTGTTTAACAAAATCGTGGTCATCACTGAAAACAAATACTGTTGAGTATTCCCCAATTACTTTTAGAGCTTCTTGAATATACTCTAAACTAATTGTTGGGTGAATCTCAGGGAATTGAAGATATTCACTTCTTCTGACGTGGAGAGATAAAGTATTTGGTTGGGATAATTGAGGATATTTTAATTTCATTTCTTCGACCAATTCAGGGTTAGGTTGAAAAATATCTCTTATTTTTTCATCGTATCCAAACCAATTTTTGGAACTTTGATAGTATCCATAGAATGAGGTATTGGTTTCCAGTGGATTCACTTCAGAATACTCGAAAGGTCCTTCATATACGTGTGTAAAACCTTCAATCTTATCTGAAAATTCCAAGTTTCTGAATACGTTATCGATGTAATTTTTAGCATTTCTCCCTTGACCTGGTGTCCAAGAATCAGGAAAGAATTTTACCTCTCTGTTGTGTTTCCAGCCTTGAGCTAAAGCGTGTGCAGCCTCAAACAATTGATTTCCTAATCCACCCATAAGGTGTGCTGATATTAAATTCGACATCACTTTAATTTTTTACATATAGAGTATCACCCCAAACACTATGAAATTGGTGATAGTATTTTTTATGAAATCCCTTGGACTCCATTAATGAATCTATTTCTGTGTCAATTTTCTGACCTTCGTATAATTCTACTTTAGCCGTCTCAATTACTATTATATTCGCATTAAAAATTAATTCACTCGAATTAAGTATTTCAAAATCATGTCCTTGTGTATCAAGACTGACTAAATCGAAATTAGACTCTAAATTATTTTCAGAAATGAATTCATCTATGTTGATTGTATTAACTTGGCAAGTATCAACTTTCTGTATATCTTGATAAAGTTCCAAGTGGATTTTCAAATCCTGAAGGGATGAACATCCTGGGTTTGTTTTCGATGTGTTTTCAATTATGTTGAAACTAGCAACTCCTTTCTTATTGCTTACCGCATAGGGAAATAATGAGTTTTCAAAATTATATCCTGCAAGGTTTTTTTCTAATTGGCTCAATAGTTTTGGGTTTGGTTCGAACCAGTAAACTTTTTTTGGATTGAGTCTGTTGTAAAAAGTTACTTCTTCACCTAAACACGCTCCGATGTGGAGGATGTTGTCTATTTTTTTTGTTTGGTTAATTTCCAAAATAATGTTTTCTATACTTGAATCAAAACTCATAGTTTTGTGTAGGGGGTTTTGTTTCTGATTTTATTGACCGTTTCAATAACCTTGTTCATATTGACTTTATGGTCATTGAGTGGGTTAGATTCATTGTAAATATAATTTATGTCGGTCAAAAATCTATAATGTTCCATACCTGACATTTCAAACATCGGAAACATAAAAGATAGGTCACCAGCAACATCCCAATAGTTACCTTTGTCGTCTCTCAAGTCTTTTTCGTCAATTTTTTTCCAAAGCCAAGATTTCCATGTTCTCATGTGAGAAAGGGTGAAAACTTGTTTTCTTACATCTACATTTGTCGTAGGTGGATTTGCAAAACCTGGTCTTCCGTCATGATACTTGAACGAACCACTTGTCATCCAAACATTTTTATCTTCATAGACTTTTGCAATATTGGACAGAACTTGTGAGTTTGGTAACCAATCGTCTCCATCAATCTCAACACAGATTTCTTCCCCTTCAATACCTCTCCATCTTATTATTTGGTCGTAGTTGCCTGGTTGATAAAACTTGATATGATTTTCAATAAGAATAAACCTTGGGTCGTCAGATATAGTCCTTTTGATGATTTCTCTAGTTTTATCCGTAGATAAATCATCAGTTATGTAACATATAAAATCTTTGAATTTTTGACCCATTATACTCAACAAACACCTTTCAATGAATTGTTCGCAGTTAAAAGTGGTGGTTAGAATAATCATGATAAAACTTCTCTGTATATATTTTTTATTTTTTCACTTACTTTACTACTGTGGTATTTCTCAACGTCATCGGGAACTTGATAAAGTTCTTTAGAAATAATAAATCCATTCGAATCTACCTTATATATCCAACCTGGTTTCTGGCATAACCAACCCTCTATTGTTGTTCTACCCAATTGTATTCCGGCTGTCTCTGAACATCTATTTATAAAACTTTCAACATTCCAAGTTGGTGGGAAATGCTTGACGTGTGAATTCAAAAGAATTTGTGGAAGATAATTCGATTTATCCTCTCCAACAATCCAAAGTTCCTTTTCATTTTCTTTTGTGTAGTCAATCAAATCCATTATTGTTTCTCTTCTAAGATAATCTATAGTCCCAACAAACAATATCGCGTTTTCTTTTTTTACATTCTTAGTAACAAATTTGTTTTCATCTATAGGGTTATAAATCACTTCAATCTCATTTTCAGAAATCTGAAAATTTTCAATCATATAATTTTTTATTTCAGGTCTGATTGCAATGTATTTTTTTATAGATTCATGTTTGATTGGATTTTCTAATTCAATGACTTCAGAATGTATCGAATAAACTTTTTCAACCTCAGGATAGAATTGAATCATCCTTTCCGCAACAGGTTTGTGTTGCATATGAATAATATCGAATGGCGCCTCTGTAACTCTATACATCATATTTGGTGTAGAAGGTTGAAATCCTTTTTCCGTTGTAAATCCCCATTTCCCGTCACCCAATTTAAAACCAGGCGCTTGTTCGAAACTTATAACCTTGATACCTTGTCTTTTTGCCATATCGGTTAACACTCCACCTATTTGAGACATGATTGTAACATCACAACCCAATTTTTGTAATTTTTGTGCTAATTCATAAACGTATAATTCAGAACCGGTAAAAGTTTTAAAAAATAAACAACTCAATAAAACTCTAATTTTTCTTTGAGTATCATATGGTATTTTGACAGGTAGGTTTTGGCTGTATTTGGTTTCGAATAACTGTCTATTTTTTTCCCATTGGTCATTGGTGGCACCGATTGATTTGTGAGTTATTCTTATATTTGTGATTACTCCAATCTTAACACCTTCCATAAAGTTTTCAAAACAAAATGGGATATCATAGAAATGAAATCCTTCGAATTCTTCATTGAAGTTTTTCTTAATTCGACTTTTACTGACAGCAATGAAAACACCGTCCAAGACAATCACAGGAGTCACCGAACTACCAATTGATTCCGAGTATTTTGATTCCCATTTTTTTCCTCCACTTTCGTGATTAACAATTCCTATCATTTTTCTTCTATCCTCCCACCATTTTCCACTCGCGGGCATAGATGTTGTTCCTGCCATACCGATAATACCATAGTCGGTTTTTTCGAAATGTTTAGTGATTTTGGAATACCAGGAGTTTGTATCGAAATAAATGTCATCATGACAAAATACGATAATATCAGTTTCTGATTCTTTCAGAATTTCGTTATAAACTTGAGCCAATGATTTTTCTCCGTTATTTATTTTTTCAATAACGTTAATTTTTTTGTATCCTGATGACTTTTTTAAATATTCTATAAATTCAGGCTTGTGTTCTCTGCTTGAATAACCAACTGTTATCATTATCCTAATCTTTTTTTCTTTGCTTCTTTTATAATTTCGTGTGGTGTTTTGTTGGGGTCAATTTTGGATATTTGGATGCAATCCAAAATAAACTCAGCGAGCAAATGTTTCCTCTCTAGTTTTTTGATTAATTCAATCAAAGTGTCCAGATTTTCGTAGTATTTTCCCATTATCAAAAATTTAAATTCCTGTGCTTCCAAAACCATTGTCTCCCCTGTCTTTTTGACCAATCTCATCAACAGGAACTAAATTGACAAATCTTCCGTTTTTCACAGGACAAAGAACTGCTTGAGCAACTTTCATGTTTTTTGAGATTGTAAATTTGGTTGGGTTTGCATTAAAAACAGGCACTTTTATTTCCCCTGTGTATCCTTGGTCTACGGTGCCTGGCGAGTTTAAGACCATTAAACCTTGATTAACTGCTAATCCACTTTTGGTTCTTATTTGTATTTCATATCCCTCTTCGAAATTGAACTTTAGACCAGTAGAAACCAAACCTCTTCCAAATGGTTCTAAGGTCATTTCATCAACAGAATATAAATCAAATCCTGAATCAGTTGGGTAGTTATATGATGGAAAGATTGCGTCCTCATGAATTAGTTCAATCTCAACCGTTTGTGTCTGTAATGCAATTGTTGCGTCGGCATTCATTTGTTCCATGGACATCCCAAATAAATCTTCCAACTCACGTTGGTAATTCTCATCAGGTTCCATACCTACCTCATCCTTTATCCTTTGGAATTGTTCCATGATTTCTTTCAGAAGTTCTTCATCTTTTTTTTGCATGTTATTTAAGTTTTTGAATTTTTTTAATTACATCAATTAATACAGACACATCTTTCTCACAATATTTTACAATACCTTCAATATCTTTTTTTACCCAAAAAGCGTCATGAACCTTATTACCTGTAATTTCCATGGTCTTCGAAGATTCTACACCCAAACATACACACATAAGTTCCAAGGATGCAATTGAGCCATAGCCACCGTATTGCCAAAATTCCTTAGTGTCAAAAGCCTTTATTTCCCAAGGTTTCGTATCGTGTCCTGGTAATATCTTTGGTGGTTGAAAACCGTTTATAATCATTCTTTTAGCCAACATTGGAATGTCAAAACCTTTTACATTATGTCCACAAAGAAAAAAACCTAACTCCCCAACTTTTTGTAAAAGTTTCTGAACTTCAAATAATATCTTTTTCTCATCAGGGTCACTGAAAGATTGCATTCGTGTGTTACCTTGTTCGGTCACAAATGCAACACTTATACATGCAATTCTTGCAAACTCAGGGACAAGTGCCGCTCTATTGACGAACATATCACCGATTGGTTTGTCCGCATCTTCTGGGAATCTTTTTTGAAACCAATCAAAATAGTTTTCAAATTGGAAAGACAACGCTGGTTGGTTTTTTACCAAGGAATCCCAATTGGGTTGGACTCCAACGGTTTCGATATCTAAAAAAAGAATCTTACTAAGTGGAATGTTTATCATAATATAGATTTATAAAACTCTGCTCTATGTTTGGTGACTATGTTCAAATCATATTTGTCCTTCACGGTTTCATACAACCTTTCACCTAAATCGGTAACCCAATTTCTATTTTTTTCTAATTTTTCTATAAACTTAGCCCAATCTGAATGATTTCTATTTTCTTCAACTAAAAGAGCATTACCGTCTGTAAATTCTCCATTTTTTAAAGCGTGTTTTAAATCTATTGTATAAGGACCTAAGTTAGAAGCAATTATTGCTTTTTTGTAAAAACCAGCCTCAATTACTTTAAGTTGAGATTTCATTCTGTTGAACATATGATTTTTAATTGGTGCTAAAGATATGTCGAACTTTGAATAGTTTTTTGCATATGACTGAACTGGTTTGGTCCAGACTCTGATATATGATTCTTTGTTTTCTTCAGGGTAAGATTCTTGAGAGTATTTCAAAAGATAATTTTTATATTCTTCGGATACAATAGAGAAATCTTGTGTGAATATTTTTTCGTAATTAGCCCAAACAGTTTCGTGTGGTAATATGTTTCTTTTTTTATGTTCTCCTGTTTGTTGGTTGATTTCAGTTATTGTTCCTCTTGTGTCAAATCCACAAATTACAAACTGTAGTTTGTCTGAAAGTTTAGATAACTTACTGAATGATTGGTCTAACAACTGTAGGTCGTGTAGATGAGAAGAACCTCCAAGCCAACCTACTCGTAATCTGTCTGATTCAGGTGTTGGTTCCTTAAATTGTGATTCTGTTGGGTTAATTGCGTTTGGAAAAACGAAAACGTTTTTGTTCAATTTTTTTATTTCGTCTGCAAATATTGAGGTAGTTGTTGTAACAAATTCGGCGACTTTGAGATTGTTTGTAATTTTCTCATTTATTTTGTTGAATCTTATTACATCGTGGATTGGGTGTTCCTTACCTGGCATCCAATAGTCATCGATGTCACATATTGTTTTAATTCCCATTGATTTCAATCTCGGAATCAATTCATAGGCTTTTTCGAAATCAGCACCTAAACTTCTATGGAACGCAACTATTTGGTATTTCTTCCAAAAAGAATCATCGTTATACGGAACTTCATATATAATATCGACATGAAACTCTTCAGGATATAAATTTTGTAGAAAAATGTGAGGGTCTACAGACCTAAATTTGCCAACACCTGTTCTATCTGATGGGACAACTAATACGTTAATTTTGGGCATAAAAAAATTGTTATATTGGAGAAATATAACAATCTATGTTGAATAAAGAAATATGTTAGGATAACTTTTTAATCTTTGTAACCTTTCCTTCGAAAATATGTTTACCAACCTTGAAAGAGAAAATCTCATTAGTTTTTTCTGCACTTTCAACCAAAAGTCCATTTTTTTCTAATGCTTTCTCTACGGCCTCTTCAATCATTTTTTGAATCATGTTGTAGTCAATACCTGAGGATACTTTTGTTGTTTGTTTGTTCTTAGCAGATTCAGGAATGTAGTTACTATCTTCTCTCTTCATTAATCTTGAAGCTTTTTCTACTAAGTCATTTGATAGAGTTGCTTGTTGTTGTTGTGCTTGCGCAATCGGATGTTCAATCATTAATCTTTTGATTTCGTCAGGTAATTTTGAGTTCTTGATTGCATCGACACTAGGAACTCCAACAGGTTTAGTATTTTCTCTTGGGATTTGACTCAGAAGAGGTGCAGATTGTTGTTCTTGTAAATACTCCTGTGGAATATTGTATTTTGCTTGTGGGACATCGAAGTCTTGTAAAGATGTTGGTGGCAATCCACCACTAATACTATTTCTAGATTGGTTGAATTTTGGACTGTCCATTATGGCTTTTGAAGCCACTAATCTACTCATTAAATCGTTCTCGTTCATAAAATTATGTTGTTTGAGGTTGAGTATTATCAAACTTAGCAATCGTAATTACTGATACCATACTCTTATCTCCGTTAAAATTATAATTTGGTTTCGGAGTATTGTAAACTTCACCTGTTGGTTTCATAGATAGGATTTTATCAAGTCTAAATAATCTCCATCCAGGTAAAGGTTGTTCACCCTTATATCCTGTGTGAGATGCTCCTTCTCTATCCCAACCTCTCATGACTAAATTACCTGCCTTACTTTTACCTAAAGCCACGGGCTCTATTTCACGAAGTCCTCTACCACCTGGCTCGTCACCATCGTAGTATATCACACAAACTTTTCTCCCATTGACAGCATCTTGAACTGTTTGTATGGAAGCAATCTCCGTGAGTAAACCTTTTAGTGTGTTCGTTAGATTCATTAGAAATCAGGGTAAGTTTTACTTGAATTGAATTTGTTGATTTTTATTTCATTTTTTCTTTCAACAATGTCTGTGATTGTTCCTGCATTAACATTGTAAACATCTAAAAATGTTCCCGTTCCTCTACCCATTGAATCACCGTCGGCAACAGCGTCTCTATTAACTGATGAGTATTCATTCCCAACCGCATTAAAATCGTTTTTTGGAATTAACTTTGCTCTCTCAGCGTCTGCGATAGCGGTAAGGGTATTAGGTATGTTCTGTGATAAATCAACATTGATTTGTTCTGACATAAATTACAATTTTGAAATTATTTCGTTTATCCTTTTCAGACTTTCAGTTACCGCGGCAGTATATTTGTCCACGGTTTTCGAATGTTCTTTTGAAGGTCTCACATTTGTAAAATCCTTTTTTTCGTGAGGTTTTATAAATTGATTCTGCATTCCTGCATCCATCTTATTTCTTTTAGTAAGGTGACCAAATTCCCTCATTTTTCTTAACTCATCATTCACAAAATTTTTCATCAGATGACCACCGTTTAGAATGAATTCCTTTTCGTTTTGATTTCCCTTAAAACTATCGAAAAAGTTTTTTATTCTTTTCAATTGTTTATACCCAATAAATCTTTTGTCTTGAAGTTCTTTATTTCTTTTAAGTCCTTCAGTGTTTTCATCAACTTCTCCCACATATTTGAAAGATTTTTTTAGATGCTTTCTTATGTGTGCGGGTAATTCAATTTCCTTATCGTATAAATCTTTATTCACCGTCTAGTAATTTCAAAAAGTCTTTTTTAGATAATCCTTCTTTTTCCATTTGTTTCAACAAAGATTTCGCATTTTTCTTAAGCAGACTTGAAACTTCTATATTTTTTTCTTTTTCTGAAATGTCTGCGTTCGACGAATCCTTTTTCTTGGCCAACATATCCTCTAACATTTTTATTGCTTTTTGTTTTTGGATTTCAGGTAAAATTTGTCTTGAAATAAAATTAGGGTCTTTTCTGTATTTTGACTTTTTGTCTCTTTTACCTGAAGGGTCTTTGCCTTGTTGTTCTGTTCGGTCCTTGGCCTCTTCGGAACCCATTTCTAATTCATCTTTGAAATACTTGAAAGTTTCTTTTCCGTCGAGGTCTTTTGTTTCTTCATATCCGAAAGCTGCAGACATATCCTCTTCGCTCATTTCTTCGATTGACTCGCCATAGTAAGTTCTGTAACCACGTGAAATTGGGTCGTTTGTTATACGGGAAGCTGCAACAGTTTGGTCCATAGTTTTTCTAGGGTGAAGTTTCGGGTCTAAGATTGGGATTTTAGAGTTTGTCATTGAACCATCGGTTGCAACTAGCTCCTCAATTTCCCCTTTCATGTCTTTTGTGTTTTTATTTGATTTATTTTTCAATAATTTTTCCAAATAATTTAAGACGTGTTTAACCTTAGATTTAGGGACCTTAATCATTTCATCTTTTTTTCTTGCTTCCACAAGAGTTGGCTCTACAGAGAAATATAATGAATAGTCTTTTCCTTTATCTCTTAAAAAGAAATAATATGGTGAAGAATAAAATTCTTTATCTGTTGTAATCATCGCTTCTTTTTAAACTATAAATACTATGACACAAGGTATTTATCATTAGTTTATGTCGTATCAGAATATTAATCAATACAATTTTAGAAGGTTAGGCCTATTACCTGTTAATGAAATAACGGATATTTGTCTTGCGTCAGACGAAAAAACCTTTGACCAAGAGGTAATTTTTTCACCATTATTAATTGGTGATGATGACGGTAATAGAATGCCTTTTAAATTTGAATTTAATTCGACAGGGACAACTGTTGCGACAGTCTCTGCGGTAACATTTGATTTTGATACCATAGTATCCGAAAACTACTGGAACCCAGACAACCTCGACCCAAATTTTTGTCCATCAGCACAAACTCTTTGTGATGTTGGTCTTACGGGTATTGATAATGGTTTAGTAAAAAGAATGTCGGGTGAAACAATTGAGATAACGACTGGTCTATATACAAACATATCCGACAAGTTTTCAAGATACAAATATGATAGGAGAATGAAACTTCATCCTATCACAGGTTTTACAACAACAAGTAACCGTCTTTGGAATGATGATTCATATACCTACGATTTATCGTATGACAGTTATGGTGATTTAGTAGGAAATTTTGCCAGATTGAATGGAGGATTTTACCAAGGATTCTATAAGTTACCAGGTTATACCTATCAAGTATTCCCTCAAAGACCTCATTGGGGTTGGACAACTGAGGTTATGTTACGTTATAGATGGACTGGTGATACAAATGTAGGTTTGAATAAAAGATACCCTGAAAATAAAGGGGCATTCTTCTACATGGGTGCGAGAGCCGAAAACAAATTTTATCATTATGCGGACGGACACCCAAAACAAGATACAGGTTACACAAGAGTTACATCTGGGTTGACTTGTATGCATACCTGCGAATGTCTACTGACGGGAATTACCGCTGAACATTCTTGTATGAAAGTTTATCAACAATCGGGAGGAACATCAACAAATTGCTCCTGTGGTTGTCCGTGTAATTGTGAAACAACTGTCAAGTATCCTGAGCTAGACCCACTATATGACGGAGTGTCAAATGCACTTTCTTTGAGATTGAGTGGGGACACTGGTAATCCAAGACTGTGTGTTAAAACATATAGAATTACAGGGGATTGTGAATTTACAGGTGCATGCCTGTCGGGTTTAACTTATGTTACTGGTGTTACAGTAAATGAATGGTGTTCAACAAGGGGTATCTTCCATGATTGTGAACAAACTGATTATTCAAAGCTTGAGCATTGGGTACAAATAGATGCTGTTTTTGAAAGAAATGAATGGTTTGATACTTGTGATTTATATGAAAAAGGGGGATTAGGTTTGATAACAGAAACAATCTATACCGCTACTCCTGCTCACAATAGTGTTAGTCTTATTGAACCTCCTCTAACCCATGAGAAAGATTATGACCCGGCAACAACTGAAATTGTAACTTTTAATGACAATTGGACACTTGAACAAATATACCGTTTGGGTAAATTCAAGTTATACGTAAATGGTAGACTTTTCATGGTTGTTGAAAACTTTGAAGAGATTATTCCGAGACTTTTAGACACACCAAGAGAAAAACAAATAGGCGTTTCTTATAACATTTCTGTTGGTGGTGGAACACAGGGATTACACGACAACCTTACATTCTCAGGAGGATGTCCTGAAACTGTTGACGAAATAGTTTATCAACAAGACCCAGAGTGTTTAACAACACATGATTTGGACAACACAATCTATTCAGGTTTAACAACACACATCAAACTTGAAGAATATTTTGGTGGCAGTTTAATTGGGGACATTAGTGCATTTAGAATGTATACAGAGCCTTTAAATGCTTCACAGATTTGGCACAATTTCAAAATTCAAAAAGACAAATATGATTTGTTAGACCCTAAGTGTCCTGACTGTAGAGTTTTAATTTTACCAACACCTTCACCTACAGTAACTCCTACTGTAACACCAACACCTTCGATTACCGCTTCGGAAACACCAACCTTGACACCAACAAGTACGGAAACACCAACCGTTACGCCATCAGAAACCCCAACAAATACTCCTACACCTTCAATTACTGCAAGTCCTGGTCAAACTCCAACTGCAACTGAAACTCAAACACCTACACCTACCGAGACACCAACAAATACTCCTACAGAAACATCAACTCCTACATCCACACCTTCGGAGACACCAACTGAAACTCCAACCGAAACACCTACCAACACTCCAACACCGACGAAATTGAGATTCGCGTTTAATGTTTGTTCGGGAACTACTTTGATTGATGCATGTCAATGTGTTGATAATGGAATTATATATGGTGAGTTTGAGAACTTCGATGAGAATAATCAATTCTTTGATTCTCCTACGGGTTCAAACACGGTTAATCTTTCTGGATATTATTCATATAATAACATTGTGGTTGAACTTGATTCAGAGGGGTTCACAATTGGTAGTTTCTCAATATGTCCTACAACAACACCAACATCAACGGTTACACAGACTCCGAGTGAGACGCCAACACAAACTCCGAGTGAAACCCCAACAAATACCCCAACTCAAACTGAGACACCAACACAAACTCCTACTGAGACTCCAACAGAAACCATAACACAAACTCCAACTAACACCGGAACTCCTACAGAGACTCCTACTAACACTCCGACTGAGACACCAACTCAAACTGAGACTCCAACAGAAACTCCTACTAACACTCCAACAGGAACCCCGATAGAAACCGTAACCCAAACACCAACAGAAACTCCTACTAACACTCCAACTGAAACTCCTACAAATACGCCAACTGAGTCTCCAACTCAAACACCTACTAATACTGTAACACCAACCATAACCGATACTTCTACATCTACGCCTACTCCAACAATTACAGATACACCTACTAATACTCCTACTAATACTACAACTCCAACAATTACAGATACACCTACTAATACTCCTACTAATACTACAACTCCAACAATCACAGATACACCTACTAATACTCCTACTAATACTGAAACTCCAACTCAAACACCAACACCTGATGTAACACCTAATCCTGTTTGTGATATTCAAATAACCTTACTACCAACACCTACTCCTTCGTCAACTCAGACACCAACACCAACAAATGAACCAAGTCCAACACCTACTGAAACTCCAACTCAAACACCAACACCTGAGGTAACAAGTACTCCAACACAAACCAACACACCAGATGTAACACCTACACCAACTCAAGCGATTGTACCAAGTGACCCAACCCTTGAAATTTATTATCAAGGTCAGACTGGTGACCAATTTAACCCTAATGCAACAAGTGGTTCGACATTTACACAATGGGAAGATTCATCTGCAAGTGCGCACAATGCCAACCCAATTGGTGGTGGAGCTGGTCCTTCTCCTGAATGGTGGAGCGGTGTTCAAAATGGTTTAGGAGGAGTTTGGTTCAATGGAACCTCAGATGGTTTAAGTGTAAACCCTCTTGTTGACTTATCATCAAAATCAGGACAAACAATCATTATGGTTGTTAAGACACTCAATTCAACTAATACGGCTCAATATATTCAGGGAGGTTCTGATGGAAATACAGGGTTGGATGCAACATACATAAGACAAAGTGGTTCAACATACAACATTGCGGCTGGTGGTGGTTTTGCTACGGGTGGTGTTGTTAATACAAATCCACACATTATATCTTATGTGTTTAGTGGAACAGGTGTGACCAATCAAGATAAATTAAAGTTTTATATTGATGGTTCAGGACAAACCTTGACCTATATAACTAATGTTGGAACAACAACAAATGCACTTCTTGATTATGTGTTCTTGGGAGTATCCTATACGGGAGCACCCGCGGGAACCACACAGTTCTTCTATAATGGATTTTTGTTTGATGTGTTAGCTTACAGTAGAGCTTTATCTCCATCGGAGTTACAATCTGTCCAACAATATCTATCAAATAAATGGAATATACCACTATTATAAAATGACTACAGGAGTACAAATATCAAGCACGAATTTTAATGGTCAGATAGCCAATATTACCTTTTATCCTGATACGGGAGGAACTGTGAGCTTGGGTGCAAATGTGTTACCATATACGGTTGAGTTGGAATATTTTAATGGAAGTTATGAACTTTATTTTGGGGCTTTTGACCAAACATGTTATACCTATATTTCTAACCCCGATACAAACTATTTATTACAAGAAGATTATTCAACCCTTGACCAAGAGGATAATTACAAAATTTTAATTACATAATATGCCTAATTTACCAATATCTGCATTACCAGAATTAACCGCGATGACTGCCAACGCTGAATTCGCAGTTGCTCAAGGAGGAGTAACTTATCGTGTTAAAAATAGCACATTAGCACCATTTCCAACTGTTTATGGATTATTTTCCCAAACGGCAAATAGCGTATCAATTAGTGCAACAACTGTTGAAGGGACTTTAATCAATGGGGGTGTTGGAACTCTTACCGTTGGTGCGAATCAATTTCAAATTGGGGATTCTTTTAGAGCGGATTTTGGTGGGTTATTGTCTTCAAAAAATGGAGACACAATTCAAATCCGTGTGAAGGCGGGTTCAGTTGTGTTGGCGGACAGTGGTGTACAAACTATGAGTTCAGCGACAGACGATGTTTGGCAGTTCTCAATAAATTTTACAATTAGAACTCTTGGTGTTGCTGGAGTTGCCGATATTGTATCTCTTGGAGTATTTCATACAACAAAACAATCAAGTGGTGTTCCTGCAGGTTTTGCGTTCAATACTGTAAACGATACAACCTTTGATACAACTATTCCGAATACTCTGAATGTGACTGCTCAGTTTAGTTCTAATAGTCCTTTGAACTCAATTTTCAGTGATATTTTTGTTCTGAATAAGATTTATTAAAAAAGAAAATAAAATTGAGCGAGTTCTCAGTATTTATATAAAAAAAGTAAAATGGCTTGTAGTAAATATATTTTAACAAACACAGGTTCCACAATAGCAACTTTCAACTATAGAAGATGCGAAGATTCAATGTGGGATTACCAAGTAGAATTAGAACCAAATCAGGTAAAAAACATTTGGTTGATAGATGGAACATATTCCACGGCGAATACAACAATCGTTCTCCAAAATATGGGTGCGTTCCCACCAACTGGACCCACACCTACTCCGACATCTAGTCCGACTCAAACACCTTCGAACACTGCAACGCCTACAACAACACCAACCAATACTCAGACACCAACTGCGTCAGAAACACCGACAAATACTCCAACGTTCACACAGACTCCGACTAACACGGAAACTCCAACGCAAACTCCAACACCTACAAACGTTGAGAGAACTGCTATTGTGAGATGTCACGATGAGACGGATATATTACTAACTTGTGATTGTGTTCAAACAGCAAACATATTTGTAAATGGAACAAGTTTGGCGGATTCAACATTAGTTTGGTCAGATGCTACAGGTCCAAATACAGGTAATCCGGAAGGTTATTATACTGAAGATGGTATTATTTACATAGTTGCTTCTGGTTGTGGACCAGGTTGTATTACGGGAGCTACAATTACAGTTGATGGAAATTGTGGTCCAACACCAACTCCTACTTCAAGTCAAACACCTACACCAACTCCAACTAACACAGAAACACCAACTCAAACTCCAACACCTACACCGACACCAGTAAGATTTGAGTTTTCAGTAGGTTCAGGTTCAACTGAGAATGAAGCATGTTCTTCAGGAATAGTTGGAAATATTTGGGGTAATGCGGTTCTTTTCGATAACTGCACACAATTCTATCCTGAAAGTTTTGGTCCGTCAACAATGTTGGCAGGTTTTTATAACAGTTCAAATATTGTAACAGAAATAGATTCGAATGGTGCTCAAGTGGGTGCATTCAGTTCTTGTTTGGTTGTTCCAACACCAACAGCAACTGTAACCGCATCTCCAACTGAAACACCAACACCGACTCCAACTACAACACCAACAGCAACATTTGGATACTATACATATAATTTAGGTTCAGGTTCAACTCCGAATGAAGCTTGTTTGGGTTCAACTAATCCTGTCTACGGAACTGTAGCGGGTGGAGTAGGTCCAAACGTTGGTGAGTCACTTTATCAAAATACAGCTCTGACAGTTCCTGTTATTGATGGTTATTATTCTAATGGGATTGCTTGGTTTATTGTTAGCGGTGGAGCAGGATTGATTACAAGTTCCGACCCTAACGGATGTTCGAACTTACCGACACCGACACCTACAGTGACTTCAACATCTACACCAATATCATCACCAACACCAACAACAACTCAAACACCAACCAACACAGAAACTCCAACTCAAACACCAACCAACACAGAAACTCCAACTCAAACACCATCTCAAACTGCAACATACACACCAACACCTACTGAAACACCAGGAACTTTCGCATTAATTGGTGCAACTAAATTTTCAACAGTGTCTGGATTGGACGCTTGTTCAGGAGGAACTTCGACAACTTCTTATTACTATAATCAACCGTCATATCCGAATGATATCATATTTAGTGGGGCATCTTTCTCAGATATTTATCCATCAGGATGGCTTAACTTACTTGGCGGTGGCGGATGGGAATTAACTAACGGTGAAATAACAGGAACTCTTATTTGTCCCGAAATCATAGCGGTTAACGAATCAACAGGTGGAGCGGAAATTATAGATTTTGTTGATGATGGTGGAAGTATAACACTTACCAATCTATCAGGAGCTTTACCTGTAACATCAGGTCAAACTTTTACAGCACTACACGGTCTAACATTCGGTAATCCAAGAGCTTCTATAACAGGAACTCCTGTTAATTTTATAGTTGAACTTAATGGGTCGTTCTTATATTCAGGGTCAACAATCCCACCATCAATGATTGGATTAACTAGTGGTGGAGTTCCTTTACAAGATACAGATGTAGCAAAAATCACACTTACAGATTAAATTTAAAAATAATAAAGATAAAACCCTCTACTTTCGTGGAGGGTTTTTTATTTTTAGACAAAAAGATAATATGTCTAACAGTAAAATTTTTATTCAAATCGCATCATACAGGGACCCACAGTTAGTTCCAACACTCAAAGATATGATTGCAAACGCTAAAAAACCAAAGAACTTGGTTTTCTCAATCGCAAGACAATTTAGTGAAACAGATGGATTTGACAACTTAGATGAGTTTAGAGAAGATAAAAGATTCAAGATTTTAGATATACCTTATCAAGAATCTAGAGGCGTTTGTTGGGCAAGAAACTTAACCCAACAACTTTACGATGGTGAAGGATACACAATGCAAATTGATTCCCACATGAGATTTGTAAAGGATTGGGATGAAATATTAATAAAAATGATTAAGGGTCTACAAAAGGATGGGTATGAAAAACCTCTACTTACGGGTTATGTGCCCTCCTTTGACCCTGAAAATGACCCAGCGGGAAGGGCACAAGATGCTTGGAGAATGGCATTTGATAGATTCATTCCTGAGGGTGCTGTGTTTTTTCTCCCTGAAACAATTCCTGGTTGGAGAGAGATGACAAAACCCGTAACAGCGAGATTTTATTCTGCACATTTTTGTTTTACTTTGGGTCAGTTTTCTCTAGAAGTCCAACACAATCCTGAATATTACTTCCACGGAGAAGAAATCTCAATTGCAGCTAGAGCTTACACATGGGGTTATGATTTATTTCACCCTCACATTCCTGTTGTCTATCATGAATACACACGTAAGGGTAGGACAAAACAATGGGATGATGACAAAACTTGGGGTGAGAAAAACAAAGTATCCCATTTGACCAACAGAAAACTTTTTGGTATGGATGGTGAAACCCAAGAGGGTCATGATGGACCTTATGGTTTTGGTCCTGTGAGAACTTTAAGAGAATATGAGAAGTATGCTGGTATTTTATTTGAAAAGAGAGCTGTTCAAAAATATACACTCGATAAGAATTATCCTCCAAACCCATATAACTATTCATCAGAGGAAGATTGGAAAAATGATTTTGCTAAGGTATTCAAACATTGTATAGATATTGGATACTCACAGGTTCCTGAAACGGATTATGATTTTTGGGTTGTGGCTTTCCACGGACCTAACGACGAAACTTTATTCAGAAAGGACTCCGACAAAAATGAAATTGCTGGTTATATGAGAGACCCTGACAAATATTGTAAGATTTGGAGAGAATTTCAAACGGACGTTACTCCCACATATTGGGTTGTTTGGCCTCACTCGGTATCAAAAGGATGGTGTGATAGAATCACTGGACAATTAAATCATAATGTTGTAAGCTAATGATTTTCAAAGACATACCAAAATTTGTTATAAATTTGGAAAGTAGACCTGACAGACTTGAAGATATAAAGTTCGAGATGAATTACATCGGTTGGGATTACGATTTGTTTAAGGCTGTTCCACGTAACGATTATATGGGTTGTGCTCTTTCTCATTTGTCAATAATTGAAATGGCTAAAGAAAGAGGTTACAAGAGAGTAATGGTGATAGAAGATGATTGTGTATTTATGCCTTATGCAAAAAATTTCATTGAGGATTTGGAGAGAAATATAAATGGAATTGATTTTGGTGTATTGAATCTTTCTCCAACACTCAATCGTCCAATGAACGTCAGTGAAAAATACAGTATGCTTTTGGATTTGACAAACTTACCTCCAAAACCACATGAAAGATTGACCGAAACTTTCGCAACAAATATTCTGATATACGATGAATCATCTTTCGAAAAAATAGAAAAAATTAAAGATAAGTGTTTTTATAGTGGTGATTTTATCATTCCTATTGATGAACAATTGGTAAAACATGTGTATCCTTCAATTCAATCATATGCACCAATCTTACCAATTGCCCCTCAGAAAAATTCTTATTCTGATGTGTCGCAGGGAATGTATAACAATTTCTACGCCCAAACATACAATTGGAATGTCTATTCACCAATCAAGATTAATCACAGATTTTTGAATGAATCAGAAAATAAAAAAATGAAAACAGAAAAAAAATATTTACCTTATAATGTCAACTAAGTTTATAACCGCAATTTATAGTGACCTTTATGGAACTGAATTTGGTGGTAGACCTAACAGAGGTGCCCACTATAGATATAGTTTATTGTCATTATTGAAGATGACCGATGCGGATTTTTTATGTTATACCTCGGATAGAGAAATAGATTCCCTAAAGAAATTTTTCTATGAAGAAAACAATATACCAGAATCCAAGTTGAAATTTACAACATACGATATTTCAAATTCCAAGTTTAAACATTTAATTGATTCGAGAAAAAATGTCGATGAGATTAAAAGAGGGGATAGATGTATCGAAATACAATATTCTAAATTTTCATGGTGGTGGAATGAGGATAAATCCTACGATAACTATTATTGGATAGACGCGGGATTATCCCATTGTGGTTTAATACCTCTCAAGTATTTGACTGAAACAAAACATGCCTTAAGAAGATTTTATGAAAGCAATTTGTTTGATAATGATTTTTTGAAAAATTTGATAGAAGACACTAAAGACAAATTTTTAATTTTAGGAAAAGAAAATGAAAGAAACTATTGGTCAGGAACTGTAAGTCCAAGATGGTATAAAAATTATGATAGAAGTATTCATATCATAGGAGGATTGTTTGGTGGTCACAGGGACAAGTGGGATAATATAGTCAATATATTCGAAAACTATGTCCAAGAAGTTTTATCTAACGATGAGGGTTTACCTCATGAAGAACAAATAATGACTCTTATGTATTTCAATCATATTGAGTTATTTGAGAGAAAACATTTTGATATTTGGTGGTGCAGGGATAATGCACCTCAAGGTGTAACAGATGAGTTATTTCAGAAAAATAAAAGTTTCTATAAAATATTAGAAGAATTTAAAAGAATTTATGAGTAATATAACACTTGTAACAGGAATTTGGGACATCGGAAGAGGTGATTTAAGTGAAGGTTGGTCAAGACCTTTTCAACATTATTTGGATAAATTTGAAAAACTATTGGATGTCAATACCAATATGATTATCTATGGTGATAAAAGTTTAGAGGAATTTGTTTTTTCAAAAAGGGATAAGTCAAATACACAATTTATTGTAAGAGACATGTCTTGGTTCAGGAATAATGAATTTTTTGATAAAATCCAAAACATAAGAAATAACCCTGAGTGGTATAATCAAGTTGGTTGGTTAAAAGATTCAACTCAATCGAGATTGGAAAACTATAACCCGTTGGTTATGTCAAAAGTTTATCTTTTGAATGATGCAAAAATAATGGATAGGTTTGATTCAGAATATCTGTTTTGGATTGACGGTGGGTTGACAAATACTGTGCATCCTGGTTACTTTACACACGACAAGGTTTTGGATAAATTAGTAAAATATATCTCCAAATTCAGTTTCGTTTGTTTTCCTTATGAAGCTAATACAGAAGTCCACGGGTTCAATTTCGATAAGATGAACTCTATGGCAGGTGCTAAAGTTGAGAGGGTTGCTAGAGGTGGGTTCTTCGGTGGACCAAAACACTCAATATCAGAAATCAATTCAATATATTATTCTCTGATGAAAGAAACCTTGGATTCGGGATATATGGGAACTGAAGAATCTTTATTCAGCATAATGTGTTATAGACACTCCGAGTTAATAAATTATTTTGAAATAGAATCAAATGGTTTGTTAGGTAAATTTTTTGAGGATTTGAAGAACGATGATTTGAAAGTAAAAACAGAATCAGTTCATAGACAAGTTTCAAATTTGGATATTAACAAAGTTGGTCTATATGTTATAACTTTCAATAGTCCAAACCAATTCAAAACGTTGATTAATTCAATGTTAATGTATGATAAAGAATTCATACTTAAAACAAAAAAATTCTTACTTGATAACTCAAGTGATTTGTCAACAACAGAAGAGTATAAACAACTTTGTGATGAATATAATTTTGAACATATCAAAAAAGATAACTTGGGTATTTGTGGAGGAAGGCAGTGGATTGCAGAACATTTTGAAGAAACAGATTTGGATTATTATTTGTTTTTTGAAGATGACATGTTTTTTTATCCGAATGAAGGTTCGAAATGTAAAAACGGTTTTTCAAGATACGAACCAAATCTATTTTCAATCTCGATGCAAATAATGCAAAAGGAAAACTTTGATTTCTTAAAATTGAATTATTCTGAATTCTACGGAGATAACGGGACTCAATGGTCTTGGTATAATGTTCCTCAAGATGTTAGGTCAAAGTATTGGCCCTTAAATCCAAGATTACCACAAATAGGATTGGACCCGAATGCGCCAAAGACAGAGTTCAAAAAAGTTCTTTCACACAGAAAAGTTCCATATGCGACAGGCGACATATATTATTGTAACTGGCCTCAAATTATTTCAAGACCAGGTAACAAAAAAATGTTTTTGGATGTTACTTGGGCACATCCATTTGAACAAACGTGGATGAGTCATATGTATCAACTGACAAAAGAAGAAAAATTAAATCCTGGTTTACTTCTAATGACACCAACTGAACACGACCGTTTCGAACATTACAACAGAGAGTTACGTAAAGAGTCCTAACAATATATTTATTGTTATGGAATTTTATATCAAACAAAATGCTACGTTACCAGTTTTGAAAATGCAAGTCGTAAAAGACGGTAGAGCGGGGTATATTCAGTTTATGGAAGCGTTGGAGGTTTCCACAATATATTTCACTATGATAGATTATGAGACTGGGATTCCAAAAATAGTTTCAGCCCCATGTGAAATAGTTAATCTCATTTTGGACCCTGGTGCTCCTGCAGAATACTACATTTATTTCAAATTTACTTCGAGAGATACTGATACGCCAGGAAGATACGAAGGACAATTCTTAATCAAAAATGATGAAGGAAATTTAATTCTTCCAATCAGAGAACAACTTTATATTAATATTCAACCAAGTTTCATTTCCGAAACTGCGTGTTGTTGATTTGATTAAGACTTAATTTTTTTTATATTTATTATTGAATGAGTAAGGTGAATTTCACGATAGTGTGAAAGCCAATAAACCACTCGTCTTAATCATATGTTCAGTCACGAAGCAATTGAGTCTTTCCTATTAGGAAACGACCCCGAAGAATTTATTGTAGCAATAGAATTTGACTACGTCTCCAATTCAATTTTCAAGGTAAAAGAAATACCTGGTAAAGGTAAGGAAATACGTAAAGACACTTTTATCCCATTCGCATGGGTCGGTGATTTACGTGGTGTAAATTTCTACAACGATTCCAAAATGGCTCAAAAAGAAGCCATGACAAAATATGGAATTGTAATACAAAAATTAGATACAAAGGATAATGAAAGATTAGAAAACGGTTTGACCTATATGGTAAAATCGCTCAAGGGATACAGAGAACTGATTCAGTTTTTTAGAGATGGTGGATGCGACCCATGGGGAGAAAAAACGAAAGATAAAATATTAATCCTTCCACCTGTAGAACAATATTTGGTCTCTAAAGAAAAAAGATTATTCAAGGGGTTTACTGATTATGATGATGTGACACGTCTTGTATTTGACTTGGAAACAAATGCGTTAGACCCCAAAGATGGTAGAATATTCATGATAGGAATTAAGACCAATAAAGGATATCATAGAGTAATTGAATGTTTGGATGAATCACAAGAGAAGGGTGCTATACAGGAGTTCTTCAATGTGATTGACCAACTCAAACCATCAATCATAGGTGGATATAATTCGGCAAACTTCGACTGGCACTGGATATTCGAAAGAGGTCAAAGACTTGGTTTAGATATGAGGAAGGCGATTAAATCCTTACATCCCCAACACTCATACACAAGAAAAGATACGATTCTCAAATTAGCAAATGAAGTCGAAGATTTTCTTCAAACATCAATTTGGGGATATAATGTAATCGATATAATTCATGCTGTTCGAAGAGCTCAAGCCATCAATTCAAATATCAAGGCGGCTGGTTTGAAGTATATCACAAAGTTTATTAATAAAGAGGCTCCTGACCGTGTTTATATCGAACACACGGACATTGGAAAATTTTATGCCGCTAAGGAAGAATATTGGTTAAATATTAAAAACGGTAATTACAAGAAGGTTGGTTTGGACCCAAAGATTGATGAGGTATGTGAAAAAAGAAATGACATTTATATCAAAACTACTGGTGACAATCTTGTTGAGAGATATCTTGATGATGACTTGGAAGAAACCTTGGCTGTGGATAAAGAATTTAACCAAGCGTCATTTCTACTTGCATCTATGATTCCTACGACTTACGAAAGAGTATCAACCATGGGAACTGCGACTCTTTGGAAAATGCTGATGCTTGCTTGGTCATACAAACACGGACTGGCAATCCCTGCCAAACAATCGAAGACAGACTTCGTAGGAGGTCTTTCTCGACTACTTAAGGTTGGTTATAGTAAGAATGTATTAAAGCTCGACTTCTCCTCTCTATACCCCTCTATTCAGCTTGTGCATGATGTATTTCCTGATTGTGATGTGACAGGTGCGATGAAAGGAATGTTGAAGTATTTCCGTGACACACGTATTCGTTACAAACAACTTGCGGAAGAGTTTGAAAAGTCTGACCCACAAAAGTCCGCATCATATTCAAACAAACAATTGCCCATCAAAATATTCATCAACTCCATGTTTGGTGCTTTGTCTGCTCCACAAGTTTTTGCTTGGGGTGACATGTATATGGGGGAACAGATTACTTGCACAGGTAGACAATATCTGAGACAAATGATTAAATTTTTTATGTCTAAGGGTTATGTCCCACTTGTAATGGATACAGACGGTGTAAACTTCTCCAGTCCCGATGATGTGGAAAGTCATCACTATGTTGGTCGTGGGTTGAATTGGAAGGTAAAGGCGGGAAAAGTTTATAAAGGTCCTGAAGCGGACGTTGCAGAATACAATGACATATTCATGAGGGGTGAGATGGCTCTCGATACTGATGGTGTGTGGCCTTCATGTATTAATCTTGCCAGAAAAAATTATGCGGTCATGGACGCCAAAGGAAAGATTAAATTGACTGGCAATTCCATCAAATCAAAAAAACTTCCATTGTATATCGAGGAGTTTTTGGATAAAGGTATCAAATTACTTTTGGAGGGTAAGGGTAAAGACTTCGTGGAATATTATTATGAGTATCTTCAAAAAATATTCAACCAACAAATTCCCCTTTCAAAGATTGCACAAAGAGCGAAAGTTAAGTTAACACTCGAGGATTATAAAAAAAGATTAACCCAAAAGACTAAAGCAGGGAATACAATGTCCCGTATGGCACACATGGAACTTGCACTTCAAACGGGGATAGGTGTAAACTTGGGAGATGTTATTATGTATGTTAATAATGGTGTCAAAGCCTCTCATGGTGATGTCCAAAAAAAGGGAGACAGTGTTCAGATTAATTGTTACATGTTGGATGCAAACATATTAGAAAATAACCCCAATCTGACAGGTGAATATAATGTTCCAAGAGCAATTGTAACTTTCAACAAAAGAATTGAACCTTTACTTGTTGTTTATAAACAAGACGTTCGTGACCAACTACTTGTTACGAATCCTGAAGAAAGGGGAATTTTTACGGGAGAACAATGTGAACTAATCAACGGTATGCCATTCGAAGATGGAGACCAAGATAAACTTCAAGAAGATGTTTTAGATATAACATCGGATGAACTATCTTATTGGGAAAAACGTGGACTTGACCCTAATTACATGTATGAATTAGCCGAAGAAAATTGGGAAACTAAATTAGGATTGCTTAAGACCGTCTGAAGAAAGAATATACCAATTACCTCCAACGTATTGGAATTCTACACAGGCAAACTTATCTAATACAATTTCGTCCCATTCCTCGTCAATTTTTCCGACATCGGGTCTTACTGTTACCATAGTCATAGCTTTGACTACAACATGGTCTGTTGTTTTTGAATCTAAGACTAAAAATGATTGTGGGATTCCTCTAACAATTATACAAAATTCACCGTTGGTTCTATAATCCAATTCGGATACAACTGAAAGTTCAGATGTATTGATTGCATGACCATTAATAATTCTTTTGGATGGGATTGATTTTACTATTGCCATATTAGATTACGTAGATTTGACGAGGCATTGCTCTGAATTTCATTTGTTTATTTAAATTTTCAGCAATTTGTGCTTCTCTTTCCATAACCTTTTCAGGTCTTAGTCTTGTAAGCCATCCTTCAGCGCCCGTCAATTCTTCCATCAGTTTAGATTTTTCATCCTTGGCTTCAGTTAAAAGACTGGTGTAATCCATTGTAATTTCAGAATCAGGTGTCTTAAGATTCCCACTGTATTTACCTCTCACTCTTGCTAAGGTTTCTTTACAATATGCTGTAAACCATCTTCTTATCCATTGTTGTCCAGGAACATTGATATCTTCCCAACTCAAGGATTCAAGAGGAACGTCAGTCGGTAGTTTGATAATGTCAGGATTGTTTTTAAGACAATCAGCTCTACTGTCTGGTGTTACATCATAATACCAATACCAAACCGCTTTACCAGCATACATGTTGAAATTAGCCCAGTTAAATTTACCACCAGGGGTATTCATCAAGTGTATCAACTTTTTACCATCAGGTAATGCGGTAATCCTATATGTCATAGAACCACCGAGAATTCTATTCAAGATATTTGCTTCTTGCATTCTGATGAGGTAATCAAAACCAGACATCATAAAATAAGAACCTTGGTATCCCATCTGAGCGTATCCTGCTTCATTGGCACCCAAACCTATACCACCGAATCCAAATCCACCAAGACCTCCAAGTCCGAATGCTGTCCAAGCCTGATTACTAAACCAAAGAAGTTCATTGACTTCTCTGTTGGCTGGTATTTCGTATGTCTGAACATTCTTTTCAATTATGAAATAATCTTTCTTCAAGACCCATGGTCCTACGGTCTGAAGTCCAACAATCTTAGAATACGAATATGCAAATTGTTGTTCGAAGTCCATTGTCCTTGTAACCAAAGCTCTGGCAACAGACTTTTCATTCATATTGAGGTTTACTAAGTTAACCCATTGTGAATCGATTAGCCATTGTAGAATATATTCTTCATAATCACCAATAGATAATTCCATTAGCGAGTCCATCATTTCGTCTTCTAATTCTACACTTCTTAAGGGTGCTCCCAACAAGTGTTTGACTCTTGTATAAATTTTACTTCTTTCTGGTTCTGGTAGTGCTGCCATATCAAATAAATATCTTTATTATTCTATTTCGTGTAGTAGTGAACTAACGTTGAAGACATATTGGTTTTTATCACTTATAGGGTCGTTTTTGAATATAAGTATCTTATTTGTTTTAGGATTAATAAAAATATACCAATCGACTTCGTAATGCTTAACATTTCCTGTATCCAAAAGTTTAACTCTGTCCTCGATTATTGAAACATTAGAGAATGGTTTAACCTGTGCAGAAAACTTTTTTCCATCTAAAATCACATTTACATCAATACCTTTGAAGGCGTCTTGTTTTCCACCATGTGAACCAATCTTTTCAATTTTAGCATTACCATCAAAATAGTCTTCTATTTTTTTAATTGCGTTGTCTTCAGACTTTTGACCCCTATCCCAAAGTTTTTTAAGGACTTTGATTATATTGATAAAGTCTTCGTTATTCTCTGTAAAGATTTCGTTTCTGAAGTGGTCCAATGCTGAAATAAATCTAGTTGTTTCCTTTAGAGTTCTTTTTTCTTTTTTTGAAAAATCAAACTTCTTTTCTGACCTTCCAATTAATTCAATCTGTTTGTTTACTGCTTTTACCAATAAACAAAATGTATTGAAATTTGTATTAAGGTTATTGAGTATAGACCTACCCTCGGGTGATTCTACACCATAAAATCCTGACATCTCTTCAGTATTACCCTCAACCCAAAAATGTGAAAATACTTTTTTTAGAACGTAGGATACTCCCTCCTGATATCTTTTTTTGATTGCGTAATTATTAATCAAGTCTCTATAGAACAATACTTCTTTTGGATTACAGAATTGTGGTTCTTTTGATTCAGTAATTATTCCTTGAAATTTGTTCGACTCTAGTAGTTTTGTTTCAACTTTCATTTCATAAAGTTTCTGAACAAAATCCCAATTGACCACCTTCCAAAAATTTGAAATGTATTCGTCTCTCTTATTTCTGTATTTCAAATAGTAGGCGTGTTCCCAAAGGTCCAAACCTAATAGAGGGAAACCTCCACCTTCGATAACATTCATAAGTGGATTGTCTTGATTTGGTGTCGACATTATTTTCAAAGTATTTTTTGAGGTTAAAATTAACCATACCCAACCTGAGCCAAATCTATCCTTTGCAACAGTTTCAAATTTCTTTTTGAATAGATTGAAACTACCGTATTCTTTGGTAATTTTTTTATACAATTCCCCTGTTAATTTTTTTGGTGTTGGAGACAACATATTCCAAAAAAGTGCGTGATTGAATGCTCCTCCAGCGTTGTTCCTTACTACTTGGTCGTATCGACTAATGTTTTTGACAATTTTTTCTAAGTCTAAATCTCCATGTTTTTTCTTTGACAGGGCGGCATTTAATTTATCTACATATCCCTTATAGTGTTTGTTGTAGTGGAAATTCATCGTTTCTGCGTCGATGAATCCTTTGAGGGCTGAATAAGAATAGGGTAGTTTTTCTATTCCAATTTTTTTCATTTCTGTAATCAACAATTGTTTTTCTGTTTCGATATGGTTTTCGGTAATTTGTTTTTCAATTTGTTGAATTCTTTCTTCTATTTTTTTCATATTGGCGAGTTATTCGTTTTATATAAATAACTCAGAATTGTTTTAAGGTTTGATTGACTTTAATTTATTTTAACATAAATGTCACTGTTGGTTGGTAGGGCTAATGTATTATGATGATATATAATTTTTCCGTTTTCTGAAAAACTTGTTATGACAACCTCTTCATTTAGGTCAACGTTAGCTAGTAATTTTGAATGTAATTTGTCTGATATAATTTTAATTCTATCACCAACTCTCAATTCAACTCCTTGGTGATTAGTTACTTTCTCCATCTATGTTAAGGGCGTAATTCGTTTATTCTTTTCAGAATTTCTTCGGCAGTGTCACCGATGTTTTGATTGTCACCCATAACGGTCGCGATGACTTGCTTCTTATTATTAAGTATGTCATATATCGCGCCTTCGATTGTGTTTTCAAATATTGGATAATAGACTAACACATTATTTTTTTGTCCAAATCTGTATGCCCTATCTTCAGCCTGAGAGTGGTCCGATGGTAGGAATGATAAGTCGTTCATAATAACCGCTTCTGCGGAAGTCAAAGTAAGTCCAACACCCGCAGCCTTTATGTTACCGACAAAAACTTTTATTTTATCATTTTCTTGAAATTGGTCAACACTAAATTGTCTATCTTGTTTTGTCATTGACCCATCAACTTTGACGGCAGTTTTTCCAAAATGTTGAACAATTTGATTTAGTGAATCTGTGAAGTTACAAAATATGATAACTTTTTTGTCCTGCTCTAATATGTTTTCGGCAAGTTCTATTGTTTGAGATATTTTCTCGTTGGCAATAACTTGTCTAACTTTTGTAAGTTTTGAAAATTGAACTGTTAACGATTTTGACTCGTCGGGGTTTTTATCATACCAATTATAATATTCCCCCATGAGTTCTTCATAGTCCTTTGATTTGAGTCTGAGATAAACAGGTGTGATAATTTTTTCAGGTAAATCCAAAACGTCTTCTTTCAATCTCCTTAGGATTGTATTCGAGGTTCTATCCCTTAGTTCATCTAAATTAGACGCACCCATTACGTTCCATACTTTCCTTGCTCCGACCTTGAATTGATATCCACTGCAATATCTTATGACGTAGGCCATCCAGTTCTTGGCAACAGGGGAATCTACGAGACTCAATAAATTATAATAATCAATTGGTCTTGATGTCATCGGTGTTCCTGTTAATAACCAAAGTCTGTCAATTTTTTTTATGAAGTCGTTTATAAGTTTGGTTCTTTGTGCTTGAGCATTTTTGATATAGTGTGCTTCATCAATAACAACCAAATCAAAATTGGCTCTAAGAATTTGCGAATCATCTTTCTTTTTAGGGTCATGGAAGTTTTTTAGAATGTCGTAGTTTATGATTACAAAGTCGTGTTCTGTGCTAAAGTTTTTACCCTCCGCTATGTATATTGTCCTGTCAGAGTAATTTTCAATTTCACGCTTCCAGTTTATCTTCAAAGTTGCGGGACATATGATTAAAACCTTTTTAGCCCCTGTTTCTAAGGCTGCAATTATAGTTGAGGTTGTTTTACCCAAACCCATATCATCGGCCAAAATATATTTTTTATTTTCAACCAGTTTCTGAATGGATTCTTTTTGATGGTTTAACGGGGGTCTGTTTGAATATTTTTCAAAATCGATGACAACGTCTTTAACGGTGTTGTCTTTTATTATAGAAGCCTTGGGTAACCAAAAATCATGTAGTTGTTCAGAGTCCCAAATCTTTCCCCAAATATGATAAGCTTTGTCCTTCTCCGCTAGAAGTTTTTCAACCCAGACTTTTTGTGGGATTTCAGTATACATCTTGTCGTCAGCTAATTTCTGTGCAAAATATGCGTCTAAAATTACCCACTTTTTGGCAACTTTGGGTTGTTTGTCGTGGTTATTGATTATGTATTCTGATTGACTTCTTGTTGGGTAGAATTTTTTATTTACTTGGGATTTCCTTTGTAGTTCCAAGATATAATTGTTATACCCCTCATATTGTTCAAGAAGTGTTAGTGCTTTTGACTCGAGTGATATTTCTGATAAGCTCATTTTACTTCAATGTGACTTCTACCGTCAGACCAATAACTTTCATCACCATAATAAGTTGTGACTTCCTCATCTTTCGAAATTGGTTTTGTTGCTTTAAATCTTAAAATGTCTTTGTCCAAATCGTCTTCCCATGTTGCGTTATAGTTTTCGGAATGGTTATATAGTGAACCATATCCAAGAGCAATAACGTGGTTTTGCCAATTCTCTCCTTTTGGAAATACAAATGTATAGTCAATTAAGGTGTAGTTTGTTTCTCCTCTTTGAACAGGTAATCTAAGAATCGGACACTCTTCAATAACCTCACCCTCGTTTATGTCTTCACATGCGAAAACCCCCCAACCGTGAATTGAACTTTTTCTTACTTGTAGTTTTGTATTTCTTTGAATTTCCATTTGGATTAAATATAATAAACTTAAAAGTATTTATCAATATAAACAAGTTCAGCTGACTATGGCAGAGAAATTAGTTCCAATTACAAGACTCGGTAAATTTTTTGGCGGTGAGGATTACGCTCTCGACATTGGTATGGGTGAGGAGTGGTTAATTGGTGATATGAATTTCACCGTAATTTTATATAGAATAGATAGATACAAAACCAAAACTGATGATGTATATGGTGAAGTTTTGGAAGATGGTATTCAGTTCTTAGCTCCCGTTGAATTGAAGGGTTACGTTCAGGTTATGGCTCCTACAAATAAAACTGTTGGTAACTCTAGAGTTGAGTTACAAGAACCAGGTAATATGAGATTTAGTATTTACCAAAAAACTTTGGATGACATGGGTGTTGATATATTCATGGGTGATTATTTTGGATATTATGAAAGTGAAGATAGAGTAAGATATTATGTTGTTAGTGATGATGGATATGTAAAGTCAGACAATAAACACACCTATGGTGGTTACAAACCTTTCTATAGAACTGTTGTTGCCACATGGGTTAGTGAAAACGAATTTAACGGAATCTAATTATGAGATTTATTTTAAAAGAATCACAATTGGGTTTTTTATTAGAACAAATATCCTATGACCCAAATGTTGAAATCATACAAAAGTATCTGATAAAAAAGGGGTATGATTTGGGTAAGTATGGTCCAAACAAAGATGGAGTGGATGGTAAGTTAGGACCTTTGACAAGAGGTGCGATGGAACAAGAGTTTGGTTTGAAAATTGTGAGAAAAGGTTCCTCATCACAAAAAACATCTGGTGAGTATGATGCAATTTTAGTTGGGGGGTTAGATAATAGGTCTGGTGACTTAAATATAGATTCACAAGTAAGTTTATTGAAACAGGGGATTGGAACTGAAAAGAATGTTAAAGGTTTTAGGTTTAACACACCATCCTCTACAATTATAGATTTTATCAATAAAAACCCAGGAATCCCGATTTATCTTTTCAGTGCGGGATGCAGGAAATCTAATGAGATTTCAAATGTCTTGGGTCAAAATAAAAATAACTTGTTCATCATTGAGCCATATGCTGCTGGAAGTGAAACGAAAAATAATGTAAGAAATGCTGTGAACAACGGAGTTCCTGCTTCAAATGTTTTTGTTGGAAACTCAGTCGGGAGAGGACAAGGGATTGTGATTGGGGCGAGTTCATCCAAGTCAGACTCTCATTGGAATGCACTTAAAACTGTGGGTTCAATGACTAAAAATAATTAATATGCCATTACCAAAACAAGTCATACCAACTTTACCATTAGTTCCCAAGAAGACTCTTTCTGCAAGGAGGGAGCAACTCTTAGAATATATTAATAAGGATGGGACTTATCTTCCTAAATCAGTATTACATGCGGATTTGGACAGAGGTATGTTGGACTTTGTAAAAAACGATTTGAAGGTTGTTACTGGAGGTAAAACTGTTCCGATGATTGACATACTATTGACAACACAAAATTGGAGTCAGTATGTTGAAACTGCAACATTTGTTAACTTAGATTATAATGTCGAACCTCCATTCGTTACTGTTGTGAGAAATCCTGAGGTGAAATACGGAACCAATCCATCTTTACAATACACAATACCAAACAGAAAACAATTTTATTATGCATCTGTTCCGACTTGGAATGGTAACGAACAAGGTATGGACATATATACAATTCCACAACCAGTTCCTGTTGATATTAATTATAGTGTGAAGATTGTGTGTAACAGAATGAGAGAATTGAATCAGTTAAATAAAATTACACTTCAGAAGTTTTCTTCGCGTCAAGCCTATACCTTCATAAAAGGGCAGTATGTTCCGATAATTATGAACAATATTTCAGATGAATCACAAATGACATTGGAGTCAAGGAAGTATTATGTTCAATCATATGATTTTACAATGTTGGGTTACTTGATTGATGAGGAGGAGTTTCAGGTGAAACCAGCCATTGCTCGCGTCGCTCAAGTTGTGGAACTTGACACATCTACGATTAGTAAAAGAAGAAGGAAGTTTCCTGAAAATCCTGACGAGTTTTTGTCAAATTTTCAATACGTGGTTGGTAATGACTCTTTGTCTGAGTTCATTGATTTCACTGCAGATATGACTTGGGTTGGTTCTGAGAACATCTCTAATTTTGATGTCTTTATTAATGGAGATTATTTCGGTTCGAATGTTAATAAAATACAAATAACAACCAACGACATTCTTACAATATCCGTAATGAAACAAGACAACCTGAAAGAAGGTTCTATAAAGTTTGATAGTAAGTTGGTTTAGTCCTCCCCATACAAATCTTTCTTTTCTTTACACTTCTCTAATATTAAATTTTCTAAGAATTTATAAATCTTTATCCCCCTTTTATCACAGTATTTTTTCAATACCTCGTGAACCTCAGGTGCTATCTTTATATTCTTTATTTCTTTCTTTTTATTCATAGGTAGAAAAAAGGTAGAATTTATTCTCACCATTTACAAATAGATATTCAAAAGTCAAGTTTTTTCATTCAGATTAGAATATTTATCATTAAAATAAATCTGCATAGAATAATTTAATAATGGCAACAGCACAAGCAAATCAAAAAGTTTATGTTTCACCTGGTGTTTATACCTCTGAAACGGATTTATCATTCGTGGCTCAGAGTGTGGGTGTTACTACGTTAGGTTTAGTTGGGGAAACAATTAAGGGTCCCGCATTTGAACCGATTTTTATAACGAACTACGATGAATTTCAGGCATATTTCGGGGGGTCCGAGCCTGTAAAATTTGTTAATACACAAATCCCTAAATATGAAGCGGCTTACATTGCCAAATCTTACTTACAACAATCTAATCAATTGTTCGTAACAAGAATCCTTGGTCTTTCAGGATACGACGCAGGTCCGTCTTGGAGTATCAAAGTTGTTGCTAATGTTGACCCAACTACGGTTGGTTTCAATCCTGCAACAGCTACCCCTTGGGTGGTAAACTTTACAGGAAGTTCGACAGGGAATACAATTTCTTTTCTTAATTCATTCCCTTCACAAATTAACAATTCGTTGACTTCACTTTATAGAATGAGTGACGGAAGCACATCTAATATCCAATCCGATATTTTAGGGTTTGTGAAAGATGTTCTAACAACAAATTCATTGTCTTCAACAACTGCAAATGTATATGGTGCAATTCCAGAAAGTGACTATTATAGTTTGTCTACAGGACGTAACTTAGTCAACGTATATAATTGTGATAATATAAATTATCCTCTTAATGATTTAACAAGTGGTTTGAATGATTCTTGGTTCTATGCAAACTTTAACAACTATTCCAATGATAACTATTCAGGTTATTCTATGGACTATATTGTTTCATCAATAGCAACAGGAGCTTCTAATAGTTTCTCGGGTAGTATTTCTGGTAATGTATATACATGGTCAGGAACTGCTTTCAGTGAATATAATAACATGGTTGTAGCGACAATCCGTTCAAGAGGTATATCACTTTTTGAAAATAGTGCAGCAAGTAATGCTCACGGTCCAATTTACGAGGTAAACTCGGGTGGAACTGTTTCAGGATTGAGTGCATTAACTATGGTTTGTTCGGGACAATACTCAGGGGTTACAATTAATCCTTACGAAACCTTCTTGTTATCAGGTATAACGAAAGATAATGATAATTTCAGTTTTGAAGTTTCATTGTCGGCACTTTCTTCTAAGTTTATAACTAAAGTATTAGGGACGGACAATTTCGGAAAATCTAGACAGGAGGTTCCTGTATTCGTTGAGGAAGTTTATCCAGCTTCTTTGGCTTATGCTTATAATCAAAGTTATATCCGTGGATTAGATTGTCAGTTGATTGGTTTACCTGGAGCAAGAACAGAAGACCCAAGTTCAATTGCTTATAACGTAGAAAAATATCAATCACCTATGACACCATTCTTGGTTTCAGAGTTGAGAGGTAATAAAGTTTATAAATTATTCAGATTCATATCAATCTCTGATGGAGATGCAGCTAACGTTGAAGTAAAAGTTTCAATCGCGAACTTGTCTTTTAACAACATGACATTTGATGTTTTAGTTAGAAATTTCTTTGACACCGATGCGAACCCTGTTGTGATTGAGAAATTCACAAATTGCACTATGGACCCAGCTTCAAATAACTTTGTGGCTAAAAAGATTGGTTCTTCTAATGGTGAGTTTGCTTTAATATCAAAATATGTGATGGTTGAAATGTCTGAAGAGGCACCAATAGATGCACTTCCTTGTGGATTCTACGGATACACTCAAAGAGAATATGCATCTGTTAGTAATCCATCTCCTGTTCCAAAGTTCAAAACAAAATACTACTTCCCTGGTGAAGTTATCTATAACCCACCTTTCGGTGCAGCAACTGGAGGTGATAATTTAGTCGAGTCACCTGGTGATATAGTGAGAAGAAGTTACTTAGGTTTTTCAACTCAGTTCGGAATTGACGAATCATTCCTTTCTTATAAAGGTAAACAAAATCCACCTTCTTGGGTCATTGCTCCAATCCCTGTCGAGGGTGCTACTTGGAACTACTTAAGTAAAGGTTTCCATATGGACTCAGGTGCAACTGTAGTTACTATTGGTAATGTTTATCAAACAAGTGGAACACCGGCATTTGAGTGTGGGGTTGCTGATTTCAGATTTGACCCAGAAACACAAGAAAATCCTTACTACTTTATCTACTCAAGAAAATACACAGTATGTTTCGCTGGTGGGTTTGATGGTTGGGACATTTATAGAGAATATAGAACAAACCAAGATAGATTCCAATTGGGAGCATCAGGTTACTTGGCGGGTGCATCTGCATCATCAAGATATCCTTCAGCAACTGGTCAAGGTTTATTTAAGAGAATTGTGGTTGAAAACAATACACAAGATTTTGCTAACACTGACTATTATGCTTATCTATTAGGTATTCTTACGTTCAGAAATCCTGAAGCTACTAATATCAATGTATTTGCAACTTCAAGTATCGATTATTACAATAACTCAAACCTTGTTGAAGAAGCTATCGACATGATTCAGTTCCAAAGGGCTGATTCTGTTTATATAGCAACGACACCAGATTATAACATGTATACTCCTGATGGAACAAACTCTTTGGATATTATTTATCCTCAGGAAGCGGTTGATAACTTAGATAACACAGGAATTGATTCTAACTATACATCTACTTACTATCCTTGGATTTTGGTGAGAGATACAGTAAACAATACACAGATTTACTTACCACCAACAGGTGAAGTTTGTAGAAATTTAGCTCTTACAGATAACATATCCTTCCCATGGTTCGCGTCAGCGGGTTACACAAGAGGTCTTGTAAATTCAATAAAGGCAAGATTGAAGTTGACTCAAGAGGATAGAGATACTCTTTATCAAGGAAGAATCAACCCTATTGCAACTTTTGCGGACGTTGGAACTGTAATTTGGGGTAACAAAACCCTACAGGTTGCGGATACCGCTCTAAACAGACTTAACGTAAGAAGATTGTTACTTCAGGCTCGTAAGTTAATTTCAGCGGTGGCTGTAAGATTACTGTTCGAACAGAACGACCAAGTAGTAAGACAACAATTCTTGGATAGTGTGAACCCAATCCTTGATTCAATTAGAAGAGATAGAGGTCTATATGATTTCCGTGTGACAGTATCTTCTTCACCTGAAGATTTAGACAGAAACACATTAACAGGAAAGATTTACTTAAAACCAACGAAGGCTCTCGAATTCATAGATATTGAATTCTTTATTACACCAACAGGAGCTTCGTTCGAAAATATCTAATAAAAACGGGGGGACAAAATCCCCCCATTTTTTAGCCATACTAAATGAGAAAAGAGATTACAGAAGGTTTCAAAGACGAGAAAACCCCGGATTTAAAATATTACGCTTTCGACTGGGATGACAATATTGTGCACATGCCGACAAAGATAATTCTGAAAGATTCAGACGGAGAAGAGGTAGGTATGTCAACCGAAGATTTTGCAGAATACCGACACATTGTAGGAAAAGAAGATTTTGAATATAACGGACATAAGATTGTTGGGTTCGGTGACAATCCGTTTAGAAACTTTCGAACTGAAGGAGACAAAGACTTTTTGATTGATTCTATGCAAGCAAAGAAGGGACCAGCTTTTGATGACTTTAGAGAAGCAATAAATAATGGTTCAATATTTGCAATAATCACTGCAAGGGGTCATAATCCCGAAACCCTGAAACAATCCGTCTACAATTATATTGTAAATGATTTCGGCGGGATATCCAAAGATGAACTAATCAAAAATTTAAAAAAATATAGGAACTTTACAGGTGAAGAAGATTTATCTGATAAAGAACTTATCGACCTTTATTTGGATTTAAACAAATACCATCCCGTTTCTTTTGGAGATGAGTCGGGTGCCACAAATCCCGAGGAGGCGAAGGTTAGAGCGATGAATGATTTTGTGGACTACATTAAGAATATGGCAGCATTACTTAATAAAAGAGCATGGTTAAAAAACGACATAGGAAACAAATTTACACCATCTAAACCATCAATTGGTTTTTCAGACGATGACCCAAGAAATGTAGAAGTAATGAGAAAAGCCTTTAAAGATAAACCAGATAATTTAGTTAAAACATATTCTACTGCTGGAGGAACTAAGAAGGAAGTGCAATAAGAATACTTTTTTTAAAAATTAAAGTAAAGAGAAATATTTTCTAACAGACTATATTTATAACATATAAACACTGAAAACAAAAAATTAATTATATGGCTGATTTACTGATGAAAATGCCCATACCTTACGAACCGAAACGTCAGAATCGATTCATTCTAAGGTTTCCGTCAAGTTTAGGTATTAATGAGTGGTTCGTGGAGTCTGCTTCAAGACCATCTATCAAGATAAACTCAACTGAAATTCAATTCTTAAACACTTCAACATTTGTTGCAGGTAGATTTAACTGGGATGAAATTCAGGTAAAATTTAGAGACCCAATTGGTCCTTCAGCTGCACAAGCACTTATGGAATGGGTTCGTCTACACGCTGAGTCGGTAACAGGTCGTATGGGTTACGCAGCGGGTTATAAAAAAGATATTGACCTTGAGATGTTGGACCCAACAGGGGTGGTGGTAGAAAAATGGATTCTCTATGGAACCTTCCTAACAAGTGCAAACTTCGGAAGTCTGTCTTACAGTCAGGACGCTCTTGCAGATATTACTTGTGGATTGAGAATGGATAGATGTGTGTTAGTTTACTAATACTCTTTATAAAAAATCGTTTCTAATTATATTTAACCGTAGACATAAACTCTACGGTTATTTTTTTTTTATGGATGAACAAACAAGAAATTATGCACAGAGTAATTTAACATTACCTCACGATATCGTGCCCTTACCATCTGAAGGGGTATTTTACAAGAATAAAAAGAAATCTGTGAAGGTTGGTTATCTGACCGCAGCTGATGAAAACATTCTTATGGCTGGTGGATTGGATATTACCACTAATCTTTTGAGAAATAAATTATACGAACCTGACATGAGGATTGATGATTTATTGGAAGGAGATGTGGAAGCTATTTTAGTATTTTTAAGAAACACAGGTTTTGGACCAGAGATGAACTTAAACCTTACCGACCCACAAACCAAAAAGACTTTTCCTGCGACAATTGTATTGGACGAATTGAATGTAAATAAAGGACAAAAACCAAATGAAGACGGAACTTTTATCACTACTTTACCAAAATCAAATTCAACAGTCAAACTCAAACCTATTACATATGGTGAGATAAACGAAATACAAAAAATCATAGATACATATCCCCAAGGGAGAGTTGCACCAAAAGTTACTCTCAGGCTTAATAAAGAAATTGTTGAGGTAAATGGAACTAGTGACAGAGCGGAAATTGCCAAGTTTGTAGAACAAATGCCAATTATGGACTCCAAGTATATTCGTAAGTTCATGGATGAAAATGAACCTAAATTGGATTTGAGAAGAGAAGTAATAGCCCCATCAGGAGAAAGACTAACAGTCAACGTTGGTTTTGGGGTTGAATTTTTTCGCCCTTTCTTCGGATTATAGGAAAGGTCAAATTGATGAATTCTATTATTTGAATAGATTGTTGAATATAAGTTGGACCGATTTTGAAAAAATGCCTCTTTTTGTGAGAAGATATATTTTGGATAAATGGGTTGAAGAAAATCAAAAGGACTGAAAAATCAGTCCTTTTGTATTTATATAATATTACTAAATTATGCAAGCAGATTACGGAGGACAAATAGGCGGGGAAACAACACCAGAAGGATTTGCCGCAAGGATAAAATCGCTTTTAGATATTGGTGTAGAAGACTTTGCTTCAGCGGTCACAAGATTGAGTCAGGCCTCAACCGATATCAATAAGGTATTCACCCAAGGAAGACAAAGAGTAGTTGAACTTCAGCAGGCAGTTGCGGATTCAGTTCCTGACGTTCTTAGACTTGGAGGTTCAGTTCAAGATGTTAGTAGTGCAATCGAAGGAGTTGCCAAAGCGGCAAACAGGAATGTGTTGGCAACACAAGAACAAATCGAAAAGTTATATGCTGCAAATAAAATTCTAGACCTGAGTGCAGAGAGTCTTACCAACAGTTTCATGAATGTTGGTATGTCTGTGAAAGACATTGGAAAGAATTTAGAGTCATCAATACAGTATGTTCAAAGTATAGGAGGAAACGCTGCTGAGGTTGTCAAAGACATGACTGCAAACATGGACCAACTCAACCGTTATCAGTTTGAGGGTGGTGTGAAAGGTTTAACAAAAATGGCAGCACAAGCCTCAATGTTAAGGTTTGACATGAACCAAACTTTTCAATTGGCGGAAAAGGTTCTGAGCCCTGAGGGTGCAATTCAAGTAGCATCAGCATTCCAAAGATTAGGTGTTTCCGTAGGAAACTTAGTTGACCCTTTTCAACTGATGAATCAATCCATCAACGACCCATCAGGTTTACAAGATAGTTTAGCCCAAATGACAAAACAGTTTTCTTATTTCGATGAGGAAACTAAAACATTCAAAATCAATCCACAGGGAGTTCTGACAATTAATGAGATTGCAAATCAAACTCAAATGAGTGCTAAAGAACTTAGAGAAATGTCTTTAGCTGCTTTAGAATTGGACAGGAGATTATCTGCGGTAAGTGCTGCAGGTCTTTCTATTGCAAGTGAAGAGGACAAACAATACTTAGCTAACATAGCCACAATGACGAGTGAGGGGACCTATGAAGTAAAAATCAAAGATGAAAAGTCTGGTGAGTATATTACAAAAGAACTTTCACAAGTTACTCAAACAGAATTTGACAAATTGATACAGGAACAAAAAAAAGGACCAAAAACTTTAGAGGATTTGGTTAGAAGTCAAATGAATTATACGGAGTCAATTGAGGCTGACGTATCTGCAATAAGAAATAAGTTGGTTGGTGGACTTGCCTCTGCTTCTCCTGTCTTAAGAGGATTTGAGGGTGCAAGAAATGTTATCTCTACAATTGGTGGTGAACTTTCGGATATAGGTGGAACAAAAGAAGTTAGAGAAAAGGTTCAAAAATTCATGTCGGGTATGGGAAGTATTGTTGATGAATTAGCAGACCCAAACACAAATAAGTTGTCGGTTATCCAAAAATACATGGCAAGTTTTGGAACTGAACTTGATGATATAAAAAATGATTTGAATAAAGCAATAAAAAGTGCTTTAGAAAAATCAAAAAACAAACTCAATACAGATAATAAAGTTGAAGCTGCTGGTTCGTGGGTGCTCGGTAAAGTTCTTGGTCAAGAAACAACTAACACAAAGGCAAGTAAACAAGCTGAAATTTTGAATGACGCTTCGAAAAAAGCAGAATCTTTAGCCAAAGAAGGTAAGATTCCTTATGGGACACAGGTAAATTCAAAAGTGGAGTTTGGTGTATTGAAAGTTGATTTGAACATCCAAGGAAACCAAACCTTAAACGAAACGCAAAAACAAGAGATAGTTAAAATTTTAAGTGATAAATTTAGAGAAATTGGGGTCCAAAATTATATGGTTCAGGTTAGCCAAAAGAATCCTTCAACAGCATCTGGTATAGCCAAAGCCAAATAAAAAATACTATATAACCTATTTATAGAAAAATAATTGATGGCGAGTTTATTAGAATTTTCATCTTCCTCAGGATTCAGAAAAAAGTTACTCACAAGGAACCTTACACCATATGCTAAGGCTCCTAATAGACCGTCACAACCGATAGACACGGAATATATCCAAAGCGATTCTTCTGTTCAAGACAGTCCAGACCAACTTATTGATGAACCTAGTTTTGCTAACAGACTCTACCCTCTCAACCAATGGGGGTCAGACGGTGGATATAAACAAGCACCAGACCCGACAGGATTACTTAATACGAAGTCAAATCAAGGAGAATATGGACCAGGTCAACAAGATGCAAGATTACTTGGTCAGGCCGAACCTGAATCGTTGAGATGGAAAACGGTTAACGCATATTCAAATGGTTCTGAAGCTCTGTTAGACAGTGGGGAATATATTACTGAACCTAATTTTGTTATAGGTGGAACAAGATTATATAATAATCAACCCTACCCGACAACATTCGTCCCTTCATTATATGGACCTGTTACTATTCTATTAACCAAAGACCCACTGGGTAGTAATGGGTTATTGAGTCAAGATTCCTTCATTGCCAAGTTGGGAGCTCAAACCTTGAGGAAATCTTTTGAGGAAAGAATTGCTGCACAAATAAGACAAAATACATTAGGTAGAGTAAATCTATTCAATGTTGACAGCGGGAACGATGTTTTGAATTTAATAACAGGAAGAGTTCCATTGTTGGAACCAAACTGGACTATTACAACCCCAAGTAACCCAATATTAGCCGCAACAGATTTTGCGCTCAGACTTGCTGGAAGTATATTACCTGTATCCCCAATCCCAGGTTCTTATTGGGACCCATCAATAAATTCAGGACAGCCAACAACAATACAACAACTACAGAATGCATTTAGAAGAAGTGCTGTTGGAAACTTTTTCAATAGACTTTTAGGTGCCCCTCAATCAGGTTCTCAACTCTTCCTTAATAACACAGGTGGAGGACAAAAGTCTAGACTTTTCGCCAACATCGATTTTAACAAATTCAAACCGAACTACGAAAGAACTTTCTTGGACAGAGCCGCTGGTGCAATTGTTGGTGGTTTATCAGACAATAGTAACTATTATGTTGGTTCAAGAACATCAGAACCATCACAAGTCTTTTCTCCTGCGGGTGCATTACCCGTAAATGAGTTTGGGGTAGTCCAACAATCTCCTGTTTTTGGACCAACTGAGTTAGCTCAACTTTATGAAGGACCTAGTCAAGATGTAAAATTAGGTGCTAATGGACCAACGTATAGTGACGGTGGTGGTATCGAAGGTGGGTTTACTTGGGTTTCACCGAAATACAAGGGAAATGCTGGTAAGAGAGTGGGTCTTGGTGGGGAGGTGACAAGAGAAGATGAAGATTTCAGACCATCATCCTATAACTCAACAGAATCAACTGAAAGAAGATTTAGAGAGGGTTCAATTCTTGATGACACTCAAAGATTAATAGACAGTCAACCACAAGGAGGAAAAAGATTACAACACGTAGGTAATGCCATAGACCAAGTATCCAAAGTTTTCAACGACGGATATAAAGAAATGACAAAGGGTTCTAGAGTTTATAGATACGAAGGGGCTGTAGGACAGGAAGTTGGAACAGAATATTGTAGAGTTTTTGCTAAGGATACTCCATATCTTCAATATAATGATTTACAAAAGGTAGATGGTATAACAATTAATGGAAGAAGATTTGTAGATTCAGTTTTAGATAACACATATAATTTGAACATTGCTCCAAACAAACAAGAAGGTGGTCAAAGTTCTACAAATTTAATAGGAACTACAAATACCGCATTTGCAAAAAAATACATGTTCTCATTGGAAAATCTTGCTTGGAGAACCTCTTCTACACCAGGAGCATCAGTCTCTGATTTACCTGTTTGTGAGAGAGGACCTAATGGAGGAAGGGTTATGTGGTTCCCACCTTATGGACTTACCTTTAATGAAAACGTATCTGCGTCATGGAACACTAGTGAGTTCCTTGGTAGACCAGAGCCAATATATACATATAAGTCAACAAGTAGAGGTGGGACTTTGGCTTGGAAGATAGTTGTTGACCATCCTTCAGTTTTGAATGTTATAGTCAACAAGGTTCTTGCAAATGAAACCAATAGAACAAGAGTTAATAGTATTATAGATTCATTCTTTGCGGGATGTAGGAAATACGATTTATATGAATTAGCTAAGAAGTATTACACAATCAATCCGAATGACTTGTATCAATTACAAGAAGCTATTACCTCAAAGAAGTTGACAAGAGAACAAATTGAATGGTCTAAACTTGAGATTCAAACAGGGGTTGATGGTGGACAAGGTCAAGACATCAGTCAACCTGGACCCACTGAAAGTGAACTATTAAAATATAAAGATGTTGGTTTGTATTTCGCAAATGATTATCCAAAAAAAGGGGACGTTACAGGATATGACCAGCAGAAACTGATATATGATGGTCAACGTGCAAAGTATGACACAAGTGCAGATACAAAAAGTTTTTTCGATGTTGTTGTAGATACTAACTTTAAAGTTGCTCAAAAACTAATTGATGATTTAGTTGCAAAATTAAAACAAACTAAAGGGTCTATTACAATCGTAATTGACTCAAGTTGTTCCGCACCACAAACACAAAGTTATAACGTAGAGTTATCAAAAAGAAGAATTGAGTCTGCTCAATTATTTTTCAATAAAAACCCTAAATTGTCCCAATACGTTAGTGAAGGGAGATTATTAGTTCAAGCTGGTAAAGGGTTTGGAGAATCTTTCATTTCTCAACCAAGAAAGTTTGAAGGACCTGAACCATATGATTTATCTGTTAAAAATTTGGGAAACTCATATAATTGCACTGACACCGATAGTAGCGTTGTGGGTGGAGATATACAAGTTCAAGCTAAAGATGTTTTCACACCAGGAGCAATGGCCTGTAGGAGGGCTTATATCTATAATATCATAGATAATACCACCGACAACACCCCTGAACCAGTTCCCACACCTCAATATACCGATGTATTAGTGTCTAATACAGTTGTAACAACAACTGAGACAGAGGAGATTTCAAGAGAATGGAGAAGAAGAGATAACATTACTAAAAGGGTTATTAGGTCCCTTCTATCTGAGTGTGATTACTTTGAGACAATAAAGGCAGAAACACCTATGGTTTTTGACAACCTAAAAGACAAACTAAAGTTCTTCACACCGGCATTCCACTCAATGACACCAGAGGGATTAAACTCGAGGTTAACATTCTTACAACAGTGTATGAGACCTGGTGACACAATTCCTACAATCAAAGAAGTCAATGGTTCACCTGTGTTACAATACAACAATGCTGTAAACACAACATTTGGAGCACCTCCAGTTTTAGTTTTGAGAATTGGTGATTTTTATAATACCAAAATCATACCTGAGAGTTTATCATTACAATATGAGGAGTTGGACATAAATCCTGAGGGTATAGGGGTTCAACCAATGATTGCAAATGTTAGTTTGAATTTCAAGTTCGTTGGGGGTAGCGGTCTAAAAGAATCTGTTGATAGATTACAAAACGCTTTGACATTCAATTATTATGCGAATACTGAGATATATGATGACAGAGCCGATGTTACAGCACAAGAGGATTTCTTGAAAGTCTTAGATGACGAGTTTCTGGCAATGGCGGTTCCACCAAAACCACCTGCAGCTAATCAAGCGGCACCAAATAATGGACAAAATAATAACCAAACAATCGGTAGTATTCTAAACAGAACGAATCAACCTTTTGGTGAAAACGGAACTATTTCATATTCTGATTTCATGGTAAATTTTGTCAATCAAACTCAAACTTATTTTCAAAATGTTGTTAACAAACAAATTACAATCACATCTCAGTATAATAACGCGGTAAGGCAACAATGGATGGCTGAGAGAAATTATACATACGGAGGAACATCTGTGGATACCGCACCAGTATCAATATACATTTTTGGAAAACCAAATAATGTTGAGAACAGATTCAATCAGATATTTGCTAATTTGGAGGAAGACATTACAAATGATGATGACCAATTTATCAACTTCATTTCAGATACCACAAAAAATCTGACTCCAAGAGTAATAAATGCAATTAAGACAAACTATTCAAATGTTATTAAAAACAAGAGGGGTGTTTTCCAAAATGCCGTAACCCAAATAACACAAGAGTTGGTTACACTGGAGACACAATATATTCAAAGTTGGTCAAGAGCCAACATAATTACTTATGATTATACGACTGGTTTTGCTTTCGATGGATTCCAATCAGCGAAAGGTGATGTGACGGTTTATGAAATATCAGGATTATCTGAAGTAGATGTTTCATCCACTTCTGCAACTGATACCTTGGATGAGTTGGTGATTGATTTACAAAAAGTGAGAGATAATATTTCAGAATTTAATGATATTATTTGGGCGACAAATTCTTTTGTTTATTCTCAAGACAATTTAACTTATGATGGTGTTATGGTTTATAAAACTGAGAATGGAATTGCAGACGGAGCACCTTCAACCGACGTAGTGTTTGAACCTTTTTCAAAAAAGGATGAGTTCACAAACGGTAATTTCAAAAGACAATATATGATATTCTCTGATGACATTTTGGATGACAAGAAATATCAAACATTCAAACAATCAATTATCGGAGACGTTATTAATAACACTGCACTCATAGGAGATTCAACAGCCGACGTTAGTAAGATTTTTGACGACTTTTGGATTGTAAAATCCAAACCTTTATATATTGAGGAAAATAACATAACTAAAGGATTCTTGGATAGTGTGGCTAAGAATGAGTTGAAAGATTTCTTAATCTATACACCATTCCCCAAAAAGAATAGAATCCTTGGATTTTCAACGGAAAACGTGTTTCCTGACCCAAGTTTGTTCGACCTTGAAAAATCTTGGATTAAAAGTTTGGCTGCACAAACAAACAGCTCGAACGACCAAGCCACTTGGAATGATGACATTTCAGGGGCATTAATATCTAAAGCAAAACTTAACTAATGGCGTATCCATATTGGAATAGATATAGTCAATTTATCATTAATGGAGAACAAACAGTTGTCCCTTATGTTCAATTGCCTTCAAAACCAACCGATAAGGCTTACATTTATAAAGTTGGTAGAAGTAGGTTAGATAGAGTCTCACAAGAATATTACAACTCACCATTTTTTGGTTGGTTGATATTACAAGCCAACCCTCAGTTTGGGGGTTTAGAAAATAATATTTTCGATGGTGCAATTTTGAGTATTCCATTTCCATTGATACCATCATTACAAGATTATAAAGCGGCAATAGACAACCAATTCTTTTATTATGGCAGGTAATGTACAAGCGGACAACAGTGGGAATATCCTTGTCGAGTTTGATTATAACAACATTATCGTAGTCGACCCAAACAAAACAATTGATGCTTTCGGAAAGATAAGAGAAAGATTAGTCGACCACGAAAATTTAGTTATGTATGCTAACTTGGAAGCCGAAGTGTTACCAAGAACAAAACTTGCTGTGGGGGCATCACCCGAAGATAGAGTAAGAATTGTTTCAATAGCGAAAATGAATTTTTTAAAACCGACAAAAGATTCATTCTTAGGAACAGGTTATTATGATGAGATTACTGGAGACAACACAACAAAGTTTAAAGGGGTCAATCAAATGTATACGGGAACTGTTGTTCCTAAAGATGGGACTAAGGCTTATATAGTCGATAGACCAAATGATTTATCTGATGTGTTGGATAACGGTTTGTTGGGGATTACACAAATCACTATCGACACAAACATGTCCTTCATACCAAGTGTGAGAATTTCTTTGGAGGATATTCAAGGAAGAGCCTTATTTCAGTTGGGTAATAACTCACCCTATGCGGCTTTCTTTAACTTACCATATCCACCATTTTATCTAACACTCAAAGGTTTTTATGGTCAAGCAATAAGATATCAATTGAATTTGGAAACCTTTAATGCCAGGTTCAACACGTTTAGTGGGAATTATCAAATTGATTTAGATTTCAAAGGATATAAGTTTAATATATTAAATGAGATTGCGGTAGGACATCTTATTGCGACACCGCACATGTATTCTCAACAATTCAATGTAACAACAAACCCTGTTGGTCCACAATCTAATCTGAAATCACAGGAAACAAATGCTGCAACCCAAACTAAACTTCTTACCGCCACAGACGGAAGACAAAATGAGAATACTGTCCAAATAACTGCAGAGAGAGGGTATCAAAAAATACGAGAAGTTTATAGTGAATATAAATCCAAGGGTTTGATACCTCCTGACTTCCCTGAGTATTCATTCCCACAATTTGTAAACGCTCTTGAGTTATTTGAACAAAACGTTGCTAGTCAGTTTAACCCTGTTGAAGTTGCGCCTTTGACTAACATTCGAAACTATAAAACTTCACTCAGAAACTATTTTGAAGGTGTAAGGGGAGGTCAAACGTCATGGTTCAATAGATACTTGAACCCTAACCCAGTTATTCTAAAAACAGGTGAGAGAGCGTATTTCTTCAAAGAAATTGATTTGAAAGCTAAGTTAGAGGCCGAATCACAGTTACAGAAAATTATTACAGAATATAATTTACAACTTTCAAAAAATCCAACTTTAGGGGATGACGGACCATCTAAAATTACTAACCCGATTGTATATTCTACAATTAGTATCAAACCAGCACCTACAGAAAGTCAGATTAATTGGGAGGAAACAACAAAAATCCAAACGGGTATTTTGAAACCGAATCCTACGCAGATTAATCAATTGAAAGACCAGCTAAAAAACTTAACAACACCAATATATGAAACAAAAAATGTAAACGGTCAAACAACATTAGAAGATGTAAGACCTCCTTTTTTTGTTTTTGAGGGTAAAAACAGATTTGACAAAATAATTGCACTTCTTGAAACCCAAGCAAATAAAAAACTTTCAGAGTTTGAAGACTCAATTACGAAGAAACTCTTAGAAAAAATTGAGAGTGGAACAAACGGTATTGGCTTCAAACCAACAGTTAGAAATATTATCGCAGTTCTTATGGCATCAGCAGAGGCATTCATAAGACTTTTAGACGATGTTCACACTTCGGCTTGGGCTTTAAAATATGATGATGTCAGAAAAAAGGCGATTCTAGAAAATCCATCGTCAGCACCTGGTTCAGATACCGTTGATGAAATTAAAATAACAAGACAAGCGATTGAAAGTTCAACAGGTTTAAAATACGCTGAAATACCTGTTTACCCATGGCCACAGTTTTTTGTTGAAACACCGGAGGATAAAAAAGGTAGATTCCAACTCAAATATATTGCAGACCCGACTGTTGTTGAGTTAACGGGAGGTTGGGACTATTCTAAATGGCCAGAGGTGCAATTTGTGGAAGAATATATGAGAGGTCTCACCATGAAATTTAATCCCCCATTAGCGCCGCCACCTTTAGACAACCAAATAGAAACAAATCTTATTAACATTAACGCAATTGAATTTCCAACAGTTGGGGTTGCATACACTAATAAAGAAGAGATTAAGTTCTTCTATGAAATCTATGAAAGACAATTGGTAACATCGAGATACTCTAATTACATTAGGGCTAATCAAAATCAAATAGATGAGTTAATTAAGTTAAATACAGAAACAGAAGTTAACAATATTGTTAAAAGTTTAGGATTAAATTCTCCATACATAACAATGAAGTTGAAGAATTACGCAATTAACTCAAGTAATTATTTGTCATTTTTGGAGAACATATCAAACCAAGGGACTGGAAGAGCATGGCAAGATTTTATTAGGGATTTTTATGTAACACCATACTTGAGAAATTTGACTGAAAATTCATTTGCAATTCTGAATTTAGATGAACAGGGTAAGCTACCTCAATCCACAGCACAGTCTTTAGCATTGGAAAGTTTGGTAACAAATTCAACGAACATACCAAATGTGACAGATACTATCCCTTTCACGGACCCTCAGTGGAATATAAAAAATTTATCGAACGGAGATGGGTCAACTTTGGATGAAGTATATAACACCAACCGAGTTCTTACAATTTTTGACGCTAGAAAAATAATATCAAATTTCAACAACATTTATAACGTCAATGAAAAAAGACCAGTTACAAATTTTTCATATCTAAAAAATGACAACCCTAATTCAACAGTTACTGATTTGGCTGACAATGATGTTAGTTTGAGTTCTTTTTATCAAACGAGAACCCCGATTGACTTCATGGCGACCGAGGGTTACTATATTCACACCCCACCAACTTTTTCTGAAGATGTCCCGTTAGAAAACGAGTTTCCGAGATTGACAACTACGTCAATGTTGAACACACCATATTTTGTTAATGCAATACAGAATGGGGTTCAGAACCAAAGAGCGAGCTTAGCGTATCCATACGTTCAAGCAGGTTATCTTTTTATAAATTCTTTACCTTTAGCTTCCTTGAGAGAAAAATATAAAACACAAGCCAATGGTGCCCAAACTGATTTAGATTATATTGCATCATGTTTCAAAAAATTTGGTGCAATTCACAAACTACCCTATGCTTGGATTTTGAAATTTGGTTCGATATGGCATAGATACAAAGTCTACAAGCAATCGAATACAGATATATTACAAACAGCGTGGACAAATTTTAATCAAGTTCAAAACTTTTCGCCAATACAGAACTCTCCAAGTCAAACTTATTCATTCAAATATGGAACTGCTGATAGAGAAATTGCTTTGGAAAAAACAGATACAACTAATGTGAATCTACAGGTTGGATTTTACCCTAAAGTGATAAATGATTTTTATAAGTTTTGTATAGGTTATGATGTATATAAAGACTATACAAATGCCGAAATTCAGAACACCATTAAAGGTGGTATGAAAGTCTACAACTACGTTCAATCGAATATACAAACCCAACAGGAAGATAAAGTTCTGAGACTTACAACTTGGTCCGTTCTAATCCCTGGTGGGATTTCATCTACTGAGGAAAATTGTGGAACTGATAGTGTGACGAAACAAACAATTTATTTTGTTGTTCCATCCTTCGGTTCTTCCGTTAACCAAACATCAGACGAGTGTATTGTAAATACAAATAATCAATCAAGTACAGTTGTTAATTTAAATAATAATAGTGCGGTTTACAACGGTTCTGTAAGAACAATGTGGTCGGCTCCTAACTATGGGTATTTTGACGGTTCAGCGGTTGTCAAACCAACTCCAGAACAATACGTTAATAGAATTTTACCTAACACTGACGAACAATCACCATTCATATTATTAGATTCTAATGAGTATTCGAACATTGAAGAGATTTTTTCGGTTTTCGATAAAAAAATATTAGATAGTTTTGAACAAGAGTTTTTAAACTTCTGTAAGCCAATTACTGATGCAGATACAGCACCAACAAATCTTGGTATTGGTGAAACCTCAGTATCAGGTGATATTAATTTTAGAAACTTCCAATCCTTATTCAAAAGTTTGATTACCGTGATTCCACAACTTCCGGCAACAAATGAAACAGAGTATTTCAACGAAGTTATAAATTTACAATATTCAAATTCTCAGAACACACTCAGAGCCTTCATGGAATATGATGTTCTTTTTAAATATGGAAATCCTTCAAATTACAAGAGAAGAACTTTGGATTCCTACCTTTCACATGGTGGACAACCTGAGGTTACTGACCCTATACAATTTCAACCATATGTTCAAGGTTCTTTACCGAGTATAGGCGGGTCAACAACATTGACTCTTTCAAAGACACAAAATGTTGATGCTTGGTTAGCTTTGGAACTTGAAGTTGGATTCTCATCCATACCGAGTGTTGAGTATTCTTCGAATGGTTCTTACATAACTGATTTCTTCATAGATAACAACATCGAATTTACCTTACCCAACGTTACAATACTGAGTCCTATAATAAAGATGTATGCAACTTATAAGTTGAGTAATCCAAATTCTACCGTCGCTCAGTTCAAGAACGCTCTACAGGATTTACTAAATTCTGAGGAATTATTACAAAGTAATTTCTTGAATGACCTATTGGCTAAGCTTAACAAGGCATTACCAAATCAAAGTCAAATACCTCAAGGAACGATAAATAGTGTTTTTACGGGACAACAAAGTAAAGTCGAGAACTGGGAAGTGTTCAAAGCCTTAAATGATAAATGGATTGCTGGTGGTGATTACAAAACAAAAACTCTATTCGAAGACATTTTATTCTTGGATAGGGCTTCAAGAAACATTGGACAGACCGTTCTCTTAGATATCTTCGAGTTGAAAAATATGATTGGAAGAAACTCTCTGAATAATGCCATGAGTATCTTCACTTTGATAAGTGGTATTCTAATTAAGAATAACTTTACAGTAATGAACCTTCCGGCTTATGTAAACTTCTATAATATTCAAGATGTGGACGGAACAACAATACCTCAACCTGAGGGTTCTTTGGAATTTGCAAATAACATGTGGGGAACTTTCTTGAATGTTGATTATAGAAATTCATCACCTAAAATGGTTTGCACATATGTTGGAAAACCATCACAATATTTGGATTTACCAAAAGGAAATTTCAGATTTCGTGATGATGGATTTGAAATGAGAAGGGCGTCTGAAAATCCTTTGATTGAGAATCAGGAGGGAAAAAAAGACTGGGCGACATCAAATAAGTGCGTTGGTTTTAATGTCGATATCGGAAATAGAAATCAAAACATATTCTATTCATTCCAAGTCGAGCAAGCGTCAGGAGTGGCAACCTCGGAATCAATTAACACTCAATTGAATATTGTAAACCAATCCACAGGTAGAAATGTCGCAACACAAAACGTGTCACTCTATAATCTTTATAAACAAAGAAGTTATAAATGTTCTGTGGTTTGTTTAGGAAATGCTATTATTCAACCAACAATGTATTTCAATTTGAGACATGTCCCAATGTTTAACGGACCTTATCTGATTGATAGTATCAACCACTCTATACAGCCTGGAAATTTCCAAACAACCTTTACTGGTATCAGACAAGGAATTTATGATTTACCTGCAATTGATTCTTTCCTACAAAGTATTAATCAAAACTTATTAACAAGATTGGAGGCAATTTTGAAAATTAAGAAAGACGTTCCTAAACCTATTGCTAATACACAACAACAGAAAACAGACGAAGTAGTTCAGGTTTCAAATAATACATTGGATGCTCAAAATAGTTGCACATCAAAAGTTGACGTGATAACATATCAAGGATATGAGGTTCAATCTGGAACCGTAACAGAACTCACACCTCAGAAGTTCAAGGAGGCATTGGAAAGAGAAATTCCTGGTTCAGACAACACATTATTGAGATTCTACATATATGCGATTTCATATGTGAATAGTTTTGTCAAAAGCTCGAACACAGATGCGGGAAAGTTTGTTGGATATAATCACAACTTTTCATTATTATCACTCGATAAAAATTTCCAACCAATTCAAACAACAAATTTATATTTCAATAAAAAATATTGTTGTGTTAACGTGACATCCTCAGGTTCGTCAAATTCATTACCAATTGCTGCATTCAATAGTCTCAAGGAATATATTGGTTTTATGAGGTCTAGATTGGAAAACAATTTGGAAAGAATTAGACAATTGAAATTAACAAAATATTACGTGTGTTATTGGCCGAAAGAGAGTGTTGCTGAGAACTACTACGAGTTGAATGCCGAGTCAGAATTTTCAACGGTGATTGGAACAATGCAAGAAGCCTATGTTTCTGCGGTTCAACTTGGAATAATACCAAAAGAATTAGCAGAAAAGAATGATAAGGAAGCAAAAGAGATTCAAAAAGATACAACAGTCCCTACACCTCCACCACCTAATCCTGGACAAACATGCCCACCTCCAATCATAACAACATTTGCGCCAACGATTGGTAACTCAGGAACAATAGTTCAAATCAAAGGTAACTGCTTGGATTCAACAATAGCCGTATTCATAAACGGTGTTCAAGTTGAACCGAGAAATATAACCATAGTCAATCCTCAAACTATTAGAGTAGTTGTCCCCGAAGTGGGAACTACAGTATCAACAGGAAACATTAAAGTCGATACTTTCTATGGAACATTTACAACAGTTTCTACTTTCAATTTTGACCCATCAATTTCACCATCAGCGGCTTCATCTCCAGGTTCATATGTAAACAACGCAAGTAATGTTACTGCGGCTGCATCAGGTGTTATTACTAATCCACAACAGACTGGACCAAATCCTCTTGAGATTATAACTCAAACCAAAAACACAATTGGTGGTGATGAGTTGTTAGTTGTTAAAATATCTCCTAATAGTGGAACGTGGGAGATGGATGACCAACCCGTAATGTCCTACACATTATATACAATAAAGAAGGGTCCAAATAATTCAATCACAAGAACTGTTGAAAGTAGACAAAACACTAGACTTGTTGGTTTCGTTTCTCAAGATAAACAAACATTCACCTGTTCGAGAGCGGCATTAATAAGTGCTGAGTTTCAGGGTGAACTTGAGGACTATGAGGGCGACGAAATAGAAATAACAACACAAATTAAGATATTAGCTAATAATACGTCAACACAGGAAACAGTCCGACAAAATTACAATTTTTTAATTTATGTTCCACCTGCAACCCCATCGACCCAAACACCGCCAGGCTCATTAGTTATAGTGAGTAATACTAACAGTGGTGAACTACCTAATTTTTCGGGACCCGACATCTACAATATTAAAAAACCTACGGGAGGTTATGTTACTTTACAATTCAGTTGTCCGAACTTGATTCAGAAAGGTGAATTTGAGTTAGTTTTAATACCTGAGATAGAAATTCAGTCCATTGTAATAACAAATAATCCTGGCACAAAATATACTAATTTGGTTGAGACAAGTGCAAAAGGTAGATTCCAAGCTTCCGTAAGATATAAATCGAGCAGTTATACACACATCTTCCCGAACACATCAGACCCTGTTCCTATAAATGCCGGAGCAACAAGTCCTCCTTTCACTTTATAACATAACAATATATTTATAATAAAGAATTTTATGAGTTTAAAATCAACATTGGACAATTATTTAGGAAAATCGGTTAAATTTTCTGAAGAAGATTTGGGTGATGGAACTAAACAAGTTTGCGACTTAGAAACAGGAGACTGTTACGTAGTTAGAGAAAGAGATGGTCTAATCGAAAGAGCCGGACACATGCAAACTGCAAACAGAAAAGTAAGGGTTGAAACTTCAAGAGGTATAAAGCAATTACTAAATGGTTAAAACTATGAGTTTAGATAGAAAAATTATTAGCGAGATTGAACGCTACAGACAAATTAACAAATACATTGTAGAACAAGCAGAACTACCATTACCTGAAGACCCAGGTGCAATTCCTCCTCCGCCAGCAGCACCCGAAGCCGGAGCGGTTCCCCCACCACCAGCTGGTGAGGAACCAGCTACAGACACAGCACCTCAACCTATTGATGTAGAGAATGACCCTGACGTAGAGAAAATTGACGATGAGGGAAAATCAGAAGAGGGTGAAGGTGATGGAACTGAAGAGGTAGAAGTTACTGATTTAGTGGATAGTCAAAAAAACATCGAAAAGAAACAAGATGAGTATTTTAATAATTTATTTGGTCAATTAAATAACCTCGAATCCAAGCTCAAGGAAATGGATGGACTTATGTCTAAACTTAACTCTTTGGAGATGAAGATTGAAAAGTATAGAGAGAAAACTCCACAAGAAAAGTTAGAACTAAGAACATATGATTCATATCCATTCAATCAAAAACTTACAGACTTTTTTGAGGATAAAAAAGAAGAGATGGAAAAAACAGGTAAACATGATTATGTGTTAACAACGGATGATGTTAAAAACATCAACGTGAATGATATCAAAAACTCATTCCAACCTGGTGATGTAGATAGTTACGAAAACGAATTTAACAGATAAAATAAAGGGACTGAAAGGTCCCTTTTTAATTTGACATATAGGGATTTCCCAATTATAATTAATAAACAATAAAAACAATTCAAAATGACAAATGTATTAGATGCCGTATTGGCGCAGTATGAAAAAAATCAAATCGGGGGCGGGGCCCAATCCAAAATGTCGCAAGACGAAAGAATGAAAAAGTATTTCGCTTTAATCCTTGGTGATAAAGAGAAATCAGGTCAGAGAAGAATTAGAATTCTCCCTACACAAGATGGTTCCTCACCATTCAAAGAGGCTTGGTATCACGAAATCCAAGTAGGAGGTCAATGGCAAAAGTTCTATGACCCAGGAAAAAACGACAATGAGCGTTCTCCACTTAACGAAGTTTATGAAGAATTGATGAGCACAGGTAAGGAATCTGACAAGGAACTTGCTAAGCAATACAAATCTCGTAAGTTTTACATCGTAAAAGTTATCGACAGAGATAACGAAGCTGATGGACCAAAGTTTTGGAGATTCAAACACAACTACAAGAACGAAGGTATCTTAGATAAAATCATTCCAATTTGGAGAAACAAAGGTGATGTTACTGACCCTGAGAATGGTCGTGACCTTATCATCGAACTTGCTAAATCCAAAACACCTAAGGGTAAAGAATACACAACCGTATCTGCGATTATGTATGATGACCCGGCTCCTGTTCATACAGACAAGGACCAAGCTAAAGAGTGGATTAACGATGAGTTAAGTTGGACTGATGTATACAGTAAGAAACCTGTTGAGTACCTTGAGGCAATCGCAAGAGGTGAAACTCCAAAGTGGGATACTGAAAAAGGTGGATATGTTTATGGTGACAGCACAGTTTCTGAGGAAACACTCGGTGGTTCATCAAAACCAACTACCAAAAAGGTTCAAGACCCACAAGCAGATTCTGAAGTAGACGAAGATTTACCATTCTAATTTTATAACAAGGGCGGTGTTGAGCCGCCCTTATTTTTATGTAACACAATATGGCTATTAAGAAAAACGATTTCGGTAATTTAAAAAAGAAGTTCTCAACTTCAGCAAGATATAAACCACAAAGATTTTTGGACTTAGGTTCTGACTTTTTGGATGCAGTTGGACTTCCAGGTCCCGCAGTTGGACATATCAACATGTTCCTCGGGCACTCAGATACAGGTAAAACAACTGCAGCCATCAAAGCTGCGGTAGATGCTCAGAAGAAAGAAATACTTCCTGTATTCATAATCACAGAACAGAAATGGAGTTTTGACCACGCCAAACTTATGGGTTTCCAATGCGAAGAAGTTGTTGATAAAGAAACAGGCGAACTTGATTGGGATGGATTTTTCTTATTCAATAACAATTTCAGTTACATTGAACAAATCACAGACTACATCAATCAACTCCTTGATGCACAAGAAAAAGGGGAATTGAATTACAGTTTATGTTTTATATGGGATTCAGTTGGTTCTGTTCCTTGTAAAATGACATACGAAGGTAAAGGTGGTAAACAACACAACGCATCTGTGTTATCAGATAAAATTGGTATGGGTATCAACCAAAGAATCTCAGGCTCTAGAAAGGCAGACACCGAATACGAAAATACACTTATTATTATCAACCAACCATGGGTAGAACTACCCGACAATCCTTTTGGTCAACCAAAGATTAAGGCTAAAGGTGGAGAATCAGTTTGGTTAAACTCATCATTAGTTTTCCTTTTCGGAAATCAAAAAGGTGCTGGAACTACCAAGATTACTGCTACCAAAGACAAACGCTCAGTGAAATTTGCAGTAAGAAGTAAAATCTCAGTTATGAAAAATCACATCAACGGATTGGGTTTTGATGACGGAAAGATTATTGTTACTCCTCACGGGTTCTTGGCTGGTAAAGATTCAACCGAAGAAAAAGCGTCTATCGAGGCCTACAAAAAAGAATACGCCGACTATTGGAAAGATATTATCGGTGCTGAAGGGGATTTTACACTCACAGAAGAAAAAGAAGATTGATTGTTCACCATTAAATTGAATATGTGACGAAGACATTGTTGGTGGATGGGGACAACCTATTCAAAATTGGATTTCACGGGGTCAGAGACCTTTATAGTGACGGTTCTCATATAGGTGGAGTATATCACTTCATCAACACAATCAGGAGATTTTTAGAGATGCATAATCACGATAAAGTGATTGTATTTTGGGACGGTGATTCTAACTCATCAATCAGAAAATCTTTATACCCACAATACAAGGGTAATCGTCGTCAAGACATGAATGAATACAAATACGAATCTTACTTGCAACAAAAGGCAAGAGTAAAGATGTATTTGGAGGAGGTCTATGTGCGACAAGTCGAAATGATTAACAATGAAGCTGACGACCTAATATCCTATTATACTCAAATAGCGACCGATGAAGAGATTATCATATTCTCGGCAGACAAAGACTTAACACAGTTAATTAACCCAAGGGTGACCATCTATTCACCCGTAGGTAAAGGTTATCTAAAGAACGGGGATAAGGTAACAATCAATAAAGTGGATATTCCACATTACAACGTTACTTTGACAAAAATCATGACAGGTGATAAGTCAGATAATATAGATGGTATCGAAGGCCTGGGTGAAAAAACTTTAGTAAAACTTTTTCCGATTATGCTTGAAAAACAATGCACTATCGAAGAAATATTGGATTATGCACGAAATATCCCGCAAAAAAAACCTATTAAAAGTTTATCTAATATTTTGACAGGAAAGACAAAAAGCGGTATACTTGGAGAACAGTTCTACAGAATAAATAAACAAATTGTTGATTTGAATACACCCCTAATAACCGACGAAGGTAAAACCTTAGTAGAACAAATCTACACAGACACCATAGACCCAACAGATAGGGGATATAAAAACTTAATGAGATTGATGATGGAGGACGGACTCTTCAAATATCTCCCCACAAATGATGAGGCATGGGTTAATTTCCTCAAACCTTTTTTAAAATTAATAAGAAAAGAAAAACGAAAGAAATGATAGACTACACTTTATCAGATAAACTGAAAATTCAGTATCAAACTGCGAAACCTTTTCCATACATTGTGATTGATAATTTTTTACCAGACTTCTTACTAAAAAGTTGTTTAGAAGAAATTAAAAAACACAAGAAATGGTTTTCTAATGAAGAAGAATGGGTTGAAGAGTTTGAGAAAAACAAATTATATTACCCAACACATTCTACCGATATGGAAGAGTTTAAAAACTACCTTCCTATTACCAATATGATTACAGAGTATATGAATTCAGAACCATTTATTAAATTTTTAGAAAATTTAACAGGGTTTGAGAAATTATATAGAGACCCTATAATGTTGGGAGGGGGAATACATAAAATAAATAAAGGGGGTAAGTTATCTATTCACATTGATTATAACCAACACCCTGGTAAAAAATGGAAACGTAACTTAAATCTATTACTTTATTTAAATGAAACTTGGTTGAAAGAATGGGGAGGTAATTTAGAGTTATGGGGTGGAGACCCTTGGAAAAAAGAAATAGAGATAGAACCAATATTCAATAGAGCGGTTATTTTTTCTATTGAAGATGCACCTCATGGGCATCCACTACCATTAAAAACACCTGATGATGTGTCAAGATATTCATTAGCACTTTATTACTTCACCGATGAAGAAGTAAAAAACAAACACACAGTTATCTTCTACAAAGAAGAAGAATTGGGTATAAATGAAACAGATAACTTATTTAAATTTTAAGCAAATACAAACAAAAATTAAACAAACATGAAAGAGCAAGACAGCACAAAAATGGAATTTCTATTGACCCTCAATGAAAACATTGTTGTTCAGAGGTTTTTTAATGTTCGTGGTTACAACCCGAAAGCTAAGAACTCTATGGAACTTTATGGATTCATGAAGGCATTCAGTGAGGAACTCCATTATTATCTAAAAATGAAGACTGTGATTTACATGATGGATAACAAGGACGCCATCAATGATAATCCAGCAATTATGGAAACATCGTTCACAGAAGGTCCTGAATTTTTCAACCTTTATGTCAAGTTGGGCGACACGACAATTTGTCATAGAAGAATTGATGGAAAACTTTATCCACCAAAAGTTCGTTATACAGTTGACGTAAGACCATTCTTGAAAGAATTACTTAGAGAATTAACTGACATTTTTTCAGCAAAAAAATTAACTCACGAGTATTTGGAATTTGACCTTATCTAAGGACTATTTAAATTATAAGGGGGGAATCACAGAGAGTTTATGAATAAGAATTTTGACTACTTAGGTAATACATTTCAGATACAATTAATAAATCAAATAATCCTTGATAAGGACTTTTCAAGTTCAATCTTGGATGTTATTGAGAGTTCATATTTCGATAACAAATACTTTAAAATCATTATTCAAATGATTAAAGAGTATTATGTAAAATATGAATCAACACCAAACTTCGAAACTTTAGAACAAATTATAAAGTCCGAGGTTAGTCAAGAACTTGTAGCTAAAATTGTTTTAGATACTCTCAATCAAGTAAAAGATGCACCATTAGAAGGAACTCAGTTCGTTCAAGAGAAGGCATTGAAATTCTGTAAACAACAAGAGTTACAGAAAGCAATGGACAAGGCACAAAAGATAATCACTGAGGGTGATTTCGAATCCTACGATAAAGTCGAAGGTCTTGTTAGAGAGGCTCTTCAAGTTGGTGAAATCGAGAAAGGACAATCAGACGTATTCAACGATTTGGAAAATGTTCTTGTTGAAGATTATAGACACCCAATTCCAATGGGTATTGCAGGAATTGACAAACTACTCAAAGGTGGTTTAGCGAAAGGTGAGATTGGTGTTATCTTGGCACCAACAGGTGTTGGTAAGACAACCGTCCTCACAAAAATTTCTAATACAGCTTTCAATATGGGATATAACGTTCTTCAAATATTTTTTGAGGACAACCCAAAAATTATCCAAAGAAAACATTTTACCATTTGGACTGGCATAGAACCCGATAACTTGGTTTTCCATAAAGAAAAAGTTATGGAAAAAATTACTGAGATTAAGGAAACGATGCAAAACAAATTAGTTCTTAAGAAATTAGCTTCAGATACAATGACCATGAATCAAATAAAGAATCAGGTCAGAAAAATGATAGCGGATGGAACAAGGATTGATATGATAGTAATGGACTATATTGATTGTGTTCTACCAGAATCAAGTGCTAAAGACGAATGGAAAGCCGAAGGTTCAATTATGAGAGCATTCGAAGCCATGTGTCATGAACTTGACATAGCTGGTTGGACAGCAACCCAAGGTAATAGAAGTTCAATCTCATCTGAGGTTGTTACTACTGACCAAATGGGAGGTTCAATTAAGAAAGCCCAAGTCGGTCACGTCATCATAACCGTGGCAAAAACACTACAACAAAAAGAAATGAACTTAGCAACTATTGCAATTACTAAGTCTCGTTTAGGTAAAGATGGTGTTGTATTCGAAAACTGTAAATTCAACAACGAATTACTTGAAATAGATACGGAATCATCTGTAACCTTCTTAGGTTTTGAAGAACAACAAGAAGAAAGAAAAAGAGATAGAGTTAAGGAGCTTCTCGAGAAAAGAAAAGAAAGAGAGCAACAAAAAAATCCATAATTAAATATCTACTTTATAACAAAAAAACTTATTTTTTTTTAATTAATTTTGTGGTCGGAAAGTGTTCGACCGCATATTTATCATAAAAATCGACGATTTTTTGATAAAAACTTACACAACAAAAACTACAAAAAATGGACATTTCGAACAGGATTTTATCGGAGATTACAGTATACATGAAGTATGCTAAGTATATTCCCGAACTTAAGAGAAGAGAAACGTGGCAAGAATTAGTCACAAGAAACATGGAGATGCATATCAAAAAGTATCCCAAACTAGAAGAAGAAATCAGAGAGAACTATAAATACGTTTATAGAAAACAAGTTCTTCCTTCAATGAGGTCAATGCAATTTGCAGGTAAACCCATTGAAATTTCTCCAAACAGAATTTACAACTGTGCATTTGCACCGATTGATGATTGGAGAGTATTTTCTGAAATCATGTTCTTACTCTTAGGTGGAACAGGTGTTGGATACTCAGTTCAAAAACACCATGTTGAGTTGTTACCTGAGGTTAGAAAACCAAATAAAGAGAGAGGTAGAAGATGGTTAGTTGCAGACTCTATCGAGGGATGGGCTGATGCTGTTAAAGTATTAGTCAAGTCATACTTCTTTGGTGGTTCTCATATCGAGTTTGATTATAGTGATATCAGACCAAAAGGTGCTAGACTTGTAACATCGGGTGGTAAGGCTCCTGGTCCTCAACCACTGAAAGAATGTCTAATCAAATTAGAAGGTATTTTAGAAGCGAAAGAAGATGGAGAAAAATTAACTCCAATCGAAGTTCATGACATGGTATGTCACATTGCGGACGCAGTGTTAGCTGGTGGTATCAGAAGAGCGGCTTTGATTTGTTTATTCTCAGCAACTGATGAAGATATGATTGGTTGTAAAAGTGGTGCTTGGTGGGAACAAAATCCACAAAGAGGAAGAGCTAATAACTCAGCAGTATTGATGAGACACAAAATTACAAAGGACTATTTTATGGACCTTTGGAAAAGAATCGAAGCAAGTGGTGCTGGCGAACCTGGTATCTACTTAAGTAATGACAAAGATTGGGGAACTAACCCATGTTGTGAAATTGCACTTCGTCCTTTCCAATTCTGTAACTTGACTGAAGTGAACGTTTCAAATGTCGTATCTCAAGAAGATTACGAAGATAGAGTTAAGGCTGCTTCTTTCATTGGCACTCTTCAGGCAGGATATACTGATTTCCATTATCTAAGACCAATTTGGCAAAGAACTACAGAAAAAGATGCCCTTATTGGTATCTCAATGACAGGAATTGGCTCAGGAGCGGTTATGGGTCTCAACATGAAATCAGCGGCTAAAGTGGTAAAAGAAGAAAATGAAAGAGTAACATCCCTAATTGGTATTAATAAGTCGGCTAGAACCACAACAGTAAAACCGGCAGGAACTACCTCACTAACACTTGGAACTTCATCAGGTATTCACGCATGGCATAACGATTACTATATCAGAAGAGTTAGAGTTGGTAAAAACGAAGCAATATACACACACCTAAAGAATAATCATCCTGAACTTGTTGAAGATGAATATTTCAGACCACATGACACTGCAGTTATTAGTATACCACAAAAGGCACCTGAAGGGTCTATCTTAAGAAATGAATCACCCATTCAACTCTTAGAAAGAGTTAAAAAGGTTCAACAAGAATGGATTAAACCAGGTCATAGAAATGGTTCAAATGCACATAACGTATCTGCAACAGTTTCTATTCGTGAACATGAATGGCCGGCAGTTGGTGAATGGATGTGGGAAAATAAGGAACATTATAATGGACTTTCAGTTTTACCTTACAATGGTGGAACATATATTCAAGCACCTTTTGAAGATTGCACAAAAGAAAAATACGAAGAGCTATTACAAACGCTAAAAGATGTTGATTTGTCAAAAATTGTTGAAAATGATGATGATACTGATTTAAGTGGAGAACTAGCATGTGCTGGAGGAGCTTGTGAGATTACATTGGTATAACCTATGAAAAATAATGAAGATAAAAGGGTCGAGCCTAAAAAACTTGACCCTTCTTATTTCTACGAAGAGAACGGTAGAATAGTGTTCACAGAGAATTATCACACTAACAGAGGATATTGTTGTGGAAATAATTGTAGACATTGTCCATTCGAACCGAGAGCTGAAAGAGGAAATACTATATTAAAAAAATAATCCAACTATATTTATACAATATGGCAGATGGAATTACATATGGTATAAATTTCCCCTTTAGGGATTCGAGGAAAGGAGACTACTTAGCACTTACTGAATTTGAGGCTCAGGAAATCAAAGCTGACCTTCTACATTTAATTCTTACAAGAAAGGGTTCGAGATATTTTCTACCAGAATTCGGAACGAGACTTTATGAATTTATATTTGAACCTTTCGATGGGTTGACATTTGCAGCAATCGAATCAGATATCAGAGATGCGGTTTCCCAATTTATGCCAGAGTTACTTTTGAATAATATAACAATAGAACCTGCTGATATCCAAGAGGAAATCGATTCAGCCAATACTCCAAACATCGCAGGTCCTGGTGATATATCAATATATCGTTTCCCGGGTAAAGGGACTTCTGAATATACCGCAAAATTAAGAATTGACTATTCAACCGAAAGGAATGCGTTTGGTCAAAGTGATTTTATAATTGTCAATATTTAAAATAGATGGCGAACAGAAAAATATCATATACTACAAGAGATTATCAAGCAATAAGAACCGAGCTTCTTAATTACGTCAGAACATTCTACCCTGAATTAATTCAGGACTTTAATGATGCATCTGTTTTTTCAGTGTTCTTAGACATGAATGCCGCGATTGCCGACAATTTACATTACAATATCGATAGAAGTATTCAAGAAACAGTATTACAATACGCACAACAAAGGTCATCTGTTTATAACATAGCAAGAACTTATGGATTAAAGGTTCCTGGTCAAAGACCTTCAGTTGCACTTGTTGACTTTTCAATTACCGTTCCAGCCTTTGGAGACAAAGAAGATGAAAGATACCTCGGAGTTTTAACGAGAGGTTCACAGTTTACCGGTGGTGGGATTGTTTTTGAAAATATTAATGATATTGATTTTGCATCACCATACAACTCTCAAGGTTTTCCAAACAGATTGAAGATACCAAATTTCAACGCAAACAATGTCTTGATAAATTATACAATTACCAAGAGAGAACTTGTCGTAAATGGTATTACAAAGGTTTTCAAAAGGGTTATTACCCCGAATGATGTAAGACCATTCTTAGAGTTATTCCTACCTGAAAAAAATGTTCTAGGTATCACAAGTGTATTGTTGAAAAATGGAACTGAATATACTAACATCCCTTCAGTTGCTGAATTCTTGGGGGCACAGAATAGGTGGTATGAAGTTGACTCATTGGCCGAAGACAGAATCTTTGTTGAAGACCCGACCAAAGTTTCAGACCAGCCTGGTATAAAAGTAGGAAGATATATTCAAACTCAGAATAGGTTTATTTCAGAATACACAGCCGAAGGATTCAAAAAATTAACTTTCGGAGGCGGAACAAATACCGCACAAGATGCATTAGATGAATTTACAACTTTAGGTTTGACTGCTGAAATACAAAGATACTCTAATAATATGTCTTTGGGTGCGGCTTTAGTCCCTAATTCGACACTGTTTATTCAATATAGAATCGGTGGTGGATTGGCAACAAACTTGGGAACAAATGTAATCAATCAAATCGGAACGGTTTCGTTTTATGTTAACGGACCATCAGAATCGACTAATTCGTCAGTGGTTAACTCATTGAGATGTAATAACGTAACAGCAGCTGTTGGAGGTGCTGGAGTTCCAACAGTAGAAGAGGTTAGAAACTATGTTTCATTCAACTTTTCGGCACAAAAAAGAGCTGTTACGGTTCAAGATTATGAATCATTGATAAGAACAATGCCATCACAATATGGTGCACCTGCCAAAGTTTCAATTACCGAAAATGATAATAAGATTCTCATCCAATTATTATCATATGACACCTCAGGAAAACTAACAAGTATTGTCTCAAACACGTTGAGACAAAATGTTGCAACTTATCTTTCTAATTACAGAATGATGAACGACTATATTTCGATTTTGACTGCAGAAGTAATTGACCTTTCTTTTGAAATTTCAATTGTTCTCGACTCCGCACAAAATTCAGGACAAGTTATTACCGCTGTAGTGGATAGAATCTCTGCATACATGGACCCACTCGGAAGAGAAATGGGTCAGAATGTAAATTTATCTGAACTCGAAAGTATTGTTCAAAACCAAAACGGAGTTCTGACAGTTGCTGACGTAAAAGTTTTTAATAAAGTAGGTGGTCAATATTCTTCAGCCGAAACGTCAATGGAATATTCAGACCCAGAAACAAAACAGATACAACCTGTAGACAATACAATCTTTGCACAACCCTCACAGGTTTACCAAGTTAGATACCCAACAAAAGATATCAAAATCTTAGTTAAGAATTTCCAATCTGTAACCTTTTCTTAATTAGTTTATTTCGTAATCAATTCACTTATTTTTAAGTGGTGTGTGATTTCGTCTTTGAAAATTACAGTTAAACTATTTATTGAAAAACTAGTTGATGGGTCAATCCTATAGAATAAGAACCGAATTAGGTGTAAACAAAACAATTAATGTTCAACTCGACCAAGACTTTGAATTTTTAGAAATTCTGTCTTTGACAATACAACAAACGGATGTTTATATAAGAGCTTGTGCTGATTACGGTGTGGTTGTAGGAAGAGTTACTGCTAATAACGGATTTGGATTACCCAACGCAAGGGTCTCGGTTTTTGTTCCTATCACTGAGGTAGACCAATCGAACCCTATCATTTCAAGTATATATCCTTATAAGTCTCCTGAAGACAAAAATGAAGATGGATATCGATACAATCTCCTACCTTACGAAAGGTCACATAGCGGACACAATCCTACAGGAACTTTACCAAGTAGGCTTGATGCATTGACCGCGTCTACGGTTGTTGAGTTATACGATAGGTATTACAAATTTACCGCAAAAACAAACGAAAGTGGGGACTACATGATAATGGGAGTTCCGGTTGGTAATCAACAATTTGTGATGGACGTTGATTTGTCGGACATGGGTGAATTCTCATTGACACCACAAGATTTAATTAGAATTGGAAGGGCAACGGAATCACAAGTGGCGGGAAATAGATTTAGAAGCTCAACTGATTTGAATTCTCTTCCTCAAATTGTAAATTTGAATAGAACAATTGAAGTTAGTCCTTTATGGGGTGACCCTGATGTTTGTCAAATAGCAATCAACCGACTTGATTTTGATTTGAGGGATGATGCAAACATTGACATACAGCCTACTTCTGTTTTCATGGGTTCGGTTTATTCCACACCTGACAAGTTTAGGTTAAGACCCGATTTGAAATTAGGTTCTATAACAATAAGGGGTGGTAAACCGAGAGATAATTTCGGTAACCTATGTTCACTTGTTGCAGGACCTGGTCAAATACTTGCAGTAAGACAAACAATTAATACTGACTTGAGCGGCAATCCAATTCTTGAAGAATACAGATTGGAACAAAGTGGAAATTTAATAGACGAAAATGGGGTATGGTTGGTAGAACTCCCAATGAATTTGGATTATTTAGTCACAAACGAGTTTGGTGAAAAAATTCTATCAAACGACCCAACGATTGGAATTCCCACTAAGGGAAAATATAGATTTAAAATTAAATGGCAACAATCAAATAGTCTAAGTGAATCTGTCAAAAGACCGTATTTTTTAGTTCCAAACGTTAGAGAGTATGGTTGGAGTAGCACTGCGGTTGACCCAAACAATCCTAATGTTAACCCTCCTTTACAACAAAGAAATCAACTAAAAAGTTCTTATTATTTTGGGCTAGATTGGTCAGGTTATACTAACGGGTTTTCTGTTCAGGACGCAACAACAAAACTTAATGAGATGATAAACTGTGAAGACACATTTTATCAATTCGAATATAATAGAGTTTATACAGTTTCAGGTTTGATAGACCAATATAAAGATGGGGGTAGAGGAAGGTTTATAGGAATCAAAGAAATTGATGATGATTCATGTTCTGACACAGTGAATAAATTTCCGGTAAACGAAGGGTTCAAAAACTTTGACTTTTTATTTTTTATTGTCTCACTTTTACTTCAACTCCTTCAGATTGTTTCAATCCCACTTTTAATTGCACTCCATTTTATAGTCTTCTTTTTAAATCTTTTGTTGGGTTTGAAAAATATCCTTATTGGTTTATTTGCGGCTTTAGTTGGATATCATTTATACCTTTTCGGAAAAGGTGTTATTAAAGGTATTAAACTTTATATTGAAGCTGGTAAGTTAACTGCGGCTGGTGCAAACTTGGTTGGAACTGGAGTTGCATCTATTGCTGGTGCTGCTTTAAAATTTTTGGCAGGTCAAAAAACTACAGAAGCAAAAGATACTTTAGCAATTGCAGGGAAAAACTTAGCAATTTCAATAAAATATGGATTATCTATTTTTGCTATAAATAAAATATACCAAATTTTCCGAGGTCAGAAAATAAAAGTTATATCCCTACCGGTATTAACATATCCAGACTGCCAAGGTTGCGAGTGTAAACCAAAAGATATATCTCAAGACCAATCATTAACATCAAGTCAAAGTGGATTACTCTCAAGATTCTCAGATTCAATTCAATATTATGAAAAATTATTAGCAAGCCCTTATGTTCAGTCGTTCGATGAGGATAGTAGAGATGCGGTGGCACTTGCATTCGCAAGTGCTGCGGGTGGAAATGACGGTGACCCATTCAGTAGAAACTCATACAAGGTTATGGATTCAGGGGATGATGGTAGTATTTTTATAGATGGTTGTCCTGTTGATTTTTTCGCTTACTCAAATTATCTCCCCTTAGGTGAAAGAGTTAATATTTTTAACACGAGAAAAAAATATTTTGATGGTGTTAATCGTATCAAAGTTACATTTAATTCACCAAATAATTTGGTTAATCACTTGGATAATACACTTACAATCTTTTTGTCAGACAAACTTGAAACTGGCACATTGTTAAGTTTTGTTAACCCCTTAGATACAACCGACGTTAACTTTAATTTCACAGGAAATACACCACAAACAAGTGGTATTTATGGACAGGCTCTTAATCCTGGTCCATCAACATATAATGTGGGATATTGTGACCCTAACAACCCTTATAGTAACCTCACAACAACCTACCAATTAAATAGAGGTTCCGAGATAACGGGGTATACATATCCGGCGGATATCGAATATTATCAAGTAATTACTGCACTAACAATAAATCAAGCGATAAACTTATTTGGTGGAGCTCCAGATGAATCTTTACCGCAAATTGTAAATTCAGGGACGGTTATTATTGGAAATAATCAGAAACACATTAAAATTCTTGGTATTTGTATCAACACTGGTTGGCTCAACGGATATTACACCAACGAAATTCCTTATTCACAAATTTTCCAAGATTATGGAAATCAGTATATCACAATCTTACAAAGAGGTGTTGACCCGTATTCACCAACCTACGTGAACAAATACGGTTTAGGAGTTCTTTTTGGTTTCAATGACCCTGATGCATTAACCTTGACCGCAGAAACAAGACTTAATATTCCAATCCAGAAACTTAATTCCAATATAATGAGCGTTCAACCATTCACACAAAATGGTCAATCTGAAATATTTTACCCATCTCATTTCTTCAGGGGTGGTATAAATAACACGACTGAAATAGGAAAACAGTGGTCAGCATTCACAACTTTCAACGTGGGATATTATAGTAGTTTGGATAGAACAACTAATCCATCTGGTTCATTAGATTTTTCAAACGGAGTCGTTTCTAGCCCATATAATGGTGCATACTCATCTATTGTAACAACACCTTCACAACGTGTTGGAAAATATAATACAGCTGAAGATATTTCTGGTGCAGCTTTCTTTTATGTTCAAGAATCTGGAAGGAGACCCAAAGATGTAGAAATAACCTATTACACAAATGTGTTCTTACCATCATTTACAGGTAATCCAATGAATATTTCCACTAACACTCTAAATGTGATGAGAACCGACAGATTACCCTCTTCAGATAACTTGGATGGTGGAACTTGGACATTGAATCCCGCTTTGTTACAACAAAACATTGGTTTTGCAATTTATCAAATCTCTGCGTATGGTGAAGGTGCAATTTCAGTGGATGCTTACAGCACAGGTGCGGACATAACAACCGCAGATATTGTAGGACAATACAGTTACACCAACGTTATAGATACATTAAATCTTTGTTCACAAATAGTTTCACTCAAATGTTACGAGGGAAATGGAACGACATTTAAAGTGAATACAGGATGCACTGAAACTGATGCAGTAGTAAGCGGATGTTACCAGTTCTTACGAAGACCACTTTTGGATATTGGAAAAGATATTAGAAATTTTAATGAGTGGGCATATAGATTCCGATTTAACTATGGTTTGTGTAGAGGGGTTTTGTCTCAATCATTTACGAATAATTGGATAAACGGTTCTTTATTTATGTTCCCAATCCAAATAGATGTATTTTTTGATTTGAACAATAAACCTTTGGCACCAAAGTATCCTTCAAGGTTAACTTATTTTGATAGTGATACAAACAATTTTTATTTTAGAAGTAGTCCATTTTTAAGTGGTTCAACATCTTCGAGATTTATAGGTTCCCCCGCAAATACATTAGGGCCACAATATTCAATTAATTCGAGAAATCTTTTATTTCCAACAACAATCATAAATTTGGGTATGAAGGATTCGTTTTACCAAGAAATTATAATGGAGGCATCCGCAAAGGCTTATGTGATGTCAAATCTGAATCCTACAAGTTACTCCGACACATCAGATATTGTAAACCTATTTGTTCTTTCTAGAATCACGAGTGCGACTTTCTTACAACAAATGTTGGGATTGAGAGATAACTCAATCAATAGTTTATTCACGAGGTCATCGACAGTTGGAATTATTCAACCTAAGAATAGGGTGGATGCCGACTTGGTTCAAATGATGTCAATTAATAGTGAAATTGGAATAGTTCCTTTCAGCACAGAATTTTATCCTTTTGATGCAAATGACCCGAACAATGCTGTTGTAGTTTTACAAACCGCAGGTAATAATGTTATGGGAATATTCTTCTCATCCTCAACTGCAGATTTACAGATAAAAGACTATATTTCACCAGGGGTTATTAACTTCAGACCAGCATCTAACGCAAATGCACTGACATATCCTTTCGGTATTAAATCACAAAGAGTTCCTTTTTATCAGTGGGGTTTAGAAGGCGGTAATTCAATTTTTGGAACTGAAAAAAATAATTGGAAAACGAACATATCAGATGGTATTATCTCTTACGAATATCAATCTTTGAGTAGAAGATTTACGAATGCACCATCTTATTTCAGTGGTTCATACAACAACGTAAGTGACATATATCAAAGAGGTTATATTTTTGCTGTTAACCAAAACCAACAATATTCTGCAACGGCTGGAACTTGGACAAACAATTTTATGATTGGTGCTCCAAACCAGTTTTACTTTGGATTAGTTGCAGGTGCGTCTGCTTTGGATAAATTTAAGACAAAATATAGTGCAGATGAATAACTATAAAATTATACCGAGTAGTCTGACTTTCCAAAGTGCTCCTTTTGTTGACCAGGAAATCACCTTGACCTTACAAGAAAAACAACAAGAAATTACTGAATATGATAGAAGTCAAACAATAAGTTTAGCTCAGGTTTATGACGATGAGAGACAGGAATCTACAGTCTTCAGACCGACATTCAAACTTAGTTATTTGTATTCCAACACTTATACAGGAACAACTGAATACATTCCATTTAGAAATAATCTGTTTTATGTAAACCCTGAGGTTTCAACGGTCAGCACAATTTGGAAAGGATTCCCTCAGTTTTATGAGTTTGATTTCTACAGACCCGATGTTAAAGACCAACATTTTCCATATAAATCTAAAAGTGCTTATACCTACAATTGGACATATTATCTAACATATCCTTACGAAAACCAATATAATAAACAATTAACATATTATTCTAATAACACACCAATCAATTGGGTTGCAGGAGACGGAATTCCATTTGAAATATTTAACTCACAACAAAATGGTGACAACATAATAAGTTTTAGATGTATTGCTCCTCATGGAGTTTTACCTAATGAATATGTCGAACTATCACTCACATATAGGAATGAAAAGATTTTCCAAGTATATTCTTTAGGTAACGGATTAGTTGAATCTGACCCTTATATCTTCAATGTTTTAAATGTTGGATACACTGGCTCTACTTTCAACAACGGAACTAGAGGAACTTTTAAAAGAGTTATCAATCCAGATAATCTTAATGAGACTAAATCGAAATACTACATCAAAAAACTAAAGGTTGTGACAAATTTGGACGATATCATTGTAACAAAAGCTGGTTTTGAAAAAAATGTTTTTGGTGAAGAAAGAAAATTTGAATACAGTTCGATTACTCCCAATAAAGTCACGAGGGTTTCTCAGAAGACAAGTAGTAACGCTTATTCGTTCACGTCCGCATACGATTTGGATTTCGCTTCCCTAAAAGATAACAACGGTAGACCGTTAAACGAGATTAATCTAACTGTGATAAATAAAGGTTATTCAGGTTATTTCAATCAGCCTAATAATGGTGTCGGAATAAAACAGGGATGGGAATTCAATCTTTCAAAAAATATTAATCCGTGGTGGGATTTGAATAACACACAGTCAAACTCATCTATTCAAACATCAGCATATACTTTGACAAGTGGTGTAACAAAGACATTCACTTATAATTTAGACTTGAAAAGAGCAGATGTTATTGATGGTGATTTTTGTGAGTGGAATGATTATGAACAAATCGAAAGGGTCATATCAAAATACTATCAAAAAATAAAATACAATCAAAGTGTGTTTCAAACAACAAATAACAGTAATACGAACTCACCTGGTTTTTACTATGAGCCACATATCCCTATGACCATAAGAATATTTTCAGATTACATCGAAACAGGAAATGTCGACGCGATTGAGAATATACCAAGCTGGGCTTTTTATTCTACCCAAGACAGAGAATTCAGATGGAGAGACCTATACACATATGGATTCAAAGATAGTTCAAACAGGGGTGTGGATTATCCTTTCTTTAACACGGCGCATTACCCTTTTGTATCTGCCGTATTTAGATTAATACCTGAGGGAATAGATTACAATGAATCTATTTTAGGTGTAGATGAACCAATTAAACCTTTGATAGATGGATGTGAATAAATTTCAAATTTTAAGAGAGGGGGGAATATCCAAACAAATTAATATTCCGATTCAGATGACTTGGGATTATTTGGGTTTGGATGACTCTATTGATGAATATGAAACTCAAATAGTTAAAGAGGTTATTGGTGATGGTAGAGACTTTGAGGTAACAAGATTTAGTCACGCCCCACATAACAGCCCCTCAATCTTTATCAATCCAACGACGGGCCAAGTAACTCAATCAAATATAGTTGGAGGTTCAGACTCTACTGTATGTAATTATGAATTTTATTTTTATTCAGGTGGTTCGATTAATGATTTGAATAATTGGCAGATTAACTACTTAGGAGAAGGATTTACACCTCAAGACTTATACTACTATAATAACTCATTTACGAACTCGTTTTTTAAGTTGGACCTTTATGACACTCCTGATGAAAAAAGACAAACAAACTACCTAACAATCATCATACCAACCCAACAAGGTCTGAAGATGGACACTCGAATGCAAAGAGCCACAGTCTCAGTAAAGAAACCAAAGTTTATTTTGGATTTCATCGGAGACAAAGAGGGTTTCTTTATCTACTGGTTAAAGAAAAGAGAATTTTTGAACATATCAACATTCTATATGTCAGCCAAGTTTTATAACGCAGGAACTGGTCAATTTACCAAAATGATGACAGGTAGAGGATGGGACCCTCAAAGTTCGACTCCTCCTTGTCAACAACAATGGCCAACTCCATTTAATGTTGATAGAACCTTGGGACCACAGTCATGTATGTCGGTAGGAGAAAGAAATACATTCGACAACACACAATATTTTTATTACACAGTTCAAATAGATTATCCAACACAAACATATCAGGTGTATAATACTGCTGGACAAAGATTGGGAACAAGTATACCCATAAAATGGTTTGAATATATAAATCCATGAGTCAAGATTACTATAAGGTTATTATTTCACCTGAGACCGTAAAAGGGGATATTGCTGTTGTAAATTACAATAATACTTCAGTCGGTGTATATTCTGCAATGACCAAGGTTGTGAGTTCAGGACCTGGTGGGTCCTCGTTATTGAAGGAGGTGTCGGTTCCGATATTACTTAGACAAAGTGCGGTTGATTGTGGCTATTATAGTCCTTTTGACGGAGCGGTATTACAGAAAGATGTTGTGGCGAATTTTTTGTTCTCAGCAACTACTGGAAGTCCAATGACATATTATGTTTATAATACTTCGGACCAATTCCAAAATTTCTTGCAGCTCTCTGCCTACAGAGTCGATTGGGGTGATAATTCACCAAAACAATCAATTACAAATTATGCACCCAATTCAATAAACCATACATATCCCACTCCGCCAGTTGGAACTACAAAAGATTACAAAATCACGTTGGAACAAATCAACCCTTGGGGTGTAACAACTGTCACTAAAACAATTTCAGTTCCTTACAGTAAAGTAACAATATTCAATCCACAAGGTGAATGTTTCTTTGCACCATCATTTGGTAATTGGATTGGAACCCCTGTTTCATATGATTATATATTTTCAGGTGATGCAGAAAACAATGTTCAAGACCAAGTGAGTTCGAAATATATAACAATTCCGTTTACGGTGTCAGGGGTAAGTAGGTCTAGAATCACAGAATTGAAACCTTACGGTAATTTAACAATTAATCAAAGAATCAATTTACCAATCATAAATAATGGGGTGCTGTGGGGTTCAATTACTAATGTTGGAAATGGTTTTACTGCTTACACTATCCAAGACACCAACTATATTGACTATGGAGATGGAACTACAATTTTCTATCAACCATCATCTGGTTTAACCGAATATAACATAACCGCGGTGCCGATAACAAAAAATGAAACTTTGCTTAAAGTAATGGACCAACCTCAGATTCAAACAAACGTATTTGTTGAGAGAGGGAAGAACAGTGCTTACGAAAGGGTCCAAAGACTTGGTGAGGTGGACAACTTGGGTGACATGATAAACTATGGTTATGGTTTTTTTAATGTCATTAAAAAAGATACATAAACTATTTATAGAAAAATAATTTTATATGGCAATTGGCTCATATGGCACGATAAGACCTTCAGATGTTTCACCAGAAGATGTTGAAATCATAATGAATTATACCCCGACAAGAGACGCCACAGATAACTTCGTTTTAAGTAAACTCGATGCTCAAACAATATTGAGACCATATTTCGAAAACACTGAAACAGGAGGAAACTCAGGGGTTGAAGTAATAGGAGGATTATATAATCTAACTCTTCCTGCAAATCAGTTCAATGCTTTGGGAATCTATACTCTATATTTGAGACCAGCTCAGATAAGAACAATAATCACAGATTGTGGTGTTTTAAGTGCATTACCTAATGTCAAAGGACTTGTGATTGACTTAAACAACGTTGACCCACAATTCCTTAACAAATTTGTTCCACAAGGGTTGGTGGGATTCAGAATCGAATATCTTAATCCTGATGGTTCGAAGATTCCAAACTTCTTCAGAGTTGTAACTTCTTGTTTCTACTGTGAGGCGGTGGTTGCAAATGAGGTTAATACATCTCAAAAGTCAATCAGATATAGATACGTTGATAACAATTCTAACTTGTTATTCCTGACGGTATCACCATCTTCATCACCAACAAACAGACCAAATGCAACACCGTATATTGGACAACCTGACCAAGGAATAATAATAACAAACACCTTTTTCAATCCTGTAACTGTTGAAATTGAAATGGTCGAATACGATATATCATCTCTTGCAATTGCACTTTATGGTAATCAAACCAAATCTATCGACGATGGAATCTACACCATCTATGATAGTCAAAATAACATTTACAGACAGTATAACTTGTATGAAATTAGAGACCAATTCAATGCATTATTATATGAGGTTAGACAGAACAGAGGTGATAATATTGATTTCAGTAAGAATTTTACATCAATTACTAGTTAATGGCGACATCAAGAAGAACAACTAAATTTTTCTATCCGCCAAGACCAGGAAGTGGGGCGGCTACCTTCTCTGACAATATTGTAGGATTGCAGACAGTTGAAGGGGGCGGTCTCACGCAAGGTAACTTCGAATTCACAACTTCTATTGTGGAGAAAGTGAATCGTAGATTTAATGTTGGTGCTTTTTCGGAGCCTATAGATTTGGATTATCTTGATGTTGATACACTTGCTGAGAGTAGAAGAATTCAAGCGACTCAATTCAGGGTTTACCCGAACTATGATTTGTCTCAGGTTACAAATTTCACATTATATGGTTCACTATCAAAAAGATTTCAAGTATCAATTACTCATATTATAAGTGTATTTCCTGCTTCTTTAGATATTCAATTTTTGAACGATGATTTCCTAACTGGATTTACAGCACAGAATGTCGCGTATGACCCGATTTATGATGAAACAAGTTTTGAAGTAAGTGTTAATAGAATCAAAAACCCATTTGACGTTGATTATTCTGTAAGTGCGGCCACAAACCTAAACATGAGAGAAATTGGTGTGTCACCTTATAGGAATCTCTACAATACTTACTTAGATTACTGCGTATCAATCAATGATGATATTTTCAAAGTTATTTCATTTACACCCTCTCAAACATTATCAAGTGGTATAATCAAATTCACTGTTTCCGGTGCACCTTTTGGACAAACCGCAACAACAAGTATTCAAGAGTATCAAATAAGACCGAATGATTTCATAGTTGACAGAATTTTTGCTGAGAGTTTGGATGAGGTTGAAAAGTTTCTGATGAATAGATTGGTTAGACCTGAATACACAGCTGTGTTCCAAATACCACAGCAAACGGAAGGGGGTCAGTTTTATACAAACAACCAATCTGTAACATGGCCTAAGGACGGTCCATGGAATTTAGATATTCGTTCTTTCTTATTCGAAGAGTATTTGACACAATTGGAAACAATTGCGGTAAATCTTGATTCATATAAAACAAATTTAATTTCAAGATTTTTTGTTTCAGATTCATTGAAAGAATTTGATACATTAGGAAGGAAAGCCGAAAAGATTTTTCAAATTTACGGAAGAAGTTTTGACCAAGTCAAAAACTTCATCGACGCTTTAGCGTTTATGAACTCTGTAAATTATAATGTTGGTAATGACATCCCATCTCAATTGTTAGTTAACCTATCTCAAACCTTGGGATGGAGTTCAAATTTTTCACCTATTACTGATACGGACTTTTTAGATTCGATTTTTGGAAATACACAAACACCTTCATATCCAGGTTATGCGAGAGCCCTTACACCAACTGAAATCAACTACGCATTTTATAGGAATTTGATTCTCAACTCAGCATACCTTTTCAAATCAAAAGGAACGAGACGAAGTGTTGAGTTTATGATGAGATTGATTGGTGCACCCGAGTCGTTAATAGAATTCAACGAGCACATCTATTTGGCTGACCAAAAAATCAACATGGAACAGTTCGACACACAATATGCGGCCATAACAGGTGGAACTTATGTTCAAAACACACCGGCTTATCTACCAGGTTCTACATATAAAATAAAAGGAAAAACCTTTACAGCCTTCACAACTGTTGACACCTATCAAGATGTTCAGATAAATCTAGATGATTATCCAATAGACGCTCAAGGATTTCCTAAGGCTCCCGTAAATACGGAATCTTATTTCTTCCAATTGGGTGCTGGTTGGTATGAAAGCACACCACAACATAGAAGTCCAGATGAGGTTCAAATTACAGGACAAATCTATACAGGTCAGAACTACGATATTCAAACTCAACTACAACCATTTACATATGGTCAAAAATATCTCGATAGGTTCAGAGATTTTCCTTATATGACCGAGGGATTCAAACTTAAAAAAGTTGTTGACAATAATAAGTCGTGGCTTGAAGAGGATGACAAGATAAGAGTTTCAAGGGATGCTAATTTCAACGCTTATTATTATGCGGACAATGAAAAACTCGTATTGAATGTTAAAAACATAGATTTGTTTTTGAATGCTTCACAAGGACTTGTTTACGACGTTTGGGTTTCTTCAAGAAAATACGACTACCCGATTCCTGAATCAGGTCTGACAATTGGATATCCAGTTCCAGGTGGAGTCGACTCAACTTTTATCAAACCCGAACCAAAAAAGAAAACATTCTTCGAATTCTACCAAACTTTTTGGGAGAATATGATTAATACTAGAAACAGACAATATATCACTGATGGTAAAACAGGAGGATATCCAACTCTTCAATCGGTTTGGTGGAAGTATATCCAATCAGAACAAACAGTGGGTATACCAAACAACAAATATACGTATCAAAAACTAATCGACTACATCAACGGATTGGGTCCGTGGTGGATGAAGTTAGTAGAGCAAATGATACCTGCAACCACAATATGGAATACAGGTTCAAGACTCGAAAACTCAATACTACACAGACAAAAATACGTTTATAGAAGACAAAGAGGTTGTGAAATAATTCCTGTGCCAGTTGAGCCTTGTTTTATAATAACAAACATTTTTGATTACACATGTCAAACAGAATATGTTGACTTCAACATATATCCTTGGTTAAATGGTGATACAAATGTATCAAACTTCCAATCGATTTTAGCAAATAGACTAAACATAATGCTCGAAGCACAAGTATTAACCTTAAACGATTGTGTTCAAAGTTCAGTTGAAACAAATTGGTATGTTGATTTGGAAATTGCGGGACAAAAAATTATACAACAACCTTTCTACACAGGGTATGGATTCACGGATGTTCCAACAAATTCAAATTGGAGAAATGCTTTGATTCAATATCTACCAGCAGTCTACGATTATGGGTTTACATATTTCCTAAATGGAAATAATTTATCAATAACTAATTCGACATGCACACCAAGAAACATGAATGAAACAGTCAAACTAAACGTATGTATTAACATAAGCATAAATTGTTAAATTGAATGGCATTATTTGATTATACATTATTAGTAACAGGGGATTGTCAAAATAACGGAAGCGGTGCATTCCAAATCTCTTTCTCAGGTGGTATAGAACCATATACCGTCCAATTTGTTGACCCTTATTATCCGACGGTTACATTAGCTGAAAATGCGCCAGTAACCAAATCAGGATTATTTAGTTCAGTCGTCCTAATGACTGTGAATGATAGCACTTTACCAACAAATCAAGAAATTAATGTTAACATACCTATTTCGAGTGGAGTGTGTTGTAGTGTTCTCGGTGTTCAGAACACCACTTGTGCTGAAAACAATGGTTCTGTTACTGGTTCCTCTAATACGATTTATTCTTCTGCAAATTATTCTGTCTTCTCAGGTGACGGAACACTTGTTCAAACTTTCCTTTCAAGCAACCCAACCGTAATTTTTGAAAATCTTTCGGCCGGAACATATTACTTGGCCGTTAGTGATTTAGGTGGATGCTCAGGTTTTAGCCAAAGTTTTATCGTTGAACAATCTCTTCTCACCAACTACGGTTTATATTCCATACCTAATTCGAGTTGTGGAGGAACCCCGATTGGTAAGATAATGGTCACGGGACTAACGGGACAAGGACCTTTTACTTATTTGTGGTCTAATGGTCAGACAGGTGCAACTGCAACAGGATTGACTGAAGGATTATATTCGGTTGAAGTTAAAGATGGTTTTGGTTGTGTAAACATAAAAGATGCTGCTGTCGTCAACGTCGACCAAATGGGTGCGTTTTTCACAACAGAAACCAATCCAAGTTGTTTCCAAAGCGATGGCTCAATTACTCTCACAATAACAGGTGGAAGTCAACCATATTATTACTCCGCGTCAACAGGCCAAGTTCTCATATCATATGCTCAAGATTTTACGATATCAGGATTATCTGCTGGTGATTACAATTTCTCAGTCACAGATGCTGGACTGTGTCAAATATTCACGGGGACTACTTTACTAACACCAAACGGGATGAGTTCTGTAAGTGTTGTTGGAACTAATTCTTATTGTTCAAGTAATGATGGATTGATAACTGTCACAGTTATAGGAGGACAAGGTCCCTTTACCTACACCTTGGTTGGCGACGGAGGAAACCAAAAAATTATTGTAGGACAACAACAAATTCAAACCTTTGAGAATTTATCTGCGGACACTTACTCAGTATTTGTTGAGGATTCTACAGGATGCCAATTTAGTCAAGAAGTGATAATATTGGCAATTAATAAATTCACACTTTCAACAGAAATCACAGGAACAACGTGTAATCAAAACAACGGAAGTGTAAGAATTACTACATCACCAGGATATACTCTACCATTGGATTATTCAGTTGATGGAATATTGAATGTTGTTGATACAAATTTAACAGCGGTAACATTTAATAACTTAACTTTTGGAAACCATGTTGTTACTGTTACTGACTCAACGGGATGTCAACAAACTCAAACAATTTTCATCCCAAAAGGAGACAACTTAGATTTTAGTTTATATAGTATTAATTGTGGCTCAGGAAACGATGGTCAAATTACCGCATTCATCACTTCGGGCACACCACCATTCCAATTCAATTGGTCAAATAACGTCCCATCTAACCCTCAACAAATTGAAGTTTACAATTTGACAGGAGGAACATACAGTCTTTCTATTGTTGATGCAAATGGATGTTCACTTTCACGCTCAACAACAATTACCTGTGACACCAACTATACATCTTATCAGTGTTATGTTATGGGAGAAGAAATCTTTAACATAGATTCCCCAACTAAACTCGGTTTACTACAAATGTTAAACGAGGGTTACGCTGATTTGACGCAAGACAATACAAACTGTGATTTGATTTCTGCAATATTCACAGCTAAAGTCAATGTCAACCCAGCGGGGTTGAGTGCATCAAGCACTTTCTTCACAGCAACGACTCTGAACAATCCGCCGGGTGATAATTTATGGTATGATACTATAAAGAGTCTACTACTTTCCATACCAGGAATTTTGACTGTAACAATAGACCAAATAAACAACCAAATAACAATTGCAACTAACCCGGCAAACAATTCATTGAATGGTCAAGAAATTGTTGTGGAGTTGTCGATTGTTTATGATATAATTTGTTTAACATAATGGTTCAGGTAAGAATAACAGAAATCACAGGGGGCACTTTTCCAATACAAGCTTTTATATCCGACATATACGGAAATAATCAGTTTTTACTTGGTACAATTAGTGGAGTTCCACCAACTGTTTATTACAATACAACTATTCCTACAATATTTCAGACCGCACCTGAAATCATGTTACGTTTGGTTGATGCAAATGGATGTGAGTCAGTAAAAATACTAGATTGTACATTTGGTTGTACTTTCAATATTACAGTTGAGCTCGAGAGTTGTGTTGTAAATATAGACATTCAAAATGCTGTATGTGGATTCAATATTATTTGTACATGATAAAGTATTTAATAATTTTTCGTTTCGAGATATTCAAATAGATAATCGTGGTATTTATTAAAAAAACCGCGGATGTCCCTTTATAATATTTTTTGTGTCAATACTGCTGAAGGTTGTAATACAGTAGTTACGCAACAGGTCTCGGTTACGGGATGTGTCACTTACATTGTAAGATTATCTCAGAATTCTAATGCCTTAGGTCCATTCGATATCTATTATGGGACTTCGACCTACCTTTCAGCCGCAACTCTTTATGCCTCTGCACAGACAAGAACCGAAATGTTCAACGGAGTTGTTATTACATTTGAATGCGTTACCCCTACACCTACACCTACTCCTACTGTAACACCTACGTTTACACCTACACCAACAAATACAGGAACCCCTAATTCTACACCTACAGAAACACCAACAACAACACAGACTCCAACAACTTCAGAGACTCCAACACAAACTCCAACTGAAACTCAGACACAAACACCAACTCCAAGTATAACTGCAAGCCCTGGTCAAACACCAACTGCAACAGAATCGCCGACCCCAACACAAACGGAGACACCAACAACAACTCCTACACCGACCCCTTCTACTTCTGAAACTCCTACACCAACACAGACGGGAACTCCAACCGAAACCCCATCACAAACACCTACAGAATCACCTACCGCAACACCTGGTGAGACACCAACTCAAACTCCAACTGAAACTAACACACCAACACCATCTGTAACACCAAGCGAGACGCCTACAGAGACTCCAACCCCAACAAATACTGAGACTCCAACACAAACACCTACGCAAACTGAAACTCCAACCGCAACACCGACAACAACACCTACAGCTTCAAGAGCATATTGGGAATATTCATTAGGTTATGATTTATCTAGCTCATTAACATCGTGTGGTAATTTTTACTCATCACCAACTAACTTCTACAGTGGACCTGGAGATGGACCTGGACCTAACATTGGGGAAACTTTATATACTGATTCGGCTCTTACAACACCAGCACCTGACGGATACTATTCCAACGGTGTTGCTTGGTATAGAGTTACAGGCGGAGCAGGTCTAATCACAAGTTCGGACCCTAACGGATGTTTGATATCTCCGACTCCTACTCCAACAGAAACTAACACACCAACTCCAACAGAAACTAACACACCAACTCCAACAGAAACTAATACACCAACCCCTTCGTTTACTCCTTCACCAACAGCAACTCCATCCGTATTTGAGATTTTAATTATAACTCAAGATGGTCAAGAATTAATTGCTCAAAATGGTGACCCAATTGGTGCTCAACAAGAAATTACATCATTCTTAGTTTCATCAGGGGAAACAACACAACCAATATGTATAGACCCACAAACGTTGGGTCAAACAATTTACAGTCCATCGAATGATTGGTATAGTGCAACGAGATTCTTTGCAGACAGTTCATTCAATACGCCTTTCAACGGGAATAATTATTGGTATACCAACAGCACCGACTCTCTCACAGGATATTGGCAAATAGATAGTGATGGATTTGTTGTCGGAGGACTATGGCAACCATGTTAAACCAAATAAAAAAGATTAATAGAAAATATTTATAAGCTATGGCAACAACAAGAATAACGGATTTACCTATAGTCCTATCGGCAGCCCCAGACGATAGGTTATATATAGTTACAGACTATACTGGAGGCACATCAGGAACTTCGGGGCAAATTACGTTTTCAGCCTTGACGGAAAGTATAACAGGAGGAACATCAGGGACTAGTGGAACATCTGGTTCAAGTGGTTCATCAGGAATCGACGGGACTTCTGGCTCAAGTGGTATCAACGGAACTTCTGGTTCGAGTGGAACATCTGGGGTAGATGGCACTTCAGGAACAAGTGGTTTAGACGGAACATCAGGCTCTTCTGGAACTAGCGGAATAGACGGAACATCAGGAACTAGTGGAATTGATGGAACTTCAGGAACAAGCGGATTAGACGGAACATCCGGAACTTCTGGTTCGAGTGGAACATCTGGAATAGATGGCACTTCAGGAACAAGTGGAGTAGACGGAACGTCTGGTTCAAGTGGCATAGATGGAACCTCAGGAACTAGTGGAATTGATGGAACCTCAGGAACTAGTGGAATTGATGGGACATCAGGAACAAGTGGATTAGATGGAACATCTGGTTCTTCTGGAACAAGCGGTTTAGACGGAACATCAGGGACTAGTGGAATTGATGGGACATCAGGAACAAGTGGAATTGATGGGACATCAGGTTCTTCAGGTTCATCTGGTTCTAGTGGAACAGATGGTTCTTCAGGAACTAGTGGAACATCAGGTTCATCTGGTTCCAGTGGAACAGATGGAACATCAGGAACTAGCGGAATAGACGGAACATCTGGGACTAGCGGAATAGACGGAACATCTGGGACTAGCGGAATAGACGGAACATCTGGAACTTCAGGAATTAGTGGAACTTCAGGCTCAAGTGGTTCGTCGGGAACAAGTGGAACATCAGGTTCATCAGGAACAAGTGGTATCGATGGAACATCAGGTTCATCAGGAACAAGTGGTATCGATGGAACTTCAGGAACTAGTGGTATTGATGGAACTTCAGGAACAAGCGGATTAGATGGAACTTCTGGAACAAGTGGTATCGATGGAACATCAGGTTCTTCAGGAACTAGTGGTATTGATGGAACTTCAGGAACTAGTGGTATTGATGGAACTTCAGGAACTAGCGGAACATCAGGTTCAAGTGGTTCTTCAGGAACTAGCGGAATGGACGGAACTTCAGGAACTAGTGGAACATCGGGTTCATCTGGTAGCTCAGGTTCTTCAGGCACAAGTGGAACATCAGGTTCATCTGGTTCTAGTGGAACAGATGGTTCTTCAGGAACTAGTGGAACATCAGGTTCATCTGGTTCCAGTGGAACAGATGGTTCTTCAGGAACTAGTGGAACATCAGGTTCATCTGGTAGCTCAGGTTCTTCAGGCTCAAGTGGAACAGACGGTAGTTCAGGAACTAGCGGAATAGACGGCACTTCAGGAACAAGTGGGACATCAGGTTCAAGTGGTTCTTCAGGCACAAGTGGAACATCAGGTTCTTCTGGAACAAGTGGGACAGACGGCACTTCGGGAACTAGTGGAACTTCAGGTTCATCTGGCTCAAGTGGGACAGACGGCACTTCGGGAACTAGCGGAACATCAGGTTCAAGTGGTTCTTCAGGAACTAGCGGAATGGACGGAACTTCAGGAACTAGTGGAACATCGGGTTCATCTGGTAGCTCAGGTTCTTCAGGCACAAGTGGAACATCAGGTTCATCTGGTTCTAGTGGAACAGATGGTTCTTCAGGAACTAGTGGAACATCAGGTTCATCTGGTTCCAGTGGAACAGATGGTTCTTCAGGAACTAGTGGAACATCAGGTTCATCTGGTAGCTCAGGTTCTTCAGGCTCAAGTGGAACATCAGGTTCTTCTGGAACTAGTGGAATAGACGGAACATCAGGTTCAAGTGGTTCTTCAGGCACAAGTGGAACATCAGGTTCTTCTGGAACAAGTGGGACAGACGGCACTTCGGGAACTAGTGGAACTTCAGGTTCATCTGGCTCAAGTGGGACAGACGGCACTTCGGGAACTAGCGGAACCTCAGGTTCAAGTGGTTCATCAGGAACTAGTGGAACATCAGGTTCATCTGGTAGCTCAGGTTCTTCAGGCTCAAGTGGAACAGATGGTAGTTCAGGAACAAGTGGAACATCAGGTTCATCTGGTAGCTCAGGTTCTTCAGGCACAAGTGGAACATCAGGTTCATCTGGTAGCTCAGGTTCTTCAGGCTCAAGTGGAACATCAGGTTCTTCTGGAACTAGTGGAATAGACGGAACATCAGGTTCAAGTGGTTCTTCAGGGACTGATGGGACATCAGGCTCGAGTGGTTCTAGTGGATTAAGTGGAGTAAACGGAACATCAGGAACAAGTGGCTCATCTGGAACTTCAGGTTCATCAGGAACATCTCCATTCAAAGGAGCTTATGTATCGGGAACAACTTATATGGATGGCGATATGGTTATAGATGGTTTATTTTCATACCAATCAACTATAAATAATAATACAAATGAACCATCTTCACTTAGTGGTTGGATTTTATTAAATGGCCTTGATGGTTCATCAGGAAGTTCGGGAACAAGTGGTTCTTCAGGAATAAGTGGAACTGATGGAACATCAGGAACAAGCGGAACTTCAGGTTCGAGCGGTTCATCTGGTTCATCAGGGACAAGTGGAACATCTGGTTCATCAGGAACATCTGGTTCTTCGGGTAGCTCAGGTTCATCAGGAACATCTGGAACAGATGGGACATCTGGAACAAGTGGAACATCAGGTTCTTCGGGAAGTTCAGGTTCATCTGGGACTAGCGGAACATCTGGCTCTTCAGGAACATCGGGTTCAAGCGGAAGTTCAGGCTCGAGTGGGACATCTGGAACAAATGGAACATCAGGAACTAGTGGGACTTCAGGTTCAAGTGGTTCATCTGGTTCTTCAGGGACAAGTGGAACTTCAGGTTCTTCAGGTAGTTCAGGAACAAGTGGAACTTCAGGTTCATCAGGTTCGAGTGGTTCTTCAGGAACATCTGGAACAGATGGAACATCTGGGACGAGTGGAACTTCAGGTTCATCAGGAAGTTCAGGTTCATCTGGAACTAGCGGAACATCTGGTTCATCAGGAACTAGCGGAACATCGGGTTCATCTGGTTCGAGTGGCTCATCAGGAACATCTGGAACGAACGGAACATCTGGAACATCAGGAATTAGTGCACAATACAGTGGAACTTCAACAACATCAATTGATTTATCAACACTAACGTTAAGTGCTAATACTTCTTTAACAACAAGCACTGGTTTATCATATACAATTGCACAACATCTTATTGTTTCTAATTCATTAGCAAATCACTTCCATGGAGATGTTGTAAGTTATGATTCTTCGACAGGAGCATTGACATTATATGTGTTGGAAATAAACGGAACAGGAACATTCAATAGTTGGACAACCAATTTGGATGGTGCAACAGGTGGAAACGGTTCATCTGGAACTTCAGGTTCATCTGGAACTTCAGGTTCTTCTGGAACATCAGGTTCTTCCGGAACTTCAGGCTCGAGTGGTTCTTCAGGTTCTTCCGGAACAAGTGGAACATCTGGCTCTTCAGGGACATCAGGTTCAAGCGGTTCTTCAGGTTCTTCTGGAACAAGTGGAACATCAGGTTCTTCTGGAACAAGTGGAACATCAGGCTCATCTGGTTCAAGCGGTTCATCAGGGACCTCAGGAACAAACGGAACATCGGGAACAAGTGGAACATCAGGTTCGTCAGGTTCAAGTGGTTCATCAGGAACAAGCGGAACATCTGGCTCTTCAGGGACATCAGGTTCAAGTGGTAGCTCAGGTTCATCAGGAACCTCTGGAACAAATGGAACTTCTGGGACATCAGGAACAAGTGGAACTTCAGGTTCTTCGGGTAGCTCAGGTTCATCAGGCACAAGTGGAACATCTGGTTCATCTGGAACATCAGGAACATCTGGTTCGAGTGGAAGTTCAGGTTCTTCAGGAACATCTGGAACAAATGGAACTTCTGGAACTAGCGGAACTTCAGGTTCTTCAGGTTCAAGTGGTTCATCTGGAACTAGCGGAACATCAGGTTCTTCAGGTTCTTCGGGAACGAGCGGAACTTCAGGTTCTTCAGGTTCAAGTGGTTCATCTGGGACTTCTGGAACAAACGGAACATCGGGAACAAGCGGAACATCTGGCTCTAGTGGCTCATCTGGTTCATCGGGAACAAGTGGAACTTCAGGTTCTTCAGGGACATCAGGTTCTTCGGGTAGCTCAGGTTCGAGCGGAACATCTGGCACAAATGGTACATCTGGAACTAGCGGAACATCAGGTTCTTCTGGTAGTTCAGGTTCATCGGGCACAAGTGGAACATCAGGCTCCTCTGGTACTAGTGGAACATCTGGTTCAAGCGGTTCAAGTGGTTCATCAGGAACATCTGGAACGAACGGAACATCTGGAACAAGTGGAACATCTGGTTCAAGTGGTTCATCTGGCTCTTCTGGAACAAGCGGAACATCAGGTTCATCTGGAACCTCAGGCTCAAGTGGTTCCTCAGGCTCTTCTGGAACAAGTGGAACAAACGGAACATCTGGAACTAGCGGAACTTCAGGTTCTTCAGGAAGCTCAGGTTCTTCTGGAACGTCTGGAACATCGGGTTCATCGGGAACAAGTGGAACATCTGGTTCAAGTGGAAGTTCAGGTTCAAGCGGAACATCTGGAACAAACGGAACATCTGGAACTAGCGGAACTTCAGGTTCTTCGGGAAGTTCAGGTTCGAGTGGAACTAGCGGAACTTCAGGTTCTTCAGGTAGTTCAGGGACAAGCGGAACTTCGGGTTCTTCAGGTAGTTCAGGTTCAAGTGGAACTGACGGAACATCAGGAACAAGCGGAACATCAGGTTCTTCAGGTTCGAGTGGTTCATCAGGAACAAGTGGAACATCGGGCTCTTCTGGAACAAGCGGAACATCAGGTTCTTCGGGAAGTTCAGGCTCAAGCGGAACATCTGGAACAAATGGAACATCTGGAACATCAGGTTCATCAGGTTCAAGTGGTTCATCAGGAACAAGTGGAACATCAGGTTCATCAGGGACAAGTGGAACATCTGGCTCATCTGGTTCAAGTGGTTCGTCAGGAACTTCTGGAACTAATGGAACATCTGGAACAAGCGGAACATCAGGTTCATCTGGAAGTTCAGGTTCATCTGGAACAAGTGGAACATCTGGCTCATCTGGAACAAGTGGAACATCTGGCTCATCTGGTTCAAGTGGTTCGTCAGGAACTTCTGGAACTAATGGAACATCTGGAACAAGCGGAACATCAGGTTCATCTGGAAGTTCAGGTTCATCTGGAACAAGTGGAACATCTGGCTCATCTGGAACAAGTGGAACATCTGGCTCATCTGGTTCAAGTGGTTCGTCAGGAACTTCTGGAACTAATGGAACATCTGGAACAAGCGGAACATCAGGTTCATCTGGAAGTTCAGGTTCATCTGGAACAAGTGGAACATCTGGCTCATCTGGAACAAGTGGAACATCTGGCTCATCTGGTTCAAGTGGTTCGTCAGGAACTTCTGGAACAAATGGAACATCTGGAACAAGCGGAACATCAGGTTCATCTGGAAGTTCAGGTTCATCTGGAACAAGTGGAACATCTGGCTCATCTGGAACAAGTGGAACATCTGGCTCATCTGGTTCAAGTGGTTCGTCAGGAACTTCTGGAACAAATGGAACATCTGGAACAAGCGGAACATCAGGTTCATCTGGAAGTTCAGGTTCATCTGGAACAAGTGGAACATCTGGCTCATCTGGAACAAGTGGAACATCTGGCTCATCTGGTTCAAGTGGTTCGT